TTTTATCTGCCCATATAGAAGATGGGTTAGCATCTTGTGTAACGCCTTGGAATACAAATGGTTCGGGCATTGATGCTTGATACAAGAATCCGATAACGAGGTATTTTGCATTAATTGGCGTTTTGACTATCTCATTGTGAATTTGCGTTACAGTGCCACCAGAATCGGATTCCTTACCGCTAATGAAATTATTATCTTCATCATAGAAAGCATACAGTCCTTGACTCCAAAAATGTTCAGTAGTAATCATTATCTTACTGTTTGGAACAATTTCTATATAACTACTGACTTTATTATTAGTGCTACTTGCATCTGTTATTGCTCCAGTCTCACCGTTAAGATATTTAGAATCAATCAGTGTGAAGCTGACTGCACTGTAACTTAACTGATCTTTTACTATGCCTATATTTTCTCCAACGGCTTTGGCATCAGCAGGCACATTTGCAAGTGTTAAAGTGTCATCAGTGATTATCGCATGTTTTTCAGAATATGCCTCAAAGATAGTTTTTGTAGTTCCGCTTTCAAGCATAATCTGGTCATTAAAAGATTGTTCACAAAATCTTATATAAACAGTACCTTCCGGGAGTGCAAATGTTGACCCATATCCCAAATAAGACAGAGAATCTTTGTGTGAATCATATACACAAACATGCCACATCGTAAATGCATTTCCATTGGTGTTACTCCAACAGTACACATTTGAAAATCCTTCAACGTTACAGTAATCGCTAATACTCCATCTGTTATCTTGTATAAGTTGACCATCCGATCCAAGATAATAACCAGTCGTAAAGTCACCATTTATATTGAATCTGTTTTTGCTATAAACAATTTTGGCAACTTCGTTTAAATCAGCCTTTAAGTCAGTGATTGCTTCTTCTCTCGCCTCCGTTTCTGCGGTCAGGGCGGATGTGTCCGCTTTGGCGGCAATCGCCGCCTGGAGGTTGGACTCTGCTGTTTGTCTAGCTGTGGCCTCTGTGGTAATGGCATCCCCAACCGCCTTTGCATCTGCCGCTTTACCTTCTTCAGCCAAAGTATTATCAATTAATACTTTAGTCGCGCCCACTGCGACATTATCTAATTTCTGTTTATCATCTTTAGTCATTAAGCCATCGGAAGTTGTAGAAACGGTGTCTGTCTTCTTCACAAAGATAGCGCTTGTCCTATCCCATAATCGTTGGACTGCATGGGTTAACGATGCAGTTTCAATAAAGTCTGCCATATAATCAGCCCTCCGTTCCTAATATTTCATCTAACTGTTCATCAATATCTGCTTGTACAGCCGCTTTCATTTCAGCTTTACTCCATAAAGCACTTAAATCTACAGTCTGCCCTAATGCATCCCATTCACTACCGTTCCAAGCATAATTCATACCATCCTTTTTAACATCCCATACGTCTCCCTGTTGAGGATCTGTTGGCAGTCCTTCATATAAAGCAACGCTGCCTTTATATTTGTAAACAGATGTTTGCATTACTTCCAAAGCCGCAGTTAACCGATTAATCAGACCTTGCGCATTTGCCAGTAACTCCGTGAGTGCCTGATAATCATTAGATGCTATAACTTCATCATCAGAATACACACTCTCAAGCACATAAATAATAAATGGCATAGAGCATAGCCGCGTTTCTTGATTTGCGTTATCTTCGTCTACAATAGATGCAACATCTATCTGTGCTTTGTGCCTGCCTGAAAAAGCAGTAACATTATCTGAAAGAATTACTTTTACTTTATCGTCTTCGATGGTAGACTGTACATAATAAAAGTTTCCTGCCGCACCAGCAATCTTTAGATAAGCTTTGTATTCAGAAGACGAGATGGGAATTGTTTGTCCATTATCCAGTAATGTGATTATAAGCTGATGTGTATCTTTACTATATTGTGGGATACGTACCACATTCATTTTTTCTTGTTTTACATCCACACTAAATTCATGCGTAATCATCATAATATCCTCACCTCACTTTCTAGAAACCAACTTTAATTGCTGGTGTATATGTTACAGTAATGTCGCATGCCTGATTTGCGGTAAATATATTTTTGGCATTATCATATGTGTTGAACACTCTTGGAAACATATAATTAAAATCAAGTGATAAATCATGAGAGGAGAGTGAAGAATCGATCAATAGATATTTACCATCTATTGTTAATACTTCATCGCCAGAACAATTCTCTACTGACATAACACGAGTGTCACGATCATTCTGTAACTCAAATGTTCCACCTGATTTTAAAGTGATCTCCATATTAGGAATGATATAACCTTCTTCATCTGATACACTTTCAATGACAAATTCTTCGTTCGCATTTACACTATAATTTAGTGTTACATCTTCTAAATATGCATAAGGAGCGTCTGCTGTAAATACTAACTGTAAACCAATAATAGAGCTTCCTGACATATACTGTTGGCTCGTAAAATAGCCATTCCAGTAAATGTCTTCATAGTCATCTGCAAGTATTTTGAATTTACAATATTGCGTTCTACGGCATAACCACTTTTGAATATTTGATATTTCATATGGAGTGAATCCTGGGTTAGACGCATTTTCATCTATACAAGGATTCTTACATATCTCAAATGTAGCACTAAAAGGAGCATCATAGGAAGAAGAAAACATATCATATATGTCACTGCTGGAAGACTTCGCAGTTGAAAAGACGGTGCTGGCACCAGATGGCACCGCACCGTCTTGCATTCCACTAAAAGATGTTAATATGCATCCAAAATCTGATAACCGTTTGCCATCAAATTCAAAATCTATTGCATACATATTTTACTCCTTGTCTAATACTTCTACCTCATCTTCAGAAACCTTTTCTGCTTCTTCTTTCTGTCCAAAAACAGCATCCAATACTAAATATTCTTTTGCAGACATCTTAATATTTTCATTTCCAAGTGCTTCCATATCAAGTGGCTTGAAATCAATATCAAGATCCGTATTCAGCATTTCCTGCCATTTAGGATAGAACTCTGCTGGGTTCTGAATTTTAATCTGAGTTTGTTCTTCATCTGCATAAACCACATTCCCATTTTCATCTTTTACAGCGTACTGATTAAGAAGTTCTGAGCGTTTCTTGTTAATAATTTCAAGTGGTTTTGCAAAAGCCTCAATATCTTTGGCAATACAAATAGCCATTTTCAATGAGATATCCGCATCTGCTAGTTTCGCTAAAATAGGTTCCAAATCTAATAGTCTAAAAGTTTTAATAGTCATTGTTTTGTTCTCCTTTTATTCTTTTTTATTGAATCGTTGCACATAGCAACTGTACACGTACTGCTACTTTTGCTGCCGCGCCATCACAATACCCCCACACACGTATTGCAGAATTACCGTTTACAGGATTAAAATACATTAATCGAATACGGCTAGATCCTTGACCGTCTGAAGAAGCATTAGCAAACTGTACTGTTGATACACCAAGTAGCCGATAACCCGATGACATGGATGGCGTAAACTCAGTATAAAATGTTGAGTTGGCATTTACAGAGATATTATCTTTTTCCATATAGATGTTTTGAATCGGAAGCTTACCATTAATATTGCCTTGTACTGTAAGGGTGGTATCATTATACTCCCAACCCGTTCTATCCAAAGCAGTGCCGCGCACATATACTTGATTAGCTTCTAATGAAATATAATCATCTGAGCCAATTGTCGCAGACGAGTATCCATACATATTAATATCTTCAGACGCATAAACATTTAATCCATAACTGCCTTCTACGTTTTCAATGTATGTAATCCCGCCAACATTATTATTTCCGACTTCAAAAATAAGTTCTGTGGCTGAATAGTCACTTTCATCACTATGTAAAATCAAAGTAGAACCGTTCACATAACACTCTCCGTTTTTCGTTACGTAGAATTTATTCGTGATAGATAATCCTTCATCACCAAAATATGATACTCCACTAGTCTTAAAACTATTCGAATTACCTTTATAAATTGAAGTATCCGTAACTTTCCAAGGCCCTATAGTACTGTTAGCTCCTGCCTTCAAGACGCCTGAAATATTCGCGCTATTGGCATAAACAACACCAGTATTACTGACTCCAAAATTGGCTCCTATGGCAAACCGTAAGTCACTATGAGAAGTACCATTAATCGATCTAGTAAAATTACCATTGGACAGGGTAATATAACCAGCAGTTGTTCCGCCCTTGGATCCTGAATATATACCGTACGAGTCTATAGTAAAGCCATTCGTTTTAGTTCCAAGATATCCACTGTTAGCCGTAATGGCACCGACAACCGACAATGTGCTACCATTATATGTCAATAAATCAGGACCGAAATTAAACGTCCCATTCGCATTGATCTTTACCTGATTACTCGTTCCCGCTGACAAATTACCACTACTGTCAATATAAATACCACTCGCACCAGCAGCGGATGTCTTAGACCCTGTAGACAGTGATGTGGCATTCACCGCACCAGTAAACGTAGCATTCCCGGAAGAATCTACTTTTACTTTTGCTGTTTTACCTTGTAGAATCTCAAAGATGTTACTGGCATTTGGATTGATTTTGACCGTTGCCGTACCGTTGGTAACATTAAGCCCATCACCATCCATTATCATACGATTGTCCGTTGCACCATCACCAGTGTATATCTTTAGATTTTGACCAAGAAATAATTTGCCAACAACAGTATTCGCAATTACACCATAATCGTCCACAAATTCTTTCGTTTCAGGGTCATAATAAGTAAATGCACCAATACCCGTACTGATCGTATCCCAATTATCCTGGGTAAGATACAAACCGTTGTTAATAATTTTTAGCTGATTATCTGTATAGGAATCACTAATTTCATCATAACCTCTGGCAACAATACCGCTAGAGTCATATACAATATCCTGAGACATTGGGTTGTTAACATAACGAACAGCGGTTGCATCCATACCAGCATTCATCCAATCCTGTACTCGTTTGGCAGCTGGTGCCTGTTGTCTGACTTGCTGTTGGAAAGCTGAATAAGATCCCGCCATTGACCCAGCTTGTTTTAGCACAGACTGAATGTCCGTAGCGCCTGACCATATTTCCTCAACTGTAGAAAACTCTACATTGATTGTCTGTAATTCTGCGAAGTTGATGGAATAAGAGAGTAACCGTAAATTATATAGCTTCTCATCCACCAACATATTAATCCAATTACCAACTTCAAAGTCATCCTTAATTGGAGCAAAAGCTGGTAATTGCAGTAAGTTGTTTAAACTGCCAGATACGTTATACTGCAAATGAGATAACTTATATAGCTCTTTCTGCGCGGCATCCAATAAATCACCCGCTCTACGCATCAGTTCATTGTTATCCAGATCATCTGAGATATAGTTGTCATTCTTATAGTTATCTTCTCTGCGATAATTACAGAATACCTTATATAGATCGTCTCCTAAGAATAGCTCAAAATCCAATATAACTTTGGTTACACTTCTGTAATAATTGATATCATCCAAAACATCCTGCAGATCAGCCAACTGTTTCTCTCTAAGGGCAATTTCTTCTTCGATTAACTTCAACCGATTATTATATAACTTATAATATAATTCATTGATACGATTACTGTTTTCAATAATAATCCCCATACTATCCTGATAAGATGGATAAACAATTTTGCTTAAAATATCCAGGCTATAATAATGCAGTCTTTCTTTAAAATCATCTGCCTCGTTGTCTTTAACAGACCCGTCAGGGTTTAAAGATGCTTGGTCAATATCTGTTAAATCGGTTAATGGCTTAACTTGGGCTTTGTTTCGTTGCGTAAGTTTTTCAATCTTTTGCTCAACGTATTTTGCCATGTCATAGTTAACTGTAATGGTTAACGTATCTGTATCTTTGGTGTTTATAGATTCATATTTTGTTCCCTTGTATTCAATTGTCTGGACTCGCAATTTACCTCTCCACGTACCAGATCCAGTATCCGTAGAAGCTGGTGTCCAGGTTGCCGCCATCGCTGGAGAAATAGTAACATCATATAAAGACGTATTGATTATGCACTTTGCACTTTGCAGTATTCCATTTTCTACTGTTGCTTGCGTAGAAGATTTAGGGTTAATCACTGCAATAGGAGATAAGTTACCAACTGTCAGTAACGCCATAGTATCATCCAGTGAAGTATTGTCTGTCACTACATCCGGGGTCATTGAATATTCATAAAAAGCCTTTAAGTCCAATGTATTATAATACAATGCTGCCAATGATTGATAACCCACATATTTAGTATTTAGTGGTTTATACTGTTCGGTGGTTTCTTCTTTAAAATTGCCATCAATAAAATCAATTAAAGCATCATATTTACTTTTCTGTTGATTGGAAAAAGTATAGATGCCTTTCTGCGAATCCTCATCACCATAATAGTATTTGTCATACTCTTCATTATATTCATCAATCTTGCTTACAAGTTCAGGCGGCATTTCTACTTTATTCTCTTCCGAAAATTGGAAAATATATTGGCTTCCATTTGGATTCTGATTCATCACAGCTGCATCAAAATCATCATCTCCACCAGATACTTTTAAGCAATTAATCAATGAATCTTTGTTAGAGGAAACTTGCGCAGAGTTTGATAAATTATCTTTTGATACAACAATCTTTGTAAATTTACCATACCCCTCAGTGATATCTTTTGAACCACATATCGGGCATTGATGATGAAAATCTCCTCTATAACGAGTATTGATATTTCGGTCCGCTTTCATTTGCAACCGATAGTCGCAATTATCGTTATTACATACACTGTACAAATCATAAGCAGATATAGTACGCCGTTTGGAGTTAATATCAAAATACACATGATACTGATCAGCAATATCACCAGTCAATACACTATACACATCTTTGTCATCCCAAGAAAACTGATACCATTCAGTTAACTGTTGTAAGGTGTCATCAACATGACCGATTGAGTAATTGGGTAACTTATCCAATACGCGATGTAATAATGATACGTGTTTCATCTTACGATATGCCGTACTGGCCTTTGTATATAGATCCACCGCTGCGGCGTAGCCATCAGAATTAGGGTCCGTAGACTCCAACGCTTCCTCAGCAGCATCCAACTGGTTTTTATATTCACTGAGATTACGATAGAAGATGGTATGATATTCAGCACTCCAATCTTCATCGTTTTCCATTTCTTCCTCTGTGTTCACTTCGTAATTATAAATAATAGTATGTGATAACTCAGATTCACCACGAGAAGTGGCAGTTATAGTTTTATAAACTCCACTGGTATCTTCATTTACTGTTACTTCCATTTCAAAGTAACCATCATCTCCCAACTCAGGGACAAATAAATCATTATAATCATTTATCCGATCCCAGATTTGGTTATTATTATTTAGTTCTTTAAAAACCTTAAGAGATACTTCATCTGCACCATTAAAGTTCCGCTTATAATTAACATCACGGGCTTTAATTGATCCTAAAGCGGCATTATCTTTACGGACTATTACAAATGAAAAATCATCTATTTGGTTGTTTTGATTAAATGATAAAACTGCCATGTCTCCTCCTTTCTATATCACTATAGTTTAATATCAAACCCTTAGATTATTGGCAAAAGGTTGTTTGTTTGCCAATAATCTAAGAGCTTGAGATAACCCCAAGCTCTTTGTATTAGTTATATTTGAATTTACTCATTGAGTTACGACCCATAGCTGCTCCAAGTGTCATCTCTTGAAGTGCATTCTGGAATTGAGTATCCGCAACCAGTGCCGTCTTAAACTGCTCATAATCCTTAACACCCGACAGATTAAATACAAAGCTGATATCTCCAACCGTATTCTGTACCTGTGAAGTGTTGTTAGAAATAATGGGCTGAGCCATAGATTCACTGATCATCTTAGGAATATTCATCTGAGCAATCTTCCAAAGATTCTCAGTCATAGCGTTGGTAAACACTTTATCACCCGCATCCAAACGAGTTAAGACTGCTCCGTCTGATTTACGATAAATCAATTCCTGGCCATCCTCTTGAGTATAAGCTGTTTGAGAATGAGTTATGTTACGAGATCCACTAGCATAACCAGCCACACCAAGCATACCTTCTAAATCATTAGCTGATTTCTCAAGGAAGTTCTGCTTCTTTTTAGGCACATAGACCACATGACCAGTGTTGAAGTTCTTCCACACTGACACAGTTTTACTGGTCATTATCTTCCGGTAACCCTGAGCCGCCAACATAGCTTCAGTACTCTGTTTGGCATTAGATCCAGCAGAAGTACCCGCACCCGTATTTGTACCGCCTGTATTACCCGTGTTATTCTTCTTAGCGGTTTCTTCAGCCAACCTTCGCTGGCGTTCGGCCTCTTCATCTTCTTGTCTCTTATGAGCAGCTGCTTCTTCAGCCGCTTTCTTAGCCGCTTCTTCAGCTTCTTTCTTCTTACGAGCTGCTTCAGCTTCTTCATCCGCTTGCTTCTGTAAAGCATTAACAGTAGAACGAGCCTGCTCTAAAGCATCCTTGAAGTCTTGAGAGACCAGTTTCTTTTGAGCATCCGTTAAATTCGCAAATGATTTTTCAATACTGGCGATGCTGTCCTTATCCTGTAAAGTAATCTTTGAGGGATTAATGCCTTGCATCATTGCCTCTACGGTATTTGCAGCTTGCTGGTCCATTTGTGTTTTAATCAGCGCATCAAACTTATCCAGAATCAAATCAAGGTCTTTATGCAACGTACCCTCTGTTCCCAGAGCAGACTTTAATTCTGGAGTGATTGTACCATCAATTGCAGATAAAGTAGTAACCGTATCTGTAATGTTCGTACCAGCAGTCGTTACATGGTCACCCAAATGCTGAACATCATCGCTGAGTTCTGCCTTGGCATCCATGATTACCAGATCCCGTTGCTTCATATAAGAATCGATCCACTCCTCAAAGTTAGAAGATAAGTCGTCTAACATTTGCTGAGAATCAGATAGATATTTTTCATACTGTTGATCAGACCGATTGTCTCTGGCTTCTTTCAGATCTGCACGAAGTTTCTGAATCCTGGCAACCGCCTCTTCAGAGGTATTACCCTCATACGCCGCTAATTGCCGTTCTAACTTCGTAATATTCTGAGTAGATTCTGAAATCTGCTTTTGATAATCATATGCTTCTTTCTCGGCATTCTTAAGTTCTTTGTATTTACTGATCGTCTTATTGAGATAGGAGAGTTGTGCCTCATAACCCTGTCTCATCAAATCAATAATTGCCTGCTTTTCAGACTCAGCAGCTTCCATTGAAGCATATCTGGCATCAATTAACTCATAAATTCTATCTTGGATATTTTTATCAGTTGCATCGTATTCACCAGATTCAATCTTCTTATATACGTCTGCTAACTCATCACCATACTTTTTGGCTTCGGCAATATAATATTCAAATGAGGTATTCCGCAGATCCAAAGCGGCCATACCATATTTAGTAATACCACCTTTATTGTCTGTGTCAAAGAATTCTTCATTTTGGATCATATTCAGGTAATGATCAATCTCTGTCTGCAACCGCTTGACACGAGCCATACCATCATCAAACTTTGTCCAATCCAACTCACGAATAGAGTTGGAGAGTTCTTTGATATCAGTTGTCAGCTCATTGATTTCGTTAACAATGCCGTTAATAACATCCTGAGCCTGATACCATTCTGTATCACCGACACGAATCTCATTATTAGCTACTGCTTTCGCCAGCGAAGCCTGAGCATCAATGTAGTTCTGCTGTAAGACTGCAAGGTTACGAGTGTCCATCTGAATCTGGTCAGTATAATCTTCAACATTCGTATAATGCCCATGTACGCCAGCACGATTAATCATCGCCTGGGACACTGTATTGTGCTGATTATTGGCCTGACGGTCATTCTCACCCTGAGTCTTAATATTATTGACTTGTTGTAAAGCACGAGTAGCATTCTGCTGACGAATCGTTTCTGCATCAATCTTTTGCTGAGCCTCCGCCTGACGACGATGCTCAATAGCCTCGTTGTAATTGTAGCAAGCTTGATAGAACGCGAGGTCTACATAACCCTTCTCATAACCTTCGGCTAATTTACCAAGGCGAGTCGCGCCGATAGCTTCCCCTTTATTTACATTGTCAATTGCTTGTTGCATATAAACAGCATAAGGATTGTTTTTCGGCACAGAAGCAGCTTTTATAGGTCGCGCATAGGTTTCTACGGCATTTCTATAGAAATCCACTTCTTCCTGATTCGATTGCAGAATCTTCTTCGTTGTGTCAATTTGCTTTTGAATCAAAGCATTCTGCGCTTTGAAACCAATAGCATTTTCTAGCTGATTATCAAAATAAGAAATATCATTATTTGCGGCTTCTTCGGCGTTCGCATAAGTCTGAGACTGCAAATTGAAATATTCCGTCTGATTCGTTGCATAATTTAATGCCTCTTCCATTCTGGCGGTTTCCAGGTTTTCTACGCCTTGGTTGTAAGCATATAGCTTGGCGTAAACATTTGGATTATTATTCGCAATCGTTTTTAAGATATCATCTGGTATTTGTTTATTCTGATCAATATAAGATTTGGCAGAATCTAAAGCCTTCTTATAATCGCCGCTAGCCTTTGTCTGCTTCTTTAAAATAGCTTGAGCGTCTTTTGCATATCCTTGTAAAGAAGATGCATTTCTAGTTGTAGCTAATGCATAAGCCTTATTGGATTCTTGCGTTTTAGTCTGGCTCAAATTTACACGAGAATTCGAATTAGCATAAATGTTATCATTTTTGGCTTCGAAGTATCCTGTACCGACAGTGGTAACGTTAGAAATATCTTCAATACTCGCATCACGTTCTGCATCATGAACTTCTTTAACAGCTTTAACTTGATCACGAAGTTGTTCGTTTAACTCTTGAATAGCCTTTTTAGCTTCGTAGCCTTTGTTGTACCATTCAGAGTATACATCAATAACCTCACGAACCTTTTCGCTGTATTTCTTAATATCATTAGGACCGATTTTACCTTCAGCAACATTTTTTTTAATTTCTTCAGCCTGAGCTTTGGTCACTAGGCCAGCTTTAATAGCCGCGTTCATTTGTTTATCAGCAAAATCAAAATAGTGCTGTCCACCAGTATTTTCATTTGCGATTTGCTGATAAATAGCAGACATAGCTCGATTACGGCTTTCTTCGGCGGTATTATAAACACCACGATCTAATAACGACTCCGCTTTATCAGTCCATTTATCAATATTGTCAGTCCAACGACCAATTTTAACTTCGATCCAGTCAACTAAGTTTTCAAGCTCTTCTTTGAATTTATCTAATGCAGATTTCTTTTTGCTCTTCTTCTTGGACTTTCCTTTTGATTTACTCTTGGATTTAGTGGATTTTTTCTTCTTAGAAGAACTAGAATCTGAAGTATCGGTTTTTGGTACATATGTAGTTTTCTTCGCTGATACACCATCAGGATACGCTGTACCACCAGTACCGAACGCCCATGCTCTACCACGAGTATTAGTATAGCCATTATTTAACAGATCCTCTGTTTGGTCGGCGTTAAAGATAATGTCACCTTTCCGCACGTCCCTAAATTCAGGACCACTTTCACCTAGAAGTTCCCAATGGCTGCCACGAACACGCATTTCAGGGCCAAGTTCTCCAACAAGAGCCGTTTCTGTTTTCTTCGCGCCAATGTTGCCTTGTGCAAACGCAGCAGTACCCATCCAACTGCCAGTACCATCACCACCACCAGTTGAACCAGATCCGCCAGAAGATACTGACGGAGCACTAACTTTCTTGTTTGATAAAGAAGAGAGTGTTGATGAAACTTGTCTAATTTTCCTGAGCAATATATCTACAGTTGAAGTGACCCCACTAAATATAGAGCTATCTAATCTTGACTTGTTGGCTTCAGCAATCGCTCCGGGGATATTCTTGGTTTGAGTAATGACTTTCTTTACGCCACTTTCTGCTTTAGGGGCACCCAAGTCACCGATCTTAGCATTGGCTTTGATCTTGTCAGCACTATCGCCAACTTCCAAAAGGTTCTTTTTAGTATTCGCAAGATCTGAGTCAGCTTTTTTGGTCTCTGCTTTTGCTTCCAGTACTACCTGTTTAGCTTTGCTAGGACCAGATTTAGTAAAGACTGGTGTAGTAGTAGACATTGTTGATTCTACTTTTGCTTTGATTTTAGGAGCTGCTTTAGCGACCTGCTTGTTGGTATTTGTTATTTTGCTACCAAGCGGGTTGCCTTGTGCATCGACATATGTTATTTTAACTCGACCGTCGATTTTCTTAATCGCTTCTTCAACTTGGGCAGTACCTTCAGCTAATGACTCCTGATTAAAGATGACTTTGATCTGAGCAGCCCCGTCATCACCGGTAGAAGAGTCAATTATTTGTTGTACTTTATCTATTTCTGCATCAATATCTTCTGCATACAGGTTTACACCAAGTTGCATTGCATATTGATAGCCAGAATCTTTGTTTTGCTGTAATGCTTTTTGATACAACTGCTCAACTACCTGACGCTGAGCAACAGATGCCTCATTGGTAACATTGCCTTGCAAAGTATTAATATAATTCAGATTATTCTGAGCTTCATGCAACTGTTGCAAAGTCTTGACAAAATCTGCAAAACCTTTGTCTTCAAACTGGCTAGTATCAACAGACATGATCCATGGTTCTTCAAGCTCCTGTTTACTGATCAGAACATGAGCCATAGCAGTGTTAATATCCGATATTGCTGTTTGAACTTCTTCAGTTTGAACCTTAGGGCTGGATTCAAGTTCAGCTTTCATGCCAACCAATTCGCTCATCTTAGCATTTGCTTCATCCACACCACTAAAGACAATTGGAATTTCTTCTAGATGCTGCTGACTGCCCGCACGAGCTAATCCGGCATTGATACCACCAGTTAATTCATTCAGTTGATCAGAAGATGTGATTTTACTTTCTGCAGCTTGCAGAGCAAGGAGTCTTTGCTCAGACTGTTCAAGTAATTGGTTATAATATTCCCAAGTCGCAGTATGTTCCTGATTATTCTTTTTTAATTCTTCAATCTTTGCTTTCATCCGCTCAACGGATGCTTCAGCTTCTTCCACATTAGTGGAGTTTTCTCCACCTTTCAGGAAGTCGCCAATACCCGCTTCACTGAATTGCTCCAGGAAGATCTGCATCATGTCGTCAGTCATAATGAAGTCTTCACCAAACTTTTCTTTGAAGTGTTCAGACATCATCATGGCTAACTCATCGATATTCTTAAAGATCATTCCGCCATCTTCAGTAAACCAATCTGTGAGACCATTCTCTTTCAAAACAGATTCGATCTCATCATACATGGCAAACGCACCAGAAGCGTCTTCAGTAAAGAACTTCTTAGAGAACTTTTGGATCATGTCATAATAATCCGCAGCTCCACCTAATCCGAAGTCTTTGTCTCCAACAAACATTCTGGTAAATGCTTCAAAGTCATCGTTACCCCAGAAACCTTTGTCGTAAAGATCTTTATAAGTTTCCATCCAACCTTGGATGCTCTTATAGCGGTCACCATAATCTCCAGATGAAACAGCAGCTTGCCAATCAGCATAAGAATTGGCAGTAGCTTTATATGCACCTTGTAATTCTTGTAGGGCATTGATATTATCAACAATCGCATCTTGAGCATTGATACGTTCTTGAATAGAATTATATAAAGTACGAGCTTCGTCTGACTCTGTATCACCCAAATTGTGATACTCATCAGTTAATTCTTTGATTTTTGCTTGGTTCTTATCATACTGTTCTTTTAACTCATCATACTTAGCCGCAATATCGGTTCTCAGATTTTCACGTTCTAATTGAGATAACCGTCTAGTCTCTTTCGTGTCAAGCTGTAAACCAGATGCAGTAGCAACTAAAGCATCTTTATATTGAGCGTTTGCAGTTGTTAATTTGTTATAGGTATCAGCAGTAACGTTGCCAGTAGAAGTCTGTTCTTTCAGAGCAGTAGTGAGAGCAGATGTAGAATCTGTCACAGATTTTAACTGCGTTTCAGTAGCCTCTTTCCATGCGGAAAAACTGTTTTGCATACCAGTAGCAGTATCGTCTACAATATACCCTAATTCAGATAGGAGAGTAATAGTTTCTTGAATAGCATTATTCGTATCAACAATACCATACTGCGAAGCCATTTGAGATAGGGCTTTAATTGACTGTTGTGAAGCAGTCAATCCATCTGTATCCCACTCTACATTAGATAGAGACAATACAGTTTCATCACCGATATCTTGAACCAGTGAAGCATATTTTTCCTGCAGTGAAGTCTTAAACTGGTCTGTAAAGAAATTCTTTTGATTAAAACCAAGCACCTCTGCAACAGACATATCTTGGAGCGTCTGCCGAAGATTAATGCCTAGATTTTCTGCAATTGCACCAGCTTGGCTGTTTACTAAGCTATTAATCCTGTCATTAATACGACTCTGTGTATCAAGTACATCTAAGTTGCGTGATAGACTCTCCCAGTTTTCCTCCGTTAAGCCCATTTCCTGACGGAACTGGCTCATACGGGTTTCCATGATATTAAAATAATCAGTCGCTTTAATTTCTTTAAGGTCAGGATTGAAAATAGAATCCATTAAAGTAGCTATGCTATCTTCACCTGACAAGTCGGTACTTTGTAGCTGAAATAGCATATCTTCAAATTTAGTACTGCTAATATCATCCATCAAAGTAGATAAGTTCTCAAGATTCTGAATGGCATTAATTAATGTCTCGTCTTCTGTATCAATACTAGAAACAAGAAGAGCATAATTCTGTTTTAACTCGTCTCTGGCAGTGGTTAGCTGATTGGTGACGTCTTCCAGTTCTTGAAGCAATTCTTGTGCATAAGGATCTGATGAAAAATCGTATATAGAACTAGAACCCTGTTCAACCCAACTATTGGTCATAATATCCCAATAGCCAGCTCCGTCAATTGTTGTTTTCTGCCCATCCTTAGCTCTTAAATCAGCTATTTCTTTTTCCAATTGCTGTTGCCGATCTACTAAAGAACGAGTAGAAGAATTGCCAGTATGGTTCCCATTCAGTATACCGCCAATATGCTCATCTGTATTGCCCGTCTGACGATCAATGTTCTCTCTCGCCTGTTCTCTAAGACTTTCTTGTTTAGCTAAGGTTAATTGCTTATATTGCTCAATCTGATCCTTAATTACATCAGTATTAGCAATAATGGCATCACCTTCATCTGTATAACCCGTAATAAGTACCGGGAACTGATCAGCAATTTGCTGACGAACTTGATAGTATTCAGATGAACCAACCTCGGCTGCTTCATATTTATCAAGCAATGCCTGAAGAGAGTCTGCGTTATTTTGATATGATTTGATTTCATCTTGAATGGCTTCGGTTTTTTTACGATCTGTAGCGAGAAGTTGCTGATTACGTTTGATGATAGCATCAGAACTAGTGTTTACTGCTTCAAATGCTTTGACCAAACCATAGATAACTACGGCCCCAGCTGCAATGCCAGCGAATAAAGCACCCCATGTAATACCCAAACCAGCAGTTGTTTCGGTCACGGTACGAGTGATTGCTTTACCAGAAGCATCTACCATTCCAGTTGCTTGTTCAAAAACTTTTGTGGTAGCGCCAACTTCTTTGCCTAGACTTTGGAATGCAGAGCCTAAGAGGGTGGCAACTTTCATGTTATTCTTACCGCTCTTTAACAGTACTCCGTATACTGCAATCAGCGCCGTCGCAGCGGTGGGAAGCAAACCAAAGTTATTAACAAGATCAAGAGTTGCCGATCCTAAATCAATAAAGAAATTGATTACATCTCGATTGGCAGTTTGCGCCCAGGCTTGCTGCCATTTATTTTGAATCTCAGCGAGATGGCCTGAGATAGAGTCTTTATATTTCTGTAATTCTTCTTCAGCAGATCCAAAAGAATCTTGTGAAGATTCGTAAACTGAACGTAGTACATCAGGTGATTGAAGGACGGATGCGACTACGTTGGCACGGTTTTTTCCCGCCAGCGTTTCAAGCAAGCCTTGCGACCTGTTCGTGCCATATTTTTTATCAGTTTCTACAATTTCTTCAAATACATCTGCGATATCCTGCAATATTTCGTAGGTGCTTCGGAAATTTCCATTTTCATCTAATATATCAACGCCTTTGAAATCATTCGAGGCGACTGCAGTATAATCTTTAATAATCTGTCGAGATTTAGCTTCAGTTTGAACAACAAAATCATCAACATCTTCTCCTAATTCAGCTAACTGATCTTTTGCTTCTTGCGTGCCAACAATACGCAACGCAACTGTTCTAAACGCATTGCCCACTTTATTTGGGTCTTGAATAATTTGATTACCAGCAGTAATTAATGCAATACTCTCATCAATATCATTATTAGCAGTACGAAGAGTAGCAGCTGAGTTCTGCAAAGCTGTAGCTAATCCTTCGGTGGAAATTGAAAAGTTGTTACCGATATTATTTAATTTATCAAGAATATCTTCTTGCGATAAATCATCATAAGCGGCACTCATTGCAATTAAAGCATCGGTAGCTTCACTGATATCACTAAATTCAGATACATTTAACAGGACAGAAGCATTTTTAGCAGACCGTTGGGCCTGATCCAAAGATTGCCCTAAGCGCATAAAATCTGCTGTACTTTGCTGAATAACCAGACCAGTTGTACCAGCAGCGTTTGCTATGTCGTAACTAGCAGTTTGGAATTCTTTCAGGCGAGAGAGTGGTTCTTCAGATACTTTTGCCATTTCAGTAAGAGCGTCATCTAGATCATGGATAATTTGGAAGCCTTGCTTTAATTCATTCCATAAAGTCCTTAGACTAACATAAGATGCTAAATAGGCACCAATTTCTCTCAATTTTCCAACCAAATGAGTAGAAAATGTATCGCCGGTTTTATTTGCACGTATTAGCTCTTCTTCCAAACGATTAACTTGTGCAGTAGCTTGATCTAATGTCGCTTGATTAACATGATCTAACCCCACTCGGATCTGCTCTAATTGTTGACGCATATCGTTACCCATTTTAGGGTTGCTTTGAATGATTCGACTAATGCGCGATTGCAAACTTGTAATATCACGTTCTGACGCAGCTATTTTATCAGTATTTTGTAAGGATTTATTTAATTCTTCAACACGGTTGCATAATTGAGTTACTTCTTCTAATTCCTGTGGATTTGTAATGTCAATTCCTTGCCGTACTTTTTCTTGAATAGCGGTTATTGTGTTGTTTAAATCCAATAAATCAGTACGATACTGAGTGAGAGATTCAGGCGTCACGCGATTTGTATCTAACAGGTGTTGGTAAGAACCTGTTTTCTTAGAATAATCATTCGCATATTTATTCAAAGCATTAGAATATTTACTCTGGGTAGCCTGAATTGTCCGTTGTATTTGTTTTTGTAATTTAGGGTCAAAATCTTCAAATGCTCGGCTCTCAACTATTTCAAAACGTTGTTGCAATTTTTCTGTCATTGACTGCAAAGCTGCTTGTAAATTTGATCCACCACCTTTTATGCCATTTACGCCTATAGACCCAATTTCTTTTAATAAATTTTGTTCTTGCTCGTATACACTCGTTATATTATGTTTATGTTGTTCTGCCGCAGCTTTCTCTTTGTCTTTTTGTTGCTGCTCTTGCTCTTTTTTTGCAGTTTCTTGAGCAGCTGATTGTACAGCAAGTTGTTGCTCTTGTGCTACTTTTTGACGTTTCTCCAGCTCATTCTGTTCTTTCTGAGCCTGGGCAGCTTGTTTTTCTAATTCAATACTTTCCCGAATATTCGCTAATCTTTGTTTTAAAGCTTCTTCTATTTCCTGTAAAGTTTGTTGTTGTTCTGCAGAAAATTGCTCGAATCCACTAGATAATTGTTTGTTTACTTCTTTTAAATCTTCATACAAAGATGGGTCATTTTTAGACTGTTTTTCACGTTTTTCTAACAAAGCATATTTTTTACGTAAATTTTTTTCATAAGTGTCATACTGCTTTTGTTGATCTTGCTGGAGTCTTGACTCTTTTGCTACACTGTTTTCTACAGGTTTTTCACCAACCACACGGTTCATAAAAGCAGATTTTTTGTTAAAATCATACTGGTATCTATAAGTAACAGTCCTTAACACTCCCTCTACTTTTTCTTCGGTCTGATATACATACTCCGCTAAATGATTTGCAGCATCATATGCCTCTTGTAATTTAGACCAAATATCTTGATTAATAGTGCCGTTAGCAACATCCGCATCAAATTTCGCTCGTATGGCAACATCGGCTTCTTTACGCTCTAAATCACTAATGCCTTCTTTCTGTTTTCTTCCAACTTTTGAGGGTGCAGATGTATTACTTTGTTTAGAAGATTCTTTTGCTTTATTCGCGTTTCCCGCGATTTCTTTCGTCGCCGTTGCAATATTTGTGAAGTTTATACCTTGCAATTGAGAGTATTGTGTAATAATATTCGTTAACTGCCCATTAATATCAGATAATGCTTTATGTAATAACGATAAAACGCCTATTTCCGAATATACAGAATTAGAAACAATTCCCGCTTCAGCAATAAATAAATTATTTTTTGTTGTAATTAGTTGATTGACTTCGCTTAGTTGTTTACGTAAAGACGATAAATCCACATTTTCATGCTGTATATTTGCTTCATTAGTAGGCTCAGGCGGATTAACAATAGTTTCTCCATTGTCTCCTTTAGAAAAAATCTCCTTTAATCCTAGAGAAGATGCGGTTAAATTTGCAATTGTTTCCAAACGATCAATTAGAGTATTTAATTGGTCACTAACGGCAGTCAAATCCATTTGACTGCCGTTAAACAGCGATGACAATGCTTGCTCAGACTCTTTAGTCTCTTCTTGCATTTTATCAGAAGCGGCAGCGATAATTTGCATTGCTTCAGCATATCTGCTTTCGAAACTACTGATATCCACACCCGCTTGACGAGCGGCTTCAGAAAGCGCATTATACTGTTCTGTTTCCAGATCTAACCCAACTTGAGAACTTTTTTTATAAGCACTATGGCCACGCACAGTGTCTGCAAATTGCCAATATTGCCCAATTACGGGAGTCCGTGCTTTTGAGTTACCTAAAGTTTGAAATAAATCGTCATTAATATTAGCTATTAAAGAAGTTGCCTTTTTATTATATTGGGCCATCGGATTCCCAATAGTATTGGCTTTTGTACCAACGGATAAATTGAAAACAGGAGCTTGCATAATTTGTTGCAATGCCTGTGCGCTTTCTTTTATTTCTGTTATAACAAGCTGAAGATTTTTAAATTGATTAATTAAATTATTAGCTTCATCTCCATCATCTATTTGCCCTATTACCTGCGTAAAAGACTGGACATTTGAAACCAACGTCTGTAGCAAAGTAATTAGTACTTGGAAGCCTTCGGCATAATCTCCAGTCATATCACTAGCATTAAAATTTAATGCTGCCTCTTCCAACTTATTTTGTAAGAAATCAATTTGATTGGCGTATGCTTTATAAGATTCCGCAGACTGATTTGACCATTCTATAAATTTTTGTTTGTCATCGTTGTCTCCACGCTCGTCTGCTGTAACGGCTCGATCATACCAATAATCTGTACTTTCTAAAGCTTCATCTCGTTTCTGCTTTAACTCATCCAGTTTTTCACCCAAAGCTTGAACATCATCCAAAATATCATCAAATTCCCACTGAAATTCAAATTCATTAAATTCACGCTCTGCTTCTAATAATTTTTGGATTTCGTCTCTGGTGCGACGAGCCATTTTTTCTTGTTTTTCAAAATCGCCATCACTAGGCACACTCCCAGAACCATCTCCACTCTCGTTATGATTATGGGCTGAAGTACGAGTATCATTTTGACCAATAGATTCCAATACTTCTTTTAGAGATAAAGCAGTTGTATGCGCTTGCTCTAAAGAATCATTCAATCCCTCAAAGCCAGACATGTCTAATCCCTGTGCCTTTAAACTATCTAAGACTTCAAACATCTTAGAAAAATTATCTATAGTTTCAGGGAAAGCTCCTTTTAAGCTATTATTAAAGCCATCATATGTTGAACGTAATTCTTGAACAAAATTGGCAACTTCATCACTTATTGTTGACAAGTTACCGCCACGAGCCTCAAAAGCATTTGCCCGCCTCCACAACTCACTAACATTTTTATCACGGAAAAACTGTTCTCCAGTAATTTTCCCTGTTTTCCAATCCGATAATAATTCTTTTTTTTCAAGGATCTGATTCCATGCTTGAATAACATGCTCTGACCCATTAGTTAAGTTTTCATAAAACTTTTGGGGGTTCATCTTCTTTATTTGTTTGATACCAGCTACTTGAGTCAAAAATGCATTTAAATTTTGAGTAGCTTTTTCTAAATCAGATGTATTAATATCAAATTCAACTTTCATTTTTTTGTTTTTGCTAAGTTGCTCCATACCCTCAGATAAAGTTTTAGTAGAAGCTTGCAAACGTTCTATGGTGTCTATTGCTGCTTGGACACTCTCATCTAAAGAATAATCATCTTTTGGCATTTTTTCACCCCCTCTGGCTAAATGTATCTTTTAATATTAGTTTGATTAATTAATGAAACTAAACCAGGATAAAATATACTATTAAAAATTTGATTAGGACGTTTTTGATATTGTGTATGAAAACTTTGTATCATAGATAATATAGGTTGAGACCACGCCGTTTCACCAGCCCATACCCCTGGTACTTTAACAGCATGCCAATAAGGGACGCCCACGTTTGGATGGTTTGGGCCTTTTTGTGCTCCTCCATGAGCGCCTCTCATAAAAGCTAAATAATATATATCTTCAGATGGTGCTCTATGAGTTCCGTGCATAAATTGCGGCCCATATAGCACAGATACCCCATATTTGCCCGAAGATACTATCTTATATGCATTATACAAATCATAAGTACGATGATAAACATGTCCATTTTTACTAGTCTTCCGTGACCCTGGTTTATAAGCATTATAATATTCTTCAATGCATCTATGATACCCCTCATTTAACTCCGACCGCATTTGACGAATAGTCGTCTTGACCGAATTTTCAATTAAATCATTACTATGATCTGCTATATATTGTAAGCCATTTGAGAAATCTTGCATCGCTCTTAACAACCTACGCGGAGTTAAATCTATTGTTAAATCTATATGTTGCCGCATGGCTTCTCCTTTATTTGTTGTTATTCAGATATCATTACTTTTTGCATAATATCCGAAAATAGTTCTTGCATCTCACTTATATTTAAAGTATCTATATTAATCCCATCAAATATATCATTTATCCCTTTGATCAATCCTTTATACACGGCGTTTGTAATATTATTAATATCCATTTGCCTCATCCCGTAATTTCTATCAAAATCATCTTTTGCCATACTTAACATAATATCAAAGTCATCCTTGTCACTTGGCATAGCTTCTACAATGATGTCCAATAAACGATTTTGATTTAAAATATCAAACGTAATATTAAATGTATCACTGGGAACATCCAATTTTGTATATAAAGCTAAAATCGTGGCAATATACAGTTGATATTGTTTTGCTCCGTTATAATGGATATTTCCATTTTTATCAAAACTTGAATTTTCAATAATTTGATTAGCATAAACAAATTTTTCGTTATATGGCACATAATAATCATTATTTCGCACTACACTTTGGATAAGGGCTTCTTTCGCTTTATCAGATGCCATTTTACTATATTTATTTACAAAATCTGCAATAGAAATTTTGTCCCCATTAGTATTAGGAGACTCTACGTTTTCTCTGTTCAAATTCAGAATCTTTTCTTCACTCATATCAATATCCTCCTATTTTCTCCAGTCTCTAATCATAAATGATTTCGATTTCTGTTCGTGGATTCTCTTTATCATATGCCGTCTTAAGAGTTAAGCTATGAAGATGTTTTTCATCATCATCAACAATAAAACCTGCTTCGGTGAAAGAATCCAATAAAAATTTCGGAACCTGATTATCTACATCATGTCGTCTTTTTGAATTAAAATAGACAGTTTCAACAATGTCGAAACTGTCTAACTTCATATCTTTATATCCCAGGATAGTAAGCCACCAAACCCCAAAATCTTTCCATTTTTGTTTTAATGCATTCATCTGAATCCTCGGTAAAATACACCAAGTATTAATTGATGGATGGTATGGATGTTCGATTGGTTTCTTTTTAGCTTTTGGATGCAATTTGAAATAATAATCTGTATATTGATCAAGAACAACTTGATCCAACACTAATTTAATTGTTTTCATATTTCTTTACCAAATCTCTCCAACTAGATTTACCCAACTGATGACTGGCTCTTCTTCATTCCGGTCCATCTGCAAATCGTCTACCCGCATATCACAAGGAATATTCAGCACCATACTCTTATATCCCGACGCGTCATTAAAATCCAAATCCGTAATTCTGCCTATAAGCTTGATTTGACAAATTCTATTAGAGCGAGAGCCAGCAACATTGATTAACTCTGGAGATATCCCATAATAGTAAAATGAAAAATGCGATTCTTCACATACATGGTCACACTCTAAACTCCAATCATCTTGTAACATTTTGATAGTAATTGGCTTATTCATACCATTTACAGTTAACACCACTTGTTCAATATCCATATGATAATTACTGCCATTTAATTCGCTGCTTAAAATCTTCATATCCGTTTTCTCCTTATTATTTAATTATCTTCCTCAATTAGTTCGTATGTAACATCTAAAGGAAGTATTATAGTCTGCATATCATAATCATGCGTATCATGATAATAGTTGCGTTGTACCCATTGAGCTGCTTTCAGCTTTTCAGTTTTTGTTGCACCCTCTATATCCTTAATAAAAGTATATTTTGCTTCTCCTAATGTTTTATGCAAATACATAGTGGGAGAGGAGAGAGCCGCAATTACATACTTTCTACATTTCTTTTCTAAATGCTTAATTTCCATGGTCTACCTCTATTTCAATTCATAATTATCCCATTTTCGTTTTAATTCATTCGCGTCTTTCCTTAAAAACACATAAACAATAATATCTTCTCCGTCATTATTAATTGACGGATAAATATCAATAGGAAAGCACCTATATTTCATAAAGCGTTTTGCTTGTTCTGGGTTAATTATTCTATAAACTTCTTTCGTATTATAATCACGAGGTTGCAGATTTGATTTAATTTTCATGTTCATCACCGTCCTCGTTTATTTGCAATTCATTACCAAAACTATCCCAACCAAAACGAATTCTTCTGGCATACATCTCTAACCTCGTCGCATTAGGATACAAATGCTCAATCATTTGGTAACTGATCAAAGGTTTCCTGCTATGAACAGTATTTTGTTCTTTAATAACCGAAGCATATTTACCTTGAACCGCCTTTGCCGCCGATATAAATTTACCCTTATACATATATAGTAAGTATTCATGAGTAAATCGAATATCAAATGATGGGGCCTGTCCTCGGCCTTTGTCCCAAATGATACGAGTATGTAATTTCCATCCGCACTCTTCTGCTATACGTTGGGCTTCCACTAAAAATTTATCTGTAGCCCATAAAAATAATATGGCATTATCAGTAGTATGCTCGGTAGCAAGTACCAAATGCTCTTTTATTCCATCCAATGTCATGGTTGGATAATCTAATGGTTTGCCGCTTGAATTTGGTCTGGCTTTTTTCTTACCGCCTTTAGCTTGGGGCCAGGGCGGATCTGCCAACAATAAAGAATATTCTTGATTACTTTCTTTTAATTGTTCAATATTTGTAAATATCATCTTGTTTTTCTCCTATTCTTTGAGGCCAAAAAAAGGGGACACAGCTACTGGACTTGACAGTAGTTGTATCCCCTTGTTGGAAATATTCAATTATTTTAGATCATAAATCTAATATTAATCGCCATACCTGGCTATTAACCCCTCGGTTATATCACTGTCAAATACTAATAAACAGTTGCTTACTCAGCGTCTGCTTTCTTCCTTTCCCTAATGCCCATAATTTCATTAACCCGCATTTTAATTACAGGATGGAACTGTTCTTTCTTTGTAATATCCAACTTAGATAGAGCGGCTTTGGCTTCGCCCTGGGTCAACAGGCCCTCTCCATATCTAAGCGTTACATCATATACATCATGGCAATTGTTTGAACAAAAAATACCATACCAAGTAGGTTTCATAATATCTTCGGCGCAATGATTACAGTATGAATACTGATCGCCGCAACAAATACATTTTCTTTCATATTTAATCGTAGCCATAATTTGCCTCCTTATTTGTTTGTTGTACAAGCGGATAATAATTTATGATATAGAAGGTAATGAATCCGCATGCAGCAACGAAGTAGGAGACAATTTGTCTCCTGAGTTGTATGCTTTTATACTAAACGGGGTATCAATCCCTAATTGTTTTCGTTTTTCATTTATATAAGTTTCAAGCTGGGCGGGGGTGGGGTCTAATCCATATTGTGAGTGCAAGCTTCCTTCATACCGTGGTAAATGACACTCTTCGCATAATGTAATGGCATTGTCCAAATCATATCTTAAGTCTGAATGATTCGCAAAGCTTAAAATATGGTGTGCATTCTTTTTAAACGAAGTGCATTTTCCGCAGCATTGACAAGTATAATGATCTTTTTTGTACACTTGCTTACAAAACTCCTTATATTTATAAGAGCCTCTTTCAATATGATTTTTAGATGAAATTTCACCTCTCCAGTTATGAGCATTCTCACCAGATATTTGTTCAATATGATAACAACCGCAAGAAACAATTACTCCTTTTCTCAAAGAATTAGCTGAAATACTTTTTAATGGCGAACCGCAAGAACATTGACACCACCAATAAGCCCCATCTTTTTGATTATCTACATCTAACTTAACTACAGTAAGTCTCCCAAAAATTCGTCCCGTTAAATCCTCTCGCACTTTAATTGCTTGTGAAAGGCGAGAACACATAGGACATCTAAAATCATAATCTACTGCATTTTCAACTTTTCGCAGATAATCATTATGTATATTATTTTTGCATTTCCACCAAACTTTAATAGAACTATGATGATTATAGTCCATAGGAGTCTTATCATTTTTATCTGACCAGTATGTTAAAGCTTCGGGATAATTATAACCCAAAGAGTTCTCTTCACAAACTCTTTGTCCAGCACAATAAGGGCACCCAGGAAATTCTGTATACCTGGCGGGTTTAATTTTATATATCGGATGTTTTTTAGAACATTGTAACTCAAATTGGTCTTTTTCATTTAATGAACCGCGTTTAATAGAAAATAAGTTTAAAGTCGGATTCATTTTTTGGATTTCATCAAATCTGTCGCTTCCATCGTGATCTAAAATATATTGTGCGATTGAGCTGCATTTATCACATTTTGGAACTTTTCCTGGTCTGCTTGTTAAATAATTTAAAGACACTAACTTAGACTCATGCAAGCCTCTTGCACATCTAAACCAATATTTCTTATTCTGTCCGCGAGAAACTTCCGCGGGGCTAAGATTATTTAAATCTTCATCCCACAAATCAATTAAATCATGTCTATTATTCTCTAAACACCATTGTTCAAATGAAACTTTTATCATAATTGTATATCTCCTTATAATATACTCCTTATAATTAATAGCCAAAAGGGGAGCTAAGGAAACTCCCCTTTCAATAAGCTCATGACTTCTTATCTATTTGGCTAAATGTATTATAACAAATATAAATTAATTTGTCAAGTATTAATACTCTTCTTCGTCTTCCTCAGCCCATACAAAGCGGTACAGTTCCTTCTCTGTGGAGCAATAGTCCACCTGCAGGTCACCGGTAAAATCGAGGGTCCCGTCTGTGGTTAGACTAATAGAAACCTCAGGGCTAGGCTGGAAGGACGGTAAAATCAAATACGCTGCCTTTAACGTGTCAGCAGAGCAAGGATCCACGGCGAGGACCTTCAAAACCAAACGAATTGTGCCCGGGAAAGCGTTCGCTTTGTTGGACACGGCTGCGCCTTCTTCAACTTCACGATCATATCTCACTACATACTGAGTAACACCCTCAGCCGTAGGGGTGGTCAACACATTACCAGAAGACAGACCAAACTCTGTAGCGGAGGCAGTCTGAGCCTGAGTAAATGCATCACCCATAGTACCGTTATTAGCCAGAGCATTAACTCTAATAGTACCAGACTTCAATCCAGTCAGAGTAGCAGTCTCGCCAGTTTTAACAGTAATAATCTTGGGCATAGTCACTTTATTAGTGGCAGAGGCAATGATAGGATCAGTACCAGCCGTAGCAGCCAGGATATTGAAGTTCAACATAGCATTAGTAGCCGTAAAGGTACCAGTCTTACCTTGCCAGAACTTCTTAACCAGCGTACCGTCTCTATCAGTAGCTTCCTTAGAATCCGCACTAATATCAATCGTTGCATCCTGTAGCTGAGTCAGGACATACAACGGCGTACCATCAAACTTTTCGGCGTATCCAATCTGAATACGATCCACGATAATATCACCTAATGTAAAAGCCATGATATTAATCCTCCTTTTTCGCAATATTTAAAAAGTTATAATAAAAAAGAGCCTCATGGCTCTGTAATTTATTATTTTATTTACTAAGATCCCTCATGAAATCAAATTGCTCTTTCGGTATCTTAGAAGTATCACAAAAACCGCTATAACTTCCAGATAAAAGAGCACGACTTGATTCATAAACTTGAAGACGTTGAACGCTGTCCATAAATTCCACAATGCCAACATCCATTAATTCTTTCTTAGTATATTTAAAACCCGGATGGTTTAAACATGATGAAATTAAAGGTAGAAGAGAAGACTGATATTTATCATTCTTATGCATGTTATAATTCCGTCTGTCTTCTTCAATAATACTTTCTTTTGTAAACTTCCCTTTGGCCTTTTCAACTTTGGGAAAAATATTGAACATAGAACGGATATACCATGCAATTTTTTTATACGTCTCTTCATCAATCTCAATTTCATTTTCGGGATCATAAAGCACTACACTGTCTTCTCCATCCAACGTTTTTTTAAAACGCTTTAATTTTGAAAAATCAACACCAGAGAATAAGAATTCTGTTTGGTCTTTAGTAAGTGCTTGACATAATAATTGAAATAATTCATAATCTGAAATTTTATTCCAATCTACTCCTTGATCCCATAAAAACAAACGATACATAGTTGTATTCGCCACAAAAACATGCACTGTAGAATATACTTTTTGTTCGCCAATATCAATTAAATTACCCACTGTTGGCTGAAGAATTTGAATCTTATCATTCAATTGAAAAGGCTTCCCAATGTACAACTGTAATTGATCAATCCCGTATTTCGAGCCATCTTCTTTACTAGAACGACTTTTCTCATAAGCTGCTTTTTGCTCTTCCAGCTTTTTCTTGGCAGCCTCTTCCTTCTCTTTTAAAGCGTTCGCCTGAGTTTCGTGTCTAGCATTTATTTGTTTAATGGCTTGATCTTTTAAAGTATTACGGGAGTCGGTCATACTTATTATTCAAACCTCGATAACCGTTACTTTGTACATTCGGAGTTTTGGATTCAAATTTTAGTGTTCTACAGTAATATCTGTCATCTATAATATCATCAAAATCAGAAATACACTGCAACTGTGTCCCCATGCAGTTAGACCAACACAATAAATCTTTAACTATATATGAAAGAAGATCACAACGAGTAATGCCATATTCTGTATCCATGTCATCTTCATGTGCAAGACACAATACAATGATTTGTTGGTTTTTTATCATTTTATTGAAATCTGAGACATTATAGTCACGAATATCAAACATGATAAAATTATTAACTTCTTTCTGGACACCATTCAATTTTAAATATGGAATGATCTGCGGTGTGTCTACACGTTTATTATATTCTTCAATCTCTGCCCGAAGCTCTTTTTCCTGAATAGTAGGATGATCTGGGTCAATAAACTTATTTAATGGCCTTTTATCTCTAACACCTAATACTTCCTTTAAATCAGGATCTTCATTAAAAACTTTTTCAAGGATAGACTTCCGATAAATAATATCATTATTTTTGGTAGATTCCAGATTGCGTTTAATATTACTAAGATCACGCTTCATTATCTGTCACCTCCCACTCCACATTTGCAGTATAATTTCCGTTTTCTTGACTGGCGAATAACTGGAAACGTTTCCCAACTAAGCTATAGGCTTTTGCTGGTTTAATAGCAATAACATTATCATCATATGCCGTTAATTTAATTAAACCTTCTAAACGCTTCTTTTCAGTATCATCTATTAAATCATCAAGTACTCTAATTTCCCATGTTGCTGGAACATAATGCGTTCCTAATTTCGCTTGATAATAATATATATTACCAAGTTGTAATTGAGATGTTGATAAACCGGGTTGCTCTATCAACTCTTCATTTTCGTTTGTAAATAATTGAATAATAGAAAATTCTTTTCCCGTCAAATCCTCATGAGATATATCAGGTTGAGGGTCTCCCATATTTGTATAATAATCACAAACTCTTAATTTTATATTATCCCGTTTAGGGTTATATTCATCCTGTTTAACAGAATACTTATATAAACCCAGAGGGGATACTTCTACTACTTTGGTTACTTGATATACTTTTGGATCCATTGAATTTGTTGTTAGTAAAAACCTTTGATCATGTATTATAGTTCGGGTATCTGGCAAACCTAATTTTTCACGCTGGTCTTCATAAACCAATGTTGTGTCAGGTGCCCAAAACCCAGTTAGGTTATCAAGGGTAATCGTCTTTTCTGCCCTCCAAATACCACTTGTGTAGGAATTGGCAGATCTAACAACAGCAAACAAATGATTAATCTCTCCATTATAAACCCAGTTAAATTCCCAATTACATTGCAATATATTATATCTTACATAAGCATTTTGATTATCTCTATCAACAATTAACCACCATTGAGTCCTTTTCCGTACCGGCTGTTTAAATGGATTCGCAAATTCTTCTTGAGTTAAATTTAATTCTGAACTAGTATCATCAGGAACTAAAACATAACTTCCAATAGGATAATGAATTCCTGGTCTGAATTGCAGATAATAGTCCACATTGTCCTTCGCAACCGACTGTGATTGGTGAAATTGATATTTTGCGTCTTCCCATTTCCAGCCATCTTTTGTTAAAATATACACTCGTTTATATGTGGGATCGCCTGTCCAAGTCTGATTGATAATAGCATCTGATTGCTTGCGACGAATTTGTGCTAAATTCGCGCCATTCTGTCGTAAATATGATTTATACTGAGATAGTCCAACCATTATTTACATTCTTTGGGCTGTATTTTATCAATCAAAGCATGTGCGTCCAAAATTAATTTGCGATAGGGTTTATAATCAAAATCTTGTTTTTGCGTTTCATGTAATGCGGTCTCTAAGACACTCATCATAATACATATTTCGGAAGGATAGAAGAGAAGACTATTCATTCCATCAATCTCATGCATTACATGCGTAAAATATTGCTCATAATTTTTTTGGTCTACATCTGGGAATTGATCTTTAGTATTAGGGTCTTTATATATCAAGAGCCAAAATAATTTTTTGTGTAATTGTTTTTTATATTCGTTAAACTGCTCATCTGTAAATGTACCGTATTTATGATTTATCATTGCGTTAAATCCTCCCCATTTACATAAGCATTATAAATATATCCTCTGTCACCTATCATACGACGTTGCTCCTTTTTCCAACTATCCAAAAGACTTTTGTATGAATTTAGTGTCTGAGCTGGGCTAAAAACCTTTTCCTCTTTACTAGCATAGACAGACCGCAAATTAACTAAACTGTTTACCTTAGGAGAAAGCCAGTTGATACCCAATCCCAACGCCAGTAATTCAATCACAAAATCTTCATCTTCAGTGTCGTTGGTAGTGGTTTTTAATTCATATGTTAAGCGCATGATATCATCATCAAAGCTTAGTGATGAAAACAATCTACGAATATAAGGCGGACGAGCTGATGCATGAATCCAATTACACAATAATTCTTGCACAATATTGTCGTCCATTTCTAAAAAATCATAAGCTTCTACCTTAAGATAGAAGCTTTGATAAATGTCATTATAATCAATAGAGGCCATTGGTATTTACCTCCATTTCTTATTCCATCAAAGACGCCAATAAATTTAATTCTGTTCCGAACAAATCGTCAAGGGCCTTGATCTTTCTCACACTATCCAATTGACCGCTGGATACTAGCGTTGAAGCAATACTCTTCAATGAATTAACTGCACGAGGTGGTAAAGTCTGAATGGTTGCAACCATATCATCTACACTTAAATCTAACACACCTCTTAAATCATCAACTGTATATTGCTCATCATAATATTTCTGTAACTGAGGAAACTCAGCAATGAATTCATCATCTTCAATTACAAAAAATGGGCCAAAAATATAATTAGAGCGACTTCTTACAGAGGCTACCAAATCCCGATATTCGATCTCTGTCTCATCTCCGTACTCTACAAAATTGTACGTCAAACCAGATTTCGGGCCAGTATACCATAACCCGCCCACTGTAACAGAACGACACATAATGCCGTCTTCCTGTGCGAATTTCTTTTTTGTAATTTCTTTTTCAACCTTCTGAGTCACTTCAGTCTCTTGCACCTCAGATTTCGCGACCTTCGGCGCGGACGTTACTTTTCTATTTGCCATAGTAGTATCTCCTTTTTATTCCGAATAAAGAGGATAGATACTCCATCTATCCTCTTTCTTTGTTATAATTACGCAGTCAGCGTCCACTGTCCAAACCTTCTCTTAACACGAACAGCCATACCCCAACTCATCTGGATCTCATATTTACCCAGGTCATCATACCGGCCATGCTCTTCGCCCTTCTCAGTGATTTCGTCAATCTCAGTCTCACCATCTGTAAACATATCAATTAATTTGTTGTCTACACCCTTGGCAAGGAACAGGATCTTAGTATCATCAAACAGCTTGGTCGTCAGAGTCTTGTCAGCAAAACGCTGTTCCACAACTACTAACTCAGTACCTTCATAGTCGCCCAGTAGGCCAGTATGAGCCACGGATTCCTTCATAGAGGGAGCAATCCAGTTCACGTCGCCTAGCTTAGCAAAGTTCTTCAGAGCAGTACGAGTACCAATAGCAACAACCTCAGCACCATCATTAGCCGCGCTAACATTCTCAATGATAGCATCAACAGCTGCCTTGGTAGCAGCACTAAATGCACCAGAAGCAACAAAACCAGTCTGTACAGGTAGCTTGGCCGCAGCATTCATAGCCAGATTATAAATCTCAACCTGCTGCTTCATAATGAAAGATCTACCCAGCATAGCGATCAGCTTAGCCCAATCTTCCTGACCAGCCATATACTTATTAAGCTCCATACCAACCGCAGCACCATAACGAGCTACCGGGATAGTATAGGATTCACCCACACCGGGACGCTGCAGAATATAATCATGATGAGAAGTACCAACCTTGGCAATACTCAAAATCAGATCTTCATCCTCTACCCAGAACAGGTTGTCCTGGCCCAGAGCGCGAGATCTAACATTCACAAGCTGGTTAAACAGTTCGCTCTCTCTCATGCCATAGGAAATATACTCATCAACGACTTCTTCAATAATCTCAAACCACTCCTGGCCATGGCGCTTCATCGCACGGTTAAAGGCACGATCAGAACGTAGAGAATCTGCGTCCAGCTCAAACATAGCCAGAGTCATATCACGTAGCTTCTTATCAGCTTCTTGCTGAGAAATACGGTTACCTTCCTCATCAAAAATCTCTCTGCGGAGAGCGAGGTCAGTCATGAGGTTTTTAATTCCCTCGGCGTCAGTTTCAAACTGACTAAATACCTGTGTCATATGATCAGTCACAATCAATCTACGATTTCTATTCATTATCACTTACCTCCTTTCCACAAAATTAAGCCCCAACAACATACTTGCCACTTGCAAAAGTGACTGCCTTGCCTGCTGTGGGTGTACCAGTAAATCCAGCGGGAGACACCTCAAAGATATCGCCCTTAATAAGAGAATATGCCTTAACAGTCTTACCAGACTCGTTGTAGAAATTCTCTTCTTTCGCAAATTCTTTGTTATAATCCTCTGCAATCACAGGAGCGTCATATACAAACAGTGCCTCTGTATCATCAGTTACCTCAATATACCAATTACCATTCGCAGCCTGTTCCCGAATCACACCAGCAAAAGTAGGGGTAGCGGCCTGCTCATATTCATCAAAAGCAATCCAATCGCCACGTCCCACCAAAGCTGTATTATCAGTATCTTCAGTCAAACGAATATTGTAAATGTGTCCCCCACCGTAGCCAGATACTACCTTGCTGGGGAAACCAAACGCATGCTTCGCAATAGTATACTTAATCATAGCGTCGTTCTCCTTTCATTAAAATAGCCAGCAAATACTGGCTTCTATGTTATTATTAATTTGTTGATTATCTCTTTTTAGAAAATAGATTTCCATACCTTGACTTCTTTGGTGTACCTTTAACACCAGACGGAGATAAACTCATCCGTGCTGGAGCGCGATTTTCAGGCTTAGCAAATGTCAAGTTACCACTCTTAGCATAATTCAAAAGCATTTGATCTACGGTGCTCTTTAATTCCTCAAACGTCATTTCATTTTTGCCGTCGTTTACTTCGGCTGCCAATTTTGAAAAATCCTCTTTGTCAGCTATAGCTGCATAGTCAGCAGAAGCAACTAATTCTTGCTTCTGGTACTGAGCCAATTGACCACAGACGCTCTCATAATTCTGACGCATGTTTTCAATACTGATCTTTTCAGATTCGGTTAATAGCATAATAAACAACTGAGTGCGTTCACCATTCAAGGACAGATTGTCGCCATCTTTGGTGTAACTCTGTTTCCAGACCTTGTTGGAATCCCAATCGTACATGATGAAATAGTCTTCATAAACATCTTCAACATAACACCATTCTTCATCGTTACGATAAATAGAACACAGAGCATTTAGTCCTTGACGAATTTCGTCAAAACTTAATTCAAACAACTGATCAAAAAGTTCGCTCTTACTCAATTCATTATTCTGTCTCTTGGGATCAGACTCATCATTATTATTGGCGGCTCCGTCATCTGAACCATCCTCACCGTCTGCACCATCACCATCTTCATCTTCTTCAGTACCAGCATCGTCATCTAAAGTATCATCAGTTTCAGGGTCTGCTTCCGGGTCGGTTTCAGGATCGGTTTCAGAATCACCATCAAACTGCTGAGTTCCAAAATCCTCCGACCCAGAATTATCTTCCTGCTCTGCAAATGCTCCCGCAAAGGCGGTTTCCAATTCTTCGTCAGACAAGCCTTCGTAACTAAAAGTTATGTCCTCAGCAGTTTTACCGTACTTTTCTAAAAGTTCGTTAAACTTATCCATTGGCTTTTCCTCCTTTCCGTTAGCATTATTTATTTTTAACTCTTCCAACGTTTTATTTAACGCCTCAAGAGTCTCAATCAATTTATCATTTTGTTCAAAATGCATATTATTTTCATCTGCCGCAAAATCTTCAATCTGAAGATGAGACCCAGCCATACCAGGTTTACGGTCTGCCCCAAGAAGTGTAATTCCGGCCAATTCAATGTCCTCTAATAAAAGTTCTTTTTTCTTGGCATCATACGACATCTTATTAACATATAATTCTGCGGACACATCTGTGCCACCACGACGATCAATTATATCCGCAGCGGGAGTATATTCTCTAGGGATCGCGCATTTTGCATATACATAATAACGTTTTGTAGATCTATCATATTTTATTACAGGCTCATCAGCAGTAATACATCCAACTTGCTTTTCAAGATATATAACGTTACCGTCACTATCTACATCCATATCATGGGCGGTAAAATCCAGGGCCTCTGACCCGTCTTCCAATGTAACGGTTTGATAATTGCATAAAATCGGTTTATACGCAAAACCTTGCAAACTATTTTGCATTGCTTCCTTTGTTACGTTGCTACCATTATTATTTTTATTAGTGTGAAAAGCTTTTACATTTGCAAACATCATAGAATCCAAATTAGATTCTTCTTGTTCAAACTCCGCTGGCATGCTGACACACAACTGATAGCCTGCATTTTTAGAATCAAATTCAGCAAAATTTTGCTCTTCACAAAATCTCACCAAATCTTCAACACTCATTATCTTTTTCAAAATATACTAACCTCCTTTCCCACATAATAAAAACTCCTCAACAGGAGAGGAGATTACATAAACAATTTATTGGTATAAATTGTTTTATCGTTTAATTCAAAATGAATTTTATCATCATTGACAAAAGTCCAGCCATTGGTTGATTGAGGAGCAACTTCTAATAGTCCTTTCTTTCTCAACACATCCGCTGTTTCTTTTGAAGTGGTATAAATAAATTTTTTTTTCATGTTTTCTCCTTATGACTGTGCATTATCTCTACCTTCAGCACTTTTTTCTCCCGCTGTAGTTTGCTGCGCATCCGCAGGACGACCACCCGTTTCGGGATCTGTGCCTTCTGTCACAGTCCCAGTATTCGTAAATGAAGAATTTAACGGATAGATCATAATATCTTGTAACTTCAAAATATTGTTTTCCAGATTACTCAGCGCCAATGTATCCATTTCTGAAAAACCATTTAAAGTCATATACGCCAACTTCGTCGGCAGAGAATATTGAGCAGCTTTCATCATATCCTCTTTAAATTGTTCTCTGGTATACACTGAAATAGGAAAGAATTTAACAGTGCAAGGATTAGTACAGAGATAGCTTAACTGACGATTGACAAATGCTTGCGTTTGAGGTAGAAGAGAAGATATAGCAAATTCTGTATTTGCCACTTGTGAATATCTAAACGCCTCCGCGCCCGAAATAGTTTCGCCGTTCAATATTTCTGCACCACCAGCAGTATTTAATACAGTTTTCGTAGCATTGGAAATCTTGCTAGTATCTCCAGCTGCCTGATCTTCGAAACCAATATAATCTAATTTACCTGGCACGATTGCGGCACTAACATAATCTGGTAATGCTTCATTGATCATTCTTTGGAAATAAGCCAGCATCAATTCAGGATTAATTTTCCAGTCATCAATATCTTCGCCAATCGTTTCCATTTGTAACCAGATCATTTTATAAATCTCTTGTTCATCTGCGATTGCCTGAATATCTTCAAGGTCCGCTAAATTAATTAATGCATTAAATATTGCTAGAAAAGGTGGAAGAATTGTTTCATAATCTTCATACCTATATTTTAAACAAATGGCATATTTGTCAGGCACAGGAACCCATTTTTGATTAGTACGCTGATATTCTTTATACATGGCATCAAATGGTTCTGGCATATACTCTAATAATTCTTGGCGAGATCTAAAATAAGTCATATCCATACTAATCGCAAAATCACCTGTCATATATTTACCATCAATACGAGCATAATCTGCGGGTATTTGCCAAATAAACACTCCAGTTTCGTCAATAAAATACGCACCATAAAATACGTCCTGTACAAAGCACGTCAAATAAATATTATAAAATTCCTGTTGCAAATGCATGGTTTCCAACCATCTCAAAGTTTCTTGATATGATTTTAAAGTCTTATTTGCATCAGGAATTTTAATTAAATCATATTGAGGAATTACTGAGCGCCCATTCAAATAAAACATATTAGCATAAAAGTGGCATAATCGCATATATGTCATGGAACGATAAAACAAAAACCACGATAGATTTCTTAAGTTTTGTTCATTACTTCCCAAACTCTGCATATATCTGCGCAACAATTCTTTGTTAAAAACGCTAATTGTTTTAGTTTGAGTTTTTGTAGTATCTCGTAATTTTATAATATTCTTACGATCTTCTTCAAATTGTTTTAGGCGCTCATTTGCTTGTTCATATTTTTGAATCAATTCTTTTTGTTCTGCGACTGTAAGCCGCTGGGTAGCCGAAGATGCCGAGGCTCTCTTCGGAGAAGATTTTACTTGTGCCATAGACACCTCCTATATAATTAAGACCAGCTAGAGTAACGAGTGGCTGGTCTAATAACCAGTTGATCTAATAATGATTGTGTATTAGTAGTTTTTCGTCTTTGAGTAAGATGCTTACGACGTTCCTGCTGAAGAGCGTAAGCAAGCAGACAGGCCGTATAGAAGCGGTCGTCATGGAGCTTTCCTGCCTTTTCTGGAGCGAGATCAAAAGAATCTTTCCCAGAATCTCTCTTTTTACGCACTATATTAACTATTTCTTCTTTCATTGCATCAATGTTAGCTAGTGCTAATTCTTCTTGCCAATCAAGTTTAATAGTTTTTGTAGAAACAGATTGAACTTTAGATAATTCTTCTTCGAATTGCTCTTCAAATTGTTCCTTACTTAATTTTTTCTTCTTCAGTCTCTTTCTAATTTCTACTTTAGCTTTTTCGAGCTTCTCTTCATCTACATCAAAAACAGTTAAATACCCTTTGTTATCATAAGGAGCAGTAAAACTAATTTTATCTTGATTAACTAACTCGATTAATGCTTCAGCCATTTCTGATTTGTAAGCGGAAGGAGACATTAAATGTAATTTATTAACGGCGTTAGGGAATCTTTTAACATATTCAGCAGAATACTCTTTATCAATTAGCCCTCTGTGATTTTTCCCTGATTTATCTTCCCAATCTTCCATAAGAAAATCGGCTATATTAACTCCTCCGCCACCAGAACCCGCATCAATATAAATACCTACTATATTACCATATGCATCCAATTCAGCATTATATTCAAGTATTAATTCTTTTAAATATTTAATTTGATCAGGGGTCTGCATGGGGGATTTTATTTTTTTGCCAATATCCATTAAGTTAATACAATTACAAATTCTCATTTTAATATCATCATCACCATTAACATCTTTATCATGGTATATTTCACCAACGGATATCACACTGTTATCTCTTGAACGGGCAGGATCATAAGCAATAACAAATTTTTTATCTCCTGTATCATTAGATAATAATGGCCGACGAGTTTCTTCATTACGAGTAATCGTGCCTCTACGAATAATAGCATCTGCACCAACGTCTGTTGTAAATATACAATAATACTCTCGTCTGGCTTTTTCGGGATTACGTCTCATTTCAGATTCAATTGTAGAACGAGAAAGAAGAGGAGTAATTAGTTCTCCACGTAAAGTCGGCTTAAGCGCTTGTTCACAATCAATATGAATTACACAAAAGTCTGGATTGCCCATTATTTGTTCTTTTGAAAAATCTCTATATAATTTATAAAACTCCGTGTCTGTGCTAGACGCGGAAGAAATATAAAATTTTTGATATGGTAGATTTGTAGCAAAGGTTCGCTGTCTAATCGGATCAATAGATTTGCCAGACGAATCTTTACCTGTTTTTAAACTTTTATTCGTAGCGGCAAAAGCACCATAAACAGCAATCATCTCGCTAGACAAAAAACCGCACTCATCAAAAATCACTGTACCACGTTTACCTCTTTTGGCCGAAATATTGCTATTGAGGGTGGTAGTCTGTGAGCCATTATATAAATTATAAGAAAAGCCATTAGACGAATGACTAAATCCATCTCCGCCAGCTTGCTTTACTTCGATTTCTTGTTTAAAAATATACCCCGTTGATCCAGCAAATGTATCTATATTATCATTCGCCAATTTTTCGAGTGTCATAAATGTTTCCTCTGCCTGCCCACCAGAGCCACTAGCGATATATGTCCATACATTGCTAAAAGCCATATCTTTTGCCATAGTCTCCAAATCTATAATAGTAGACTTACCATAGCTTCGGGTACAAACACATAAAACATTTGGACAAAACCAAGATCTTTGCACAATTAATGCCTGTCCATCCAACAATTCATAATTAAACATAATATCAATCATTCGAACAGGATTACATTGAAAATATTTTTGCATAGCGGCTATAGCCAATAAGCCATCAATTTTTCTTTGAGAAAGAGGATAGTTTATTGGTTTTACAAAAACACCATAATCCTGATAAAAATCTTTATCATAATTATCAGGAATCCATATATTACTCTGAGCCAGCATCTTCTGATACCTCCTCAGGATCTTCTTCCAAGCTAGAGAAGACAGAATACATATCTTTTAAATTGGCATATTGCTTGTCTGGCTTCATACTGTTCTCTTCAAGATAATCTTTTAAATCTAAATTTTCTTGAAGTAATATTCGATTGATTTCTTTGTATTGATCTTTCTCTTTTCTAAGGGCAACAATAGTCTCTCGCATTTGAGCAACCATATCAGACCATTCAGACTCATCAAGCGCCAACTGTTTCATAATAGAAGCGTCGCTCATTTCTTGAACTTGTTGCATTCCACGACAAGTTTGAATATCAAATCCATTAACATTAGCAGCTCTCAGATTTAAATCACGAATTTTTTTGATTTTGCCAGTCCAAGTATTTTCACCCTTTTTAGCATTCTTGCTATTTTTCAAACTAATGCAGCTTTCCGCAGCTAGATCTTTAATCATCCCGGTAACTTTACCCTTACTTTCCTGAAGACTTTTGATTGTTGCCGAATTAGTTTGCACCTGTGATAAATCACTCATCAGTTTGGCAATAGTATCATCAATCTTACTAAGCTGAAGAAAGCCTCTGACAATGCTAATACAACTAGCTGTCCGCATCATATCATCGTTTGCATCTTCACTTGCGTCAAGTAATCCCAATAATTGAGAATATAAAAAAGGTTGATCTGATATTTTTTCCTGTTCAAACGGATCGTAAGAAAGAAGACGAGTAACATCCGCCTTATTCTTTAAAAAATCAGAATAAGTGTCCTGGTCTTCTCTGCCCGCAACGACATCCTCAACCGTTTTCTCATCTTCGTATTTAATATGAGTCTTGAACATATCAGAATCACGCCACCCTTGGCCTATGTATTGAGGCATAGCAGAGTTCTTTACCAAAGAAGCCCATACATTATGTTTTACCTGGCCAGAAGCTTCATTAGCTACCTCACCCAAACTAGAATCCCATAACTTTTCGGTAAAAGGTCTATTCAAATAAAACAAAGCTTCTTGACAAGACTCCTTTGTTGGTTCATGGTCTTCACCATTAGCATCTCTCCGCAATGCAATTGCTTTTGCACAATCACGGCATATACCAGAATAATGACTCTGAGAACGAGGATCGCTATCAAAATAAAAATAATCTGGTTTCTTTTTCTTACCACAAAGTCGGCACCATAACTTACTTTTTTCGTTTTCCAGTTCTTCTTCTAATTCATGTACTCTTAATCGTGCCTCTGCTGCGGTCAACTTGACCTCTGATTGTGGTTTCATCTTTGTTGTTTTGGCAGCCAAATTGACCACCTCCTTTTATCTTTTTTTATCCTAAAATATAAAGTCTTATGTCAGATTCGAACTGACCCCGCCAGTTTGGAAGACTGGTATGCTATACCGCTAACACTAATAAGACAAAATGCTCCTCGACGTTTTTTCGCGAGGAACATGATTAAACCAACTCAATTGGATATATTGATTTAATTTTTTTATTATTACAAATAATAACAGTTTGGGACGGTGCTCCTTTAAGACGTTTACGTTCTGTAAATTCATCACCGTTATGTAGACACCCACTTTGAATCACCTTCACACCAGAAACTTCGTTCATCGCAGGATGATGCATATGTCCCATTAAAATAGCATAGGGGAAATACCCAACATATGCACATAATTTTTGTATAGAAGTATCATTCAACCCGTCGTAGTCTCCATGGCAAATTAAATACTTGCTTTCACCAATGGCAAATTCAGAATACGTGTCATGTTTTTTATCTACATCAATATGATATTGTTTTTGATGCGCGAATATATGACTTAAAAACCATGGAACTAAATTATCTAGACGTTCTCCTAAAAGTGAATCATCTGCATTTTTCTCAATACGACTATGGTTCCCCGGCACATTATAAAAACTAATGTCTTCAAAAATTTCACCTAATTTATACATAAAATCCGCAATTAACTCACAAGCAACCATTACTTGTTCCACAAGATTTTCTCTGTTTGCGATTTGGATTGAAAGATGAATAGTACCAGATACTAGGTCGCCTAAAGCTGCCACAACGCATTTTTTCGTATGATGCATTTCCGCAATCTCTTTAATTTCATTCAAATATTGTGTCAATCGATCTTTGGCTACTTCAGTATTAAATTCTTTTGTCTCTAGCCCTAAATGCAAATCAGATAAACATATAATCATAGTATTTGGATTTAATGCACTATAATCCCATAAAGAAGGAGATAAATAAAACGGATATCGTTCTTTCCCCAGCTTTTCGATCTTTTCTTCTAAGATGCGTTGGTTCTCTTCATGACGTGCTTCATCTCTTAATAATTTATTTAATTCATTGCGTTCATCTTGGAGTTTTCTCTTGGCTTTATATATTTCTTGCTCTTTAGCAATCATATCTTTGATAGCTTCTTCAGATGTCTTCCCAATAACTTTGTTTTTATAAAATTCTCTTACAAAATTGCCACCTAAAATGTTACGTCCCATCGATTCAGAAATACGCCTGCGATCAAATGGAAGATTATATTTCTCAATAATCTCAACCCAATCTATATCATTCACTCCGTTAATCTTATCTGCACAATCTTGTAAAAACTCTTCATAAGATTCTGGAGTAAGACCAACTAGTTTTAATTCGGTTTCTATATTCAAAGCATAATCTCCTTATTGTCATCTATATTAATCAAAATCATTACTTTCTAATTCAATAATCTCTTCAGATTTAGCGGTACAAGCTAATGAGAAAGGCTCATCACCATACACTTCTTCCAAATTGGCAATTAAATTTACAACTTCACCTGATTCAAAATCCACAATCTGATGCTCTTTCATAACTAAATCCTTAAATTTAATATCTGTCTTTACTGTTCTTTTTGCTTCCATAATTTTCCTCCTAAAAAATAGGAGAGAGGACATAATCTGCCCTCTCTCCCGATTTATTATTTATTTGCTTCCTTATTATTTATAAACATAAGTAGTTGAATTCTCCCTATACTCCTTTAGTTTATATAGCGCCTTCCGATCTTCCGTTAAATAATATCTTTTAGCACGACCTTTATGTGTCGCACTAGAAACATGCACTAAATAACCTAACTTTTTTGACCGCAGATAATCTGCTTCATCATGAGTAATCTTAATCATATTTATTCCTGTGTCTTTCTTAATATTTCCTGTAAAGGATAAGCTCCCGCCCGGACTTGAACCGGGAGCCTGTTGATTACAAATCAACCGCTCTACCAATTGAGCCACAAGAGCAAGATCCCCGGCCCGAAAGCCGGGGTACAAAATTGAACATATTATCAGAATAGATAATAAGAAATGCCACTTACATTACTTCTACCTTAAAAACTTTTCCAAACTTCACCTTTGGAGCATACTTTTCGGCCACCTGGACCGCTTCTCCGGTCCGAGGATTGCGACTCATACGAGCTGGCTTATAAGTACGGGCAAACGTTACACCATCAAACATCTTAACTTCTTCATCTGCCTTAATAGTATCAATCAGCACTTCCTGGGCTGTTTCAAAAACAGTCTTAGTGTCCTTAATCGTCATACCCGTCTTCTCAGCTACCGCACGATAAAATTCATTCTTGTTCATCTTTTTTATCTCCTTATATTCATATATTTAGGCTGGATTAACCGCCAGCCTTTCGGTTATTGGTCATGACAGCTTGCTTGTATACCGCATTGCCAAAAAAGCGGTTGATATACTTGATTTTTCCTATTAAATGTTTCTATCATTTATCCACAAAATATTGCCTTAAAAAAGTGCAATAAAATATTAATATTTTATATAACGTATAATTATCCAGCCGCCGATTTTTTACTTATAAAACATGCTAAAAAGCACTTTGAGTTAACTTCGTAGAGGGTCTTCAATAATAAAGCTTTGTTATAGTTAGTTGATGAAACCATCTTTGCGATGTTACTTTTTACCCCTGGAGTAATCACAAAAGCTCTATTAATTAATTTAGAAACTAAGCCAACATAATTTTTAGATAAATAAATTTGGCGGATATCTTCTATAAGCTTTTCAAAATCTTCCGCCAACATCATAAATAAATCTTCATCCGTTGGATCATCAGCCACTCCATGAGATAACAGTTTCAAAGAATATTTTTCAATCATCTTTTCAACTTTTCTTGACACCCTATGATGTTCCGTAAATTCATGTTTAATAAAAAAGTCCTGAATTGGAAGAGTGGAAGTAGTTGGATTATACGACTTTGGCTTTAATCTATATACATAATTCATTGGACATTTTAGTTGCTTATTCATTTTCTTCTTATCAAATTGCGGTCTTATCAATCCCCAAAAAGAAGGGTACCCACGTTGGTCAATTAGCATTGATTGCTTAATCAATTTTATTTCTTCCATTATATCAATGTCATATTTTCTTTTAGCATTGTCAATAGCACATTGAGCAAGAACACTTAAAATACAAACATTATCATATAATTTCTGATCATCATAATTGTATGTATAAGACAATGCTATCTGTGCCAAGTTGCTGGATTCACCTATTGCCCGCTGGCTGGCCGCAAGGTTATTATCAATTCGCGCAAAATCTGCTAAAGTATTATTATAATGGTTAGCATCTTTGGGTATATTATTTACTATAGTAGGATATTCCCGATAAAATCTCCGGGCACTATCCACTACAGACGGTTGATTAGTAACGTATAGCGAATCTGAATCTTGATCTGCCTATTTGTTTCGTCCCAGGCTCTTTATCCTGGGCGGCTCCGGGTTTCCCCGGAGTGTCGGACTATATCTTCACCTACGACTTTACGTTTAGGTGTTCGGCGCTCGTGGATGAATTATCGCTTTACCCGCTCGTCATCTAGTCTCTAAGCTTTCCCATCTTTATTCGGTATTGGATGGGCTTAGTAATTGATTGGCTTATGTGTGTGATAATAATTAATTAGCCATTTCGAAATAATAATTGTGATATAATTTCTGCTTTTTTGCCGCTCTTGATATGCAAGAAATCATACTTGATATTTTAATAGATAGTTTGCATTGCTCTTTAATCCATGCGCAAGCATCCATTATCGTATCTGTGGTTAGTATATAATTTTTGTTTTGATCATATATATGAACTCGTTTGGCATTGGGATTTTCTTTTCCGGTTTGATGAGATAGGCGGTTTTTTGTTTTCGCTAACCACTGTTGATACTTTTCATCCGACATTCGTTCTTTTGGGGAAACCCCAAACATCGCGTTATTAGCACCCGATGAAGTAATGCTGTATCGCTGTTTTAATTCGGCTACTTCTTCAGGCGTCTTTAACTCCCAATAATTGATTCCATAGGCAGGATTCTTTTCCCCTTTCATGGCCTCAGAATGTTGAATACACCATTCTTTGCTATGCACCATCCCCACACTACCATCTCCTCCAAAAGTATGGTTGGTTAAATGCCCTGGTTCATTCTGACGATTATTATAACCAATAATATCAATCCCATAGCCTTTATTAAAAACATAATCCATAACAGTTTCATGTTCTAGTCGGTATGCTTCTTCTTCAGATAAATTATCATAAAGAATATTTACACGCATTCCCACTTTATTAACAATTCTATCATGATGTTCGTTCCGTCTAGTATTGTAAGCTCGTTTCTTTCGTCCTTTTCCCACATAAAAACAAGTATCATTATCTAATCTAATATGCTCATATACACAATATCCTTGATCTTCTATATATTACACCTCCTTTTTAATTTAACTATTATCACACACACTTAGCGTTCCAATTTTCACCGAATATTTTTTACGCATATTTCTATACGCTGGCCCAGTATGTTAAGCCGTTATTCCGATCCTGTGCATCCGTTCCAATCATATTTAATGCTATAATCAATTTCCCAAATGTGAAATACCTCTTAAACCGTTCATCATAATGATTATGTAAATAATCCAGATTATTTCTACTATTGAAAGGGTTCCTGAATCCAGCAAGATATTCACCATCTTCAAATCGTTCCGTATAACATTGAATTGCACCGTCTTCAATCATCAACGTATCATCTTTATGATAATCATCCCCGGCTGAAGCCAACAACATAGCATACGGAGATCCAACAATTACAAGATTGTCTGCTTGTTGAATAAGTTTACCTGTCTTTACATTTTTTACATACGTACGAATTATTTCTTTTTTTCTTTCTCTAAAATAATCACAACGTATGAATTCCGGGTTATGCTCAACTAATGCGACAAGTACTTCATAATCATTTGCAAAATTAGTATTTCTTCTCAAGTAATCTACAAATACAGCATCATTCCGCTTTAATTGCTGTATATAATCCAGAGTCTCTTGGCATATATTCTCCATTAGGTCTATATCTAATGCATTAACCATCTGATAGCTCATACGCTGTACCTCACCCAATTTACTAGGATGAGCTGTCTTCACTATACCAAACTGGCAGCCATTTTTTCGTACCCATTCAGACCAATATTCAAAATCAACATGAAACTTAAGCCACTTAAGTGCGTTTTCAGTGGTAATCAATTTTACATTCCTTGCTAATATTTTATGACCCCACATGTCTTCAACTTCAGCAGTTTCATATTGATCACCAAAATAATCTTGATAGAAGAGTTGTATATTGCTTCGAAAGGCTGCCATCTTACAGAAATGATGTCGTAAGAGAATATAACCCTCCCCCCATTCCGGGAAAATGCTCTCATCAATTAATGCCTGTCCATCAAATAATGTATTCTTTACTTTATAATCTTGTCTGGGAACTGCTACACAATGTTTGTTTTGATCCAATTCAACACTAATGACATTTGTTTTAAAATGGGCATCAATATCCTTTATAACTAATATCTCTTCAGGTTTTATGGTGATCTTACCAACAATAGTACTAGTCACGAGAGAAGAGTAGGCTCCTATTTCCACAACAGGAGCGTTTTCATCAGGAAGTTGTATCCCCATACGCAAAAAAGAGATAGCCGCATCATAAAGGCCATCTCTAATAAACATACATGTTCCCTTCTTAGCTTTTCCGGGAGTCCTATACAGCATCTTATAATGTATTACATCAGTCTTAATTACTTCGCCCTTTTTATTATGCGTCTCATACTTTATATCTACACCATTTATATAATAGTATTCTCTTAATGTTTGTCTTGTAACCTTTATAAACTTATCTTGATTTTCTTCTGCTTTTTCTTTAAGACGATGCATTACATTAGTATATTCTGTCAGTTCCTTATCAGAAACTTTGCCCTTATCGTATTCTTTTTGTTTGTTTTTAATTCGTTGTTCTATCGAACGAATTTCTTCTTTATAACTCTTGACACCATAACTAAATTCCAAACAAATGACGTCGCGGGTACTTTCTTCCTTCCAAACATTTAGCCCATTCTCTTTTAAAAAATCTAAGAATAGGCTATTAGTTAGCATAGCGTCCGTAGTATCATATTTATCACGAATCCCTAAATCATATCCATAAATAGAGCCAGCTTGATAGTTTTTTATCTTGTAGCCAAATTGGCCCATATAACATCACCCCTTTTGGCTGAAAATAATTACCGTCGATTTAAATCATTAATTTTATATTTAACATATTCAATCAACTTCCGTCCTGTTACAATATCCTCATCTCCTATTGCAAATTCATAGGTCTGTAAATAACGTTCTGCAGTAGAAATCACCCAACTAACTCCCTCTACATAACCATATTCATAACCATTTTTATACTCATTTTCTTCCATTAAACTCATAGCTCACCACCATAGATTTCTAAAGTATTTTGCGAACAAAACCAACCCCACCTGAATTTGTTCATTATATTTATCCCAACTGGAACGCCATTCTTGCCTCACATCAGGGTCAATATTAGAAGAATAAACCTTTTTACCGTCTTCTTCTTTTATAACGGTTGTAATAAAATCATCAGATATTAAAGGCTCCCGATCACCATATGCCACTTCTCCAAAAGACCAAATCATTTTATCCAAGATATCCTGCCAACGTTGTTCTGCGTCTTTAACAAACCCTGGATCTTGCCGCAAATTCCCTTCTTCATCTAATAAGAACTGCCCTGGACACCCGGTAACTTTCTTAAATTTCTTTAATCTTGGAAGGATAAACTTAGCAATCGTCACATCCAAGCTCCATAGTTCTTCATCTTTAAACCGGGTATAAATACCGCGCTTTTTCTTCTGCCGTTTATTCATTCACTTTCCTCTTTCTATTCTTCCAACGTATCTTAGTTACGATTTCACTAATATCATACGTCTCTGTTTTTTCATTGCCATTACTCCAAGTGGTCATTGTATAACTGGTGGGGATTTTTTCATCTCCCGTATAACCCGCATCTTGCAGCCGCACTTCATAAGGTATTCTATCTAATTTAGAAATACGAGATGGAAGATTGTAACAACGCTTACATAACGGTAGGAACCATCCATAATTATTTACAATGTGAGCATCCAACGCACCGCATTTAATGCATATATGTTCTGAAATAACTTCAAATGCATTTGTAACATGTGCTATTGGTTTAGCATAATTATTATGGTAAACCCGAAGCTGCCCATATTTTTCTTTCATTTGATTGATACGAAAAGAAGTAACAAAATTAGTTGCTTCCAGGGCTTTTTGCATTTCTTCGCACCAAATATCTCCAAAAGCTTTCCGCCAGCCATTGTCCATTGCATCTAATTCAATGTGATCGTAAGGACGTGACACCCAGCTTATCTTATCTGTCCATACGTTGCGAGGTACCAGCCAGGGATATTTCTTGCAAAGTTTCTTGTTACGAATTCTTTCTTGTTTCAGTTTTATTCCGTTTTTCCTCCCATGGCGGTGATACGGACGCTTGCCATACGTTTTAGCAATTTTCCGCTCCGTCCATTTATCAATGATCCGCCATCTTGGATTGCTTTTTTTATTTTTCATGTCTACGCCTCTTAATCATTAGCTGTAAATGTGAATGGAACAATTGCCTTAGGAATATAATTAATTTCATAATGATACTTGCTTACCGCAGCACCGCCAAGATCTTCAACCACGTACATATTATTATCGGTAAGATTTATGATATGTTTGTGATACCGGCCATTATCATCTTCCACAATAGCGTCAATTCTGCCAGAACCCACATTAATACTCATCTTTCCAATAACTTCAAATTCAACTTTATCAGTACGAGTATTAATAATAACTATGCGGCGGTAGACATTAAAATTATCTGCTTCTTTTGCAATATTCTCACTTACTTTATCTGCCTCTGTGCACCCTGTTAAAGACAACGCCATAACGAACAACATCATAATAGCTATAAATATTTTTTTCATAACTTCTCCTTTATTCCAAAACGATCACATAATGTATTAAAGAATTGGATCTGAGCCTGGTATAAATCATTTTGTATCTTTTTAACATTAACCCCACGCGCTTCTAATTCTTCTTTATACTTATCCAAAGAGCGCATCATTGCGGCACGAGAATCAGCTGCGTCAATTTCTTTCGAGTCCCAAAACTTTTTTCCACTCATTTTTAACTATGCCCCGCTTTCATATAAGCTCCACAATTAGGACAATAGGGAGAGTTGTTCCAAGGCTGTACATCATATCCACATGCAGAGCATATATAAGTCATGACATCAGTGCCCGCCCATACCCAATGGCCTGTTTTTATTGGCGGTAGTGCTGAAAATGCTTCTGCTAATACATCAGGATCAATATTGTATTTTTCATAATCTCCATCCATTCCTATATAACAATTGCGGTCATCGTCTATATCAATCCATCTACTCATAGGAATTTACCTCAGATTCCATCTCACTCATTCCGTTCACTCCAATCCAGTTTTTGCCCGCATTTCGGGCAATGCTCAAAATGATAGATCATATAAGCACTGCAGCTGGGACAAAGTGGGTCATTACGATAATAAGATGGGTCATAAGGTTTTCTTGGCGCCATCTTTTGCAGACTCTTGGTATCAAACCAATATGCTCTGCGTTTCATCTCATCCTCCTCGTCAAATACAGCACTTACCTCCGCGTATGAAAAGTTCCCATTCTTATCTATTTCAATATAGAAACGATTCTTTCCCCAACCCAGGTCTATATAATGATCCTGATGTAACTGTTCAATCTGTTCTGGTGTCAACTCTATTTTCATCCTCTACTCCTTCCAACTACGGTACCAACTCAGGCGGCACTACTGGTAACTGCAATTCTTTAACTTTATCTTCATATATCGGGTCGTATCCCTCACAGATACCAGCATATACAGGACCATAACACATATCTGCAAAATAACCACAATTATCACAATATATATGAAACTCTACCGGACCGATTCCGTATTCCGACCATTGCGTATATTGTATTTCTGAATTACAGACAGGACACTTCATTATCATCTTACTCATTAGAACCACCATTTAATTTATCATGTAAAGAATCAAATGATTTGTACTCTTTGTATACCCAATACCAAGCAGTTGTTTCCGGCCAGCCATTTGCTATCATCTCTTCATATAATTCTTTACGATAATATTGATGCATTGAGAGATGAAGCCCCTCTGTATTTGCTTTTTTACCATACTCAGCTACCCGGTCCGCTATAGAATAATCTATATCTGATACAAAGTACCCCCCGGTATGAAGAGCTGCTTCTTCCGTATTATAAGGTACATGATTCCTTTTACAACGATTGTAATAACGAAGGGTATACTTCAGTTTCCAATTCAGACGTTCCTGTTCTTCCTCATCCACAAAAGAGGAAGAGGAGAGATGAATCCTTCCTTGATTATTATAATAACCAGCCATAGTAACTAAATAGGGGTAATAAGGTACTAAATCTTTTTCTGAGGTTATATGTAATGGTACTATATGCCCGGCAGCATATACTTTAAGAGTTCCCTCTATTATATTGTTGATCCGTTTCTCATCCAGACAATCATAAAAGTCGCATTTACCTGAAAATCTGCTCATAATCATCCTCCTTTTAGGATAGTATATATTATTTTGGATTAATTGTCAAGTACGTTAATTAATTTATTCAGTATAAAGAGTAATGAGATAATCTGAAAGCTTACGCTGGGCAGACAACCAGGCTTCTGTATAATAAGGATGTTCTGAATTCATTGAAGTAATGTATTGCTTTACGGATTGATTATTCAGAAACTGAAATACTTTTAAATTAAGATCCCGTTTTATCTGGTCCTTATTAGTCACTTCACTTAATACTTTGTAAGAATAATACAATTTATAGGTCTTATAATAAAATAACCAGTCAGGTCTTGCTTCCTTCATTAATTGATCCAGCTCCTCATAATATTTCTTCTTCTTTCCTTCGTTTAACCATAACTCACGTATATCTTTGATCCCCTGGCGCTGCATAGCTTCCTTTTGTAATTCAATAATACATTGTCTGTCCTCAGTCGTAGCTTCACGTAATATTGCTTCATTATTATTCTGTTGCACCCGGATTACATAAGTCTCCACATACTGAATAATACCTCTGTTCTTCATTGAATTAAGAGAGGATACCAGAACATCCCGAAAATAAGAATCAGTTCTTAAATAAAAAGAGGAGATATCTGAAGTTAGTAATTTGAATTCCTTAGCTAATTGTGTCTGGTCTTCATTCTGATGATACCGGGCATACCGCTGATTCGCCAGCCCACAGATAATACTCAAATCAATAGGCTTCAAATATAATACTTGTTCTCCTGAATTATAGATATAAGAAGTTAATATATCTATTACATCTGATGCATATTTGCTGGATGACGTTACTGGAAGATAAGGAAGAGGAGACGGATAAATCTCTGATATAAAGTATTTGCTTCCTACCTTTTCATAATTAAACCATCTGCTTAGTTCCAGTAACTGACGCTTCTTTTGTGAACCGGCAACTGCGGGTAAGTTTAATAATGAACAGAGTGACTTATATGTATATGGTGTATTGGTAACTAATGCAGCTGTATCAAGTTCTGTTATCTGAGGCAACAGCTTGTTGTTCTTATTACTTACTTCTTCTTCATTACCTCTGAAACGAATGATATCCATAAACACCTCCTTTACATTGCATCCACATGGTAAGGATTGCGAATTCAAAGCGATTTGTATGTATAATAATTTGTTAAATAATAAATTAAAAGATAATATGTTAAATTGTATATACAATACTTTATTATCTTATGCGGCGACTTAATAAAGTTAATTTTTGACTCTAAAAACCCAATACTATATATTTTATTATTGGGTTTTTGGAGACAAAAGTTTAAAAAAAGCCAAGTGAGAATTGGTAAAAATTGAGGTGGAGGGTATAGCAAAAATTTATGTCACAATTTTATTGTAGATGGAATAATGGCTGATGGGGGTTGATATAATCGTTGATAAAATAATAATGGGTGGTTGGGCTGATAAAAGATTGATGGGATTATAGCATGGATGAGGAGATGTGTCAAGGATGGTGGGGGATGGAGTGGGAGATGGAGAGATGGGAAGATAAGTGTTTATACTTAACTGTTTTATGATTTTAATATTTTTCGATTTAATGGCCGATGAATAATTTTTAGAGCTGTATTAACAAGGTTACTATGAAAAAGAAAAATAAATTAAAGAAATATGAGATAAATATGAGATTGAAAAAATGAGTCAGTGTAAAAATGGACCCGCTATTGGGAAAATTGAAAAAATTTGTCGAATTTTGGTTCAAACACCCCCTGATTTCCTCAAAAAAACTGTAATTTTTCGCAAAAAAGTTTGGTTTTATGGTAGTATTGAATCGGAGGAACTATGTAAACCGCTTTTCGAAAACACTTTTCAAAAACACTTTATTAAAAGCGCCGATTGTATCGGCAAAAGGAGGCTTATATGCGTACACCTAACACACTATCCGAACAACTCAATTCTTTTTTCGGTATTTCAGAAAATAATTATCCGATACCGCAAAATTCAATCGAACGCTATCAAAAAACAGTTGAACTATCTAATCTGTTTAACGAATTGAACGAAAGTACCGCCGAAAATAATGACGATATTTTTTCGCCGTATATTTCAGAAAAATCGTTATTAAAAGCGTTTTTTGACCGTCTAAGCGACGCCGAATATCGTGTAAAAATGGATGAATACGACGAAAGTCTAAAAACCGCCAAGTATCATTTTACACCATTCATACCTGCGTCAGAATTTACCGATATAGGCGAGTATATTGCCCAAAACAATTTGCATATCATTTTAACTAAAGTTGTCTTAAAAGGACTTTTGAGATATTCAACTAGACGAAAAGCCCATATTGCAAATACGGCGAAAAAAGCGCCGTCTTTCCGTAATGATTGGGCGATAGAACGAATAATCACTAGTGGTTACAACGATCAAATTTTTGACGATATGACACAAAATGTAGCGTTGTGTATTTACGAAACTTTGATTCCAAATGGTATGATTAGTTTTGTACCATTCGAGAATGATTTATGCTTATTTGATATTCATTTTGACATAGACCAAAAAGCGTATATCAAATTATGGAATGTTGTACAAAATACATTTACTCAATGCCATGGTCACTCATATAGCGTGAAACATGCGTCAATTGAATCATTATCGGAAATAGGTGTACAATTTCAGACCGCCGAAAATGACATTGAAACGCGACTTGCAAATATAAGATATATTGATAGTTTTCACGCAAATATGTGCATAATGAAAATATTCATGAAAGATAAAATGTATCATGAATTGACCGCTATCATTGAGGGAATATTAAAAGGATATAATCTTGAAACAATCAATAAAGCAACGAATATTCGTTGCGACTATGTTATCTCAAAAGCGCGTTTTTTCCATTGTTTCGCGCTTTTAGTACAAAAAGGACACACACAAAACTATATCTGTAAAACTATGAATATATCTGAAAAAACTTATAATAGGTATATAGCAAAATTGCCTGCCGACTTTGGGAAAATGGAATTTGCAATCTAATTAAACTATATCGAATACCGCCGACTTCGGCGGTATTTTTTTTTTGAAAAAAATTGGTTTTTTCTAGTCTTGATTGATAGTTATAGTGTAAGGATTGATTGAGAATGACATAGAAATATGTCATTAGAAAAAACCAAAGATAATTCTATGTTTTTTCAAACATGGAATTATTTTTCAAATTTTTTTGAAAAAAATTGGTTTTTTCTAGTCTTGATTGATAGTTATAGTGTAAGGATTGATTGAGAATGACATAGAAATATGTCAATCATTCATTCACTTGCAAGTGCGGTTAGTTAGAGTCGCAACCGCTTTTCCGAATGACTTAAAATGGACTTTGTGAATGAACGGTTGACATTGGGAAGTGTCAAATCCTCATCAATCTGCGCACACCGCATGGTTAGAGCGAGTCTCGGCGGACAGGGGCGAAGCTCAGACGAATCTAGCCAGACTTTGGATGACCGTCTTAAAATGTCACCCCGCTTGTTACCGCAGACGTTAAGGCGGTAACCGCCAAACCCGGCAGGCTGTAGAAATGTTCCGGGTTGCTTTTCGGTGGATCGTTGACCCTGAGAGGAGTCTCTCAGGAACCGATGAACGTCTTCTTAGTCTTGCACCCTTGCAAATTCTAGGGCATAGTTCTAGGACTTGCAAGGATGCAAGACTGCATCCTAAAAATAATATTTTTAGGAGGTCATATTATGACGTACAACAACATGAAGAAGGCTGAGCTTGTGAACCTGTGCAAAGAGCGGAATCTTCCCAGTAATGGCAAGGTTGCCACGCTGATTGAGCGCTTGGAGACTGCAGACCGTAAGGCTGCTGAAGCTGCCAACGCCGGGATTGGCGTTGGAGCGAACTCCAAGAAGTCCTATGCCGTGAACGCGATGCGTCCGGCAATCGTGGCGGCAAATGAGGCGAATAATCGCCGCGCCATCACTAAGGACGACGCCGCAGAAGCGGGCGTAGACGAGGAACGCTGGCAGGAATGGAAAAAGTGGTGTGCAGATCTCCACGAGATCGTTTCCACCTACGTGGAGGCAAAACGCTCCAGATCTGCATCTTCTGCATCTACTGAGATGCGCCAGACGTACCGCCAGAAGATCTACCCGGCATGGAGAACCATGCTGAAGGTAGGGGAGGAAAACATTTTTTCGCCGAAGATGTACCTGCGAGAGGATGACGTAGAGTCCCTGATCGGATTCTGCGAAGACTTCGTGGGGACTGCAATGGGAACTGAGCAGGCCAACGCAACCGAAGGGAAGTTCCGCAAGTTGGTGGAGACCCTGATCGGTTGCCGCATTAAGGGATGTGAGACGCTTCCTGCAAAGGATCGCGATCTGATCATCCTGTACGAGAGCGCTCTGCGCTCCAAAGAGAAGGCTGAGAAGGCACTGAACGGAGACGGAAAGAATATCGTGGGTATCATCCGCGAACTGCAGGCTGCTGAAGTGCAGACTGAGAAATTCGTAACGTCTCTGCGGGAACTGGGACTGACCGAAGAGCGCATCGCCGAGGTGACGGCGCCGTTCTACGTGAAGGTAAAGGATCTGAAGGAAGCTAAGAAGCGTTCGGAAAAGGCTCTGAAGAAGGCCGAAGAGACGATCGCCGCGAAGAAAAATGCGGCGCAGGAGATCTACGATCGCATCAAGAGCCGCTAAATTAAAACCGGGGAGGTGAAATACCTCCCCTTTATGGACTCATGTGCAAGCCTCCCCGTGGCGAGTCTGGATTCGAACCGATTGCACAAGAAGGGAACCTTATGGTATAATGCTCTGAGGTAAAGGAGGGTTATTATGCACACAGTATCTGTTTTCTATGACGGAGAGTGGTTGACGTATGAAAACTGCAGCCCGCTCACCACACTTTGCATGATTAACGACGCTTTAGCGCAGGGGCTGCGTGTAAAGCGTGACGGCAAAGAGATCGTAGAATCTTCTTACACTTGAAACGACCAATGTGTCCCCAAAAGGGAAGCGTCCACGTCGCGGGGGATGGGCAACGGGAATTATCCCGGCTGATTTCCTAGAAGGAGGTGTGTCATATAGGCGAGAAAGGAAAAATACTATCCCTTTCCAATGAGGATCTTTTAGAGACGCTCCAGAAGAACAACCCGGAGTTACTCAAAAGTGCTTTATCCAAAATTGAGGAGGGCCTCCGTGAAGAATCGGAGGGGACTTGTTTCGTGCCCGCCAAGGCAAAGGAATTTGAAAACCTATGCGTAGAGCTTAGGGAAATCGTTTCCGCCTTGGAGGGCGAAGTCATCGCCATTACTCCTATTGGGAGAAAATGTTTACGCCATTATATAGACGTATGCATCCCGGATGAGGCAGTAATGGATGCCGAAACGTTCCAGCGTTTTTTGGAATGTCTCAGGCATTTCAATTATTGCCATTGGAGTATTGAGGATGGCGATGACTTAATTACTCTGGGATTGTCCTTTAGTGGGATTTACCAGAAGTAGGGTACGGAAATCATTTTATTCCAGACTAGAACACAGGAGCTACGGAAACGAATTCCGACTCCTGTGTTTTAGTATGCAATAAAATGCAAAATAAGGAGGAACCAATGGAAACTGAAACCAAGAAACTCACCGCAACCCGGCAAAAAGCTATTGCGACCGCAATAGCTTTATGCTATCCTGTTTCTGTGGTCTCCAAATTAACGGAGGCAACAACGGAAACGGAAATCAATCGCATTATGACGACAGCCCGCCATGACGCGATCAAGGCAGACGAATTCCGGACACGTTCCCGGATCGTCTGCAACTTCAAGCCCCATTCTCGTGGGGTTGTGGTATTTGCAAGATAACGGAAACTAATGCACAAATTAAAATTAGGAGGGAAACTATGTGCTACAATGGAAATTTTAACGTTTTATTCAACTCTGAGCAGTTCTGGGCAGAGTCCGAAATCTTCTGGGATCACGCAGATGACGGAGACCTTCTGGAGTGGCTTGCGCCGCGCCGAGAGAAGGAAAACGAGATGGACGCAATGGAAACACCTGCAAAGGTGATGTTCCGTGGTAACCGAAACAGCCAGTACCGCTATCGCGTGATGAAGCGCGAGAAGGCGAAATACGGCAAGACAAAAGCAGATCGCCGTCAGGGACGGAAGGATTATCGCGACCTGTGCCGGGAGATGCACGAGTTCCGTGTATACAATGCCGGGGACAAAAAATCCCGGAAGGCAAAGGAGCAGTTCGCCTCCGCCCTGGGTGACGAATGGGACGTCACCCGGGGACAGGCAAACAACATTGCCGCAACGGAAGTTGTGGCCGAAGATTTTGTAGAGTCCCGGAAGGCAGAGCTGAAGGCAGTACAGGAAGAGATCCGTAAGGTAAACCTGAAGTGGTCCGATCTGCTGGGCCAGATGATGGCTCTGGAAGACGAACTCGCTGAACTCGCTCCCGGTTGGAAAGAGTGGGAAAGCTACAAAGCAAAGGAGGAACGGAGATGAAAAAACTCATCATCAGACTGGCTCTGATCGCCAGCCTTGCGTCTGCAACGGAAGCTACCGGGATCAGTCCCTATAGCTTCTACAAGAAGCTGGTCAAGAAACAGAAAATCGGTGTGGTAAGGGAATACTATACCGATAAATTGACAGGAGATATTCTTCGTAATCGCGGTGATGACATCATCGTGGAACGGATCATCGGCAAGGTAATTGACAACAAGGGCAATGGAAAAGTCCTTGGTGTTGAGGATTATGACTATATTTCCTACAACGGAGTCAATGGAATCTGCAAAGGAGATATAGTCATGACGGTGTGTATCTACGCACCGAACAGTGACGGCGAAGATGATATAATTGAGCGGTTTGATTATATCATCGACCGAAAGGGAAAGAAGGTGAAAAACGCGAAGAATAAGTAATACATAAATTAAAACAAATCCTGCTCAGTACTGGTGTACCGCTAGTGAAACGAATGACGGAATAGCTTGCGTCTGGGTTCAATTCTCAGATGAGTGGTTCTGCGGATTTATCGCAAAGCAAAGGAGGAATTATCCATGAGCAGCAAGGAAAAGGAACTGAAAGAACTGGAGTGCTTCGAACAGTACTTCGACCCAAATCGCCAACCTTTGGTTGACGAGTATTTCTGCAAGGTAACCCGAAGGGAGACGATCCTGCGGAAGATCAAGAACGCGATTCTTGATTTCATCTGCAATCCGTTTGTGCTGATGATGGCCGCTTTTGTGGGATGCATCATCTACGGCTAATTACAACTTAATATTGGTAATATACAAAATAATAAACACATAGCCAACAAGGCAAAGGAGGAACAATTATGTTCAACGTAGGCGACATTGTAACCGGTATTGATTCTAAGCAGTATTGCATTACGAACGATGCAGCGATCTGCAGAGTTATGGCGGTAGGGATCGCTGGAAATCCAGACAAAATCAAGGTAAAAGTTCTGGAACGAACCGATGGAGAGTATGAGGAGAGTGTCGGGGACATTTATCCGGTAGACGCCCGGCACTTCAAGTTGGTTGAGGGGTATCAGGTAGTAAGCGAGATCCCGGAACCTGAATATGATCTGACGCCAGTGTCGGATGAGATCATTGACCGAATCGCAAGTGAAATGGCAGTATTTTTTGATAAGTACGGTCATAGGCACTCCATGGAGGGTATCAGGGAAATCCTTCGGGTGTATCTGGAAAACAACATGCCGCTGATCGGCATCCTGCGTCAGCATCCGAATTGGGATGAAGAAAAGCTGGCAATCGTGTTCTCCAAGGGATACGTCCGCAGCGTCCAGTATCAGCAGGTAGTGGAGTTTACTGACTGGTTTCTTGCGAAGAAAGTGGAGCAGATCAACGCAAACGAAGTCAAATACTGCGGTAAGTCTTACCGTTGGTGGATGAGCCAGTATCGCCAGTTAGACCGAGCTGTAGATTTCATAAGCAATCTTGAGAGTGGCTTTTCTGCTTCTATTTCGTTCAACGGAATGGAAATCGATCCCAGACAAGAAAAAAGATTTGCCAGAAAAGCAATCGAAAGTCTGGATAATTTCCCGACTGTTACGGGAAAATATGTAAACTATACTTACTTTGCGGATTACGACAAGGTAAAATCTTTCCGCCAGGTACTTCTGAATTATTTCGGTCAGGAAGATCCGAGTACCATTTCTCCGGTAGCCACAAAGGAACTGACGGATAAAATTAACGAGATTTATCCCGGTATGGCTGTAGAGGGACAGAAGATCTCCCGGATCGTAGGGAAAATCGGCAAGCTCCTTGGGTTCGATCAGATTAAGGAAAAGTGGAACGGTCGTGACTACGGTTGGAACAGACAGTTCGCCATGTTCGCAGATGCTATTAATCCACTGGAATATACAAAGTATACTCTCATTTCCTTAAATCCTATGGATTTCCTGACCGCCAGTTTTGGTCACGGTTGGGCGTCCTGCCAGACTCCTGATTACCAGAACTTAAGAAATTGTTCACATACTTACGAAGGCATGTACATGAGCGGTACTCTTAGCTACATGCTGGATGGGGTATCCATGGTATATTACACGGTAGATGCCGATTACAAGGGAGATGAGTTCTGGAAACAGGATAAATCACAGCGGTGCATGTTCCACTACGGAAACAACGTACTGGTTCAGGGCCGGGTTTATCCTGATGGCAGAGATGGTGGAGACGGAAGTCTTGCTTCTCAGTTCAGGGCGGTCATGCAGGAAGTAATTACTACCTGTACAGGGAAACCGAATCTGTGGACTCTAAAGAAGGGAAGTGGTTCTATCAGAGAATTTACAGAATCTCATGGTACCCATTACAGAGATTACCAGCAGTATAATGATTGCACGATCTCTCTGCTCAAGGGATGTGAGCACAAGATAATCCATATTGGTCACAATCCGATCTGCCCGGAGTGTGGAAGGGAACACGAAATCTGTGGTCAGTTAACCTGTGATCGCTGTGGTCGTACAAAATACTGTAACCATTGCGGATGCGAGGTTGATCCTGATTTTGCAATCGAAATTGACGGCAACGTATTCTGCGACTCTGAATGTGCTGAAGCGTCTGGTTATGTGAATACTACCGATGACGGATGGCATGAAAGGGAAAGTTGCTTGTATGATGACCTGGAAGATGAATGGTACTGGGATTACGAAAGCAGTTACGTGGTAACGGAAGATGGTCATAGTTATATTGACGAAGACAACGCAAGGGAGGCTGGTTATGCCCAGAACGCAGATGGCGAATGGGTTGATGCTGCCAGTCTGAGCGAGGAGGCGGAATAATGAAAAACAAATCTACATTCCCGGAATTCATTGAGATCTGCAAGAAAACGGAAAAGGAATTGAAAGTATTCCTTGAAGGCGAACTGAAAAAGTATTATACGGAAGTCATCAACGCAAATGGCTTCCTGTATGCCAAAGCAAACAATTGTCCGGTGCTTCTCACAGCTCATATGGATACAGTTCACAAGGAAACGATCAAAGATTATTACGAGGACATTTCCTGTGGTCAGCATATGATTTCCTCACCTCAGGGAATTGGTGGTGATGATCGGTGTGGAATCTATATGATTCTGCGAATCCTTAAGGAAACGGATATGAGGCCGGCAGTACTGTTCTGCGAGCAGGAAGAGATCGGCGGTGTTGGTTCGAATAAGTTTTGTACGACCGAGCATCTGGAAGATATTAAGAAACTGAAGTTCTGTATTGGACTGGATCGTACCAATGCAAAAGACTTGGTATTCTATGATGATGACAATGAAGAGTTTCAGGATTTCTGCGAGAAGGTAACTGGATATAAAACTGCTTGGGGATCATTCAGTGATATCAGTCATATCTGCCCGGATGCAGGAGTATCTGGTGTGAATATCTCATGTGGATATTACAGAGCACATACAGTTCAGGAATATGTCATCATGGAGGAGATGATTGAAAGCATCAGTAAGGTAAAGGAGTTAATGCAGGAGGCAAACAAAGAGGAAACTGAACAGTTCGAATTTGTCCAGACGCCGTACAAGGGATACCTTTGGGAACGCTATGATGCGTATGATGATTATTACAATCATAACTACAGTTATTATGGCAGATATTACGGGAACTATAACAAATCCAAAGCACCTGTGAAAATGAATCCGGGATATGAACTGTATATCCAGTTTGTAGAGGAGGGAGTACACAAAGAAGATTGTATTGACGGAGTAAGTGAAAGCGACTGCTGGCTGACGTTTTTTCTGGATCATGCGTCTGTATGCTTTAATGATGTGTTAGATTGGGAGGGATACGACATCTAATATAGATACATAATACAACCGAAATTAAAAATAGAAGTTTACAACAGAAAGCAAAAATAGGATTTGGAGAATTGTTTTAGAATTCATATATAAGAAAGGAGTAACATTATGGCAACAATGGAAACGACGACAGAGCATATCCGAGACAACATCTATAAAACTCTTATGTCTCCTATCTGGCAGATGGATAAAGTAGATAAATGCCCGCATAGAAAATGGAATGATTTGGTTATCTGCTATAGATATAAGATTGATGATGAACATTGTGCATTAATTACAAAGGAGATTGCGGACCAGCTTGAGATGACAGAAGAAGATCTGTATCAGGGAAGCAAAACAGACCATGTCATGATACAGGGAATGTTTGATGTACTTACTGCTTATGGTTGTGAATACACTGGAGGTGCAAGTGAAAACTTTTTAGTGGTTAACCCTAATACTTTGCATGGTGCATCTAGTATTTTGAATGAAAAAGAATTTAAGGAAAAAGTCAAGGCAGATTGTTATCTGATTCCTTCTTCTATTCATGAATGGCTGTTATTAAATCCGGCTGTTATTGATACGGATTCTGTCAAAGAAATGGTTAAAAGTGTTAATAATTCTGAAGTCGATCCAAAAGACAGACTGAGTTATAACGTATATTGGTACGATGCTGTTAACGGTATGATTACGATTCTGTAAGTAATAAAGCAAATAAATAATATCACACACATACATATTTAATTATCAAGGAGGTCATATAATGAAGTTTAGTTTTGGTAAGAATGAGAAGGCTCTGAAGATTGTTGCTCCCGTTGCTGAGAAGTCCGCAGAAGAGAAAGTCCTGGATCGTCTGTTTGATCTTACGGAAAGTAATAAGCAGGTGATTGGTGGTAAGGTATACGCCAATATCCCGGTGGAACTGCTAAAGCTGGATGAGCTTTATCAGAGAACCAATACTTACAATCTGGATACGGTAAGACGCCTGACGCTGCAGTTTGATCTGAAGCAGATGGATACGCTGATGGTATCTGTCCACGAAGAAGAGAAGCGGTATTACATCATGAATGGTATGCACCGTTTCTTGGCGGCAACTGCGAAGGGAATTGATGCACTGCCTTGTGAGATTCAGTTCATTGATGGTGATGCAGAGACTCGGAGAAAGGCAGAAGCAAAGTATTTCATCTCTCAGCAGATTCTGGTGGACAAGATGAGTCCGCTTGATCAGCACAAAGCACATGTTGTTCTGGGAGATCAGGAGTATGTTGATCTGGATGACATTGTGAATAACACAGACGGTATTCAGTTCAAGAAGAATCGCCACAAGGGAAGACAGCCGAAGGGAACTCTGACCGGGTATGCTCAGGCAGTTGCCATTACGAGTAAATACGGAAAGGAGCATATGCAGAATGTATTTGACATTTTGATTGGTGCTCATTGGAATGAAGTCGGTACTGGTCTAAGCTATTATGCACTGCGCATGGTTTCTGATGTACTTGCGGCTCATAATACTGCGGAAGTGAAAGCAGAGATCACCAGAGTACTTCGCAAGTGGGATCCGAAGCTGTTCCAGGCAGTTGCTTGGAGTCATTACACTACGAGAACCCAGGGCAACGCAAATGCACTGTTCCTTGAAGACTACGTTTGCACGAATCTGAATATTCCTCGTCTGATCGATAAGGAAGTAACGGAAAGATTCAATCCGAACGTTGCATAATAGGTAAATTAAATAAAACGGGGAGTCTGTATCACACGGGTACAGGCTCCCCGCCAATGAGTGGTGTAGTTAAATATTCATGACAATGAATGTTTAGTTATGTTACTCATTCACCAAGCATATTAATGGAGGGAAACAAAATGGAATCGAACAACAAGGAAACGGTAGAAATGATGATCACTTATTTTTTGAATGAAATTGAATTTCAGAAAGAGCTGATTCGTCATGCGAAACACGATATTGATGACGCAACGGAAGATGGTGATAATTCGAAACTTAGAATTCATACCAAGATGCTGCGGAGAAGAGAAGCGAAGATGAATGATCTTCACCGGATGTTGGACTTTGTACAGAGGCTGCATTACGAAATGGAGGTACAGTAATGAGAGCAATTCAGTATGATACCAGATTGAGCCGGGATCGGTTGCCGATGCTTGTAAAAGAAAGCAGCTTCAATTACAGCGGTAATGTTTACTTGACTTCTCCTGTTGCGATCTATCAGTTTCTGCGTCAGGCAGATGATGTTGAGACGTTGGACAAAGAAAAAGTGTATTTGTTTTGCTTTAATAACAAAAGCAAACTGATTGGTTGGTTCATTGTATCTGAAGGAACGATCAATCTTTCGTTAATGTCCTCAAGGGAAGTGTTTATCAAAGCGCTTGCCGTCGGAGCGGTAAATATTATTCTGGTTCACAATCATCCGAGCGGTGATCCCTCACCCAGTACAAACGATGACAAAGTAACAGAAAATGTTAAGCAAGGTGGTAGTATTCTGGGAGTACCGTTATTGGATCATGTTATTATCGGTGACAGAACTTATTATTCCTATATGGAGAATGGGAGGTTGTAATATGAATAACAATACGGAAATTATTTCCGGGTTTACATTCTGTATTCGGGGCAGAGATTACTTTGTTCCGTCTCAGTTAGTGAAACGGACAAAAACGTTCTCAAAGAAGATTCTGACCAAGTTAAGTTACCCGCTGACAGAAGCGAATGTGAATTGGATGTTCGATCACATTCAGAAATGTGATAAGGAACAGACTTCATATGGGCTGAGGATTTGCGGTGACCGCTACGGAAATAAATTCACGCTCTGCATTCCGTATGGAGAAAGAGAAGATTATATAGAAATGGAGGTAAGCTGATGCGGTATCCAAAGGAAGTGTTCCATGTCCGTGAGGATGTAACCAGGGAAAATATGAGAGCTTACGAAGCAAAACGAGATCGGTTCTACAAAAAGTGTGAGGAACTGTTCCCGGATTTCTGGTCACTGCCGTTTAGAGAAAGAATGGAAATTAAAAAACTGGTAGAGGAGGAAATGTAATGAATCAGATTGTTGTGGAAGAAGATATGTTCGCAAGGGAATTCACGAAAGAAGAAAGATGGGATCGTGCGGCTAAGTTGGGTCGTCACAATCTTGAGCAGTGGAGAAAATTACATGAACGGTACAATACGTTAGGTAAAGAAAGGGAGAATGCGTAAAGCAAAATAACAGTCAGTGATAATAATTAATAGTATATATAATATACATAATGAAATAGAAAAAATTCTACATATGTATTTATATAATATTATTGGGTTTTTGGAGTCAAAAATTAACTTTGTAAAGTAAAAGAGGTGTTTGACTTAATAAAATTAAGTGATAATAAGCGACATTAGGTAAAATTACCCAGTATTAAGTTCGCCTTGAAACATGTTGGAAACGATGTTGACATTGAAACAGAAAGGGATATGAATATGTATTATGTAATTATGTCACACAATTTTGATGCAGAGACTTGCATCTGGGAATTCGATGAATATCAGGTAGCGGTTGCATTCCTGCATTGGGAATGGGAAAGATATTACAATGAAGAGATCGCTTGCGAAAGCAGACTGAATGAAAATGAATGCTTCCATGACTGGGATTATGCCAAGGTAGAATGGTCTGATGGTGATTATACGGAATTCACTTTGGTTGAAGGTTTGGATGACGTTCCATCTGAATTTGAAGAAGAATGGGAACGGTATGCACCGTAAAGCAAAGGAGGTATACACATGCGGTATTATTACAGATTCATTATTGTAGACGGTTCCGGGGCTGAGGTAAGCAGAGATTACGTCACAAGAAAAGACGCTGAGTTCGATCTGCCTGAGTACAAGAAACTGTGTGGTGGTTGTCGCATTAAGAGAAGACGGTATTACTATCAGTAAAGGAGAATAACATGAAATATTACATCGTACCGAAGAATGAAATTGCAATGGAAATCAATGCCAATATCATGAAGTGTGAATCCGCAGCGGACGCCATGTCCTTTTTCGCCATCAATATGGATTCTGATATGAATACATATTTTGAAGCTGTAAGCGAAAATGATTGGGCAATGTATCAGCTTAAGCGAACTCAGACAGAAGAGAAACGAATATTTCTTGAGTTCGCAGAAGATGTTTTAGAGGAAGACTTCGATGATATTGAAGAAGACGATATTCCTGCTTTGGCAGAATATGCTTGGGAGCTGTACTGCGGAGAACGCAAAGGAGGTGAGGGACTGACAGAGTATGAGTGCATTGAGAAGGCGGTTGATGATAATTATGAAACGATTGAGGAGGAAGAATGATGTCGTGGACTAGCATGAAAAATTCCAGATCTTATCTGAAGGCAGATACGAAGAGAAGAGATTATAATGATCCATATGCAGAAATAGCTGCAGCTGCTGTTCGTCAGGCTGTGAATGATTGGGTGGAGTTACATAAGAAGAGAGGCAAACCTGAATGGTTACGTGACCCGCCTGGTACGAAAAAAGAGAATCGGCGCACGAAGGCAGATGAAATTCGTAACATTGAAGAGTTTTTCTTGAGTGAAGACTTTCAGATGTACACGGATATTGATGGGAAAAAGCTGTTGGAATATCTGAAAGATCTGTATCTGTTGCGGAGAGTTGTATAGGTTAAATTAAACGGAGGCAAACAATGGATGTATTACTGCAGAAAATGTTTTTGGAACCAGAGAGATGGACCGAAGCGATTGAAATTGGTGTTGGTAAAAACATCAGCAAAACAGAAATGAGACAGTTATGTGATCCTGAAGTACGGAAAGCATTGTTGTACAAGATTGCAACAGATCAGTACAGAATTGCTCCACCGCATACAGCACAGATTCCAAAGGATACACCGGGTGAATTCAGAACGGTTTATATCAATGAAAACATTGATCGAATCTTTCTGAGTCTGGTGAACAATCTTCTGTTTGAGATGTTCCCGGAGATGATTCATCCTGCTTGTACGTCTTATCAGAAGGGCATCGGTTGCGGCAAGGTAGTGCAGAGTATCTCTAAAGAGATACAGAAAGGGAACGGAACAGTCGGATTCAAATCAGATCTGAGTAAATACTTTGATTCAGTCCCGCTGAAATGGATTGATTATGTCTTCGATCAGATCGAAACGAAAGTCGGGAAGAGCATAATCATTGATATTATCCGTGATTATTATCATACGGACTGGTGCTTTGACATTGAAGGGAATTTGATTCAGCATTATCAGTCATTGAAACAGGGCTGTGCTGTAGCGAGTTTTCTTGCGGATGCCATGTTATATGACATGGATGAGCGGTTAAGTAAACTAAAAGGGAAGTATGTACGATACAGTGATGACTGTTTATATGTTGGATCTGATTATGAAGATGCAATGCGGATAATGAAAGCAATGTTAGCAGAGAAAGGACTGACATTGAATCCGAAGAAAGTAGAGTACATTGATGGAAATCGTTATGTCAAATTCCTTGGTTTCAGCATTTGCGGAGGAAATATCAGTCTCAGTAAGAGCCGAGTAAAGACATTCCAGAAAGAAATTGAAAAGCGAACCATCAAAAGCAAACGGTCGTATAAAGCAGCTGTAAATGCAGTCAATCAGTATCTGTATGGTGGAGAATACAGTTGGGCAACATCTGTATTACCAATCATCAATGTAGAGGAAGACATACAGGAACTGAACAAGTTCGTTATGGACGCATTGAGAGCTGTGCAGACAGGGAAAAAGAAGATAGGAGGTCTTGGCTATGTTCCTGATGGTAAAGTAGGCGTGATCAGTCGTGGAACTGGCCGCAACGTAAAAGCGAATCGTATGAAAACAGCTAAAGAAATTAGTGGGTATCATACGATTAATGAAATGCGGCTGGCTTTAATGACTTCAAGGGAAGTGTTTGATACTCTGGTAAGAATGATGTAAACAACAAATCATTATGGCAAGAATGTATGCTAGGCAAATGAAATTTAAGTCATACAGCTCCCAGCCACTTAACCTGGATCCTGCCAGGCTCGAGCTTGGCAAGTTGTCTGACGACAATGCCGGAAGCTCGAACCAGGCAGGATCCAGGTGACCATCCTGAAGTATCCTTCAGGATTAGTCGCTGGTAGCTGTATCTCCTATGAAACAAATAAAGGAAGCCATCATGTTTGTAAGGCATACATAAATAATAGTGCAATGGAAATCAATAAGGATCTTATATTTAGTCCATGCTGGAGGCGGCCACCGGTCGTCGCCCGCAATGGACTCTATCGTTATGCGGGCGACGACCGGTGGCCGCCTCCAGCATAATGACATGAGACAAATAGAGAGAAGCACCGCAAGATATGAGTTGGTTTCAATCCTAATGGCAAGGGAAGTATGAGGAGAGGTAAACATTTATGATTACGGATCCCGGCAGCACCTGCTGCAGGCACACGTTTCATTGACATTCACGGATCCTGCAGCAGGTGCTGCCGGGATCCGTAATTGATGATACTCAGTACAGAGATGCCATTTTTACCCCGGATCATACATTTAATAGAGTAAGGAGACAGCGAAATGATTTTGTTTGATAAATTGGTCAACGAGATAGGTAAAGGTTCGTCAGTACTCATACGACTGAAGGAAAAGGACCTAATCGTGAATGGTCAGTATTGGATTCAGAACGGTAAAGTAAACGAACCGTGTGATACACTGATGAAACACTATGCGAATATTATGGAACTGATTGAAGATATGTATATCAGTTACAAGTATTCGTATCCCGATGAAATGGGAACCAAACGAAAGCGAAGTTATTTTAAAGCGCTTACCGCTGATGAAATGACAGATGCAGAACTGGTGACTGGTGCTAAAAGGAGGACAGCAAGAGTTCTGTTAGAAGCAACTGTATTACTTAGTACATTGAACGGAGATCTCAAATGGAGGGATGAATGGGGATCTTGGTTCTATCAGGGAAAGAAAGATAAGGATTTCATTCTGTTAAAGGAATGGGTCGTGTAACGTAACTTAGTGGGTAAGTAAACTACAATATAAAATAATAGGAGAATAAATTATGCAGAACAGAAATAATAGAATGAACACTCTGAACAACGCTGGTATCGATACTTCCAAATATTATAACGTGGCTATTGACAAGGCACTTCCGAAGGGAACTACGCTGACGATCACGATTGGTGAGAATGGTCTGCCTACGGTTACGACAACGGAACTGAAAGGAATGCTGGACCAGATCGACAATCAAGGATATGTAAAGAACAGCAATCTGTTCAGACGTTGGGTGATGGCTCAGACGTTCCGTATGATGAAACATGAGGGCGGCTATACCACAGCTCTGAACGAGAAGCCGTATAAGTATCAGTGGACGATGCTTGAGAATGAACTTCATGCTATGAGCAAGATCGAAAAGGAAGATAAAGAACTGTTCAAGGTACGGAAAGATTTCTTTACCAAGGAAGTGATCATTGCCATGCTTGAGGATTACAAGGCAAAGCTGAATGCCGAGTGTGAGCGCGAGTTTTGGGCGTGGGCACAGCGTAAGCGTACAGAAGGTATCGCAATTGCGAATATCACAATTGATGCAATCAAGCAGTGTACAAATTATAATGGTTACTATCAGATTATCCGAGAGTTTAACAAGGAACTGAAGGGTGGACGAAGAGATGGTTATTATTGCCCGGATCTGACACTGAGCCGTACCACTGCCAAGTGTAAGGAATGGATCGATGCGTACAAGGGAGCGGGTGCGTATTACAGCCTGCAAAATTATCTGCGGTTCCATGCAAATACTCATGTATATCTGCCGACGAATGAGAGAGGCCGTGTTCTTTGGGCAACTCGTCTGGAGGCGGAGGGAGAACTGGAAGTCAAGAGAGAAGAATACAAGGGACAGTGGTATAAACTGTTCGGTTACTTCAAGAGAGTAATTGAACTGAATCAGTTCGATTTCGATAAAGCCATGCGTCAGAAGTATAATCGGTAATAACGGAAAGGGATTGCGACCCGATAATACAATACTATAAGTTTAACATTATGATCCTGGAAGGCGGATAGCTGCGGATTATCTTCCGGCTTCCGCCTTCCAGGATCAGATTGATGAATCCATTACAGAAACGCAAAATGATAGTTGAGTATTGTCAAAGTCCTTGCCAAAGGACAATGAGCATGGTATAGTATGAACAGAAACGAACATATGTTCGAAATATTATAAAGGGGGATGACGAATATGTATGTTGTAGTTGTAACCAATAATTATAATGACAAAGGAGAAGCTATCTTATGTAAGACAAAAGATGACGGTATTAAGGAACTGAAGGAAAAATTCTTGACACTATGTGATGAAGCAATCAATTTAAACAGACACCACACACATGTGTCTGCTGATCTGCTGTATGCGGAAGTATGGGATGGATTATTGGCAACAGAAATGAGAGTACTACCCGCTGTGGGAACGAACTGATTGTAAAATAAGGAGAAGATAAGGAACCAGTAAACACTGGTTCTTTTTCTTTAGATTAAAGTATACTAATTAACTTAAATATACTAATGATGGTATATCAAAGGAGGTTATATTATGGCAAGAAGAAAGCCGAAACAGTACAAGCTGACAAACGGCGTGGTTTATGATCTGTATCTGACAGGAGACACGCATGTGCATATCTCTAGCGGTAACGAAAAGATTGGCAAGGGAATTTACAATCTGTCCTTGCTTCCGGGAGACGAACCGTTGAAACGGAAAGATGGTCTGCAGCTTACGAATATTGCTGGTACTTGCCATGGTTGCTGTGATGGTTGCGGTGATTGTTGCTATGCAAAACGTTCTGCAATTCAGCATCACAATGTGAACATCAAAGCATGGGGTGAGAATACTATGCTTGCAAGGGAAGATACGGAAACGTTCTTTGCTGAGGTCCAGACCTTTCTTGATCGCAATGTGGTTTCGGTATTCCGAGTTCATGTGGGCGGAGAGTTCTTCTCTTATGCTTACATAAAGAGATGGGTTGAGTTCGCTGCGAAGAATCCTGATGTGATCTTTTATGTTTACACGAAGCGGTTCGGATGGGTCGAGAAGGTAGACGAAGAGTACAACGGAGTTCTTCCTGATAATTTTAGAGTGCTGGTTTCGATTTGGCATAAGAATTACAGCAACCCGAGAGGCTTTGCAGAGTTCATTTATGACGACGGAACGGAACCTGAGCTGAAAGATGTTGTCCACTGCCCGGCAGTAGATAAGAATGGTCATGAGACTGGTGTTACTTGTTCGATGTGCAAGAGATGCATTAAGGCAAAGAAAGGGACCAGAACTGCAGTGTACGCACATTAATACATGATAAATTAAAACGCAAATAATTACTTGACAGATAAGGCAAAAGGAGGTATCATAATGGCAACAGAAAAGAATACAGCAAACAAAGAGTGGATGACAGCTTACAAACTGATGAGACTAGGGAAAGATGGTAAAGTGTATCCACTCTTTATTAATAGGAAAGAACCGACACGGTTCGGAGCAGTGCTGAAGGCAGAATGCTTCCCCACGAAAGGGTTCGCCATTCGGACAGGGTGGCACTGTTGTTTCACTCCTTATGCACCACATCTTAAAGAAGAACTCGCAAGTGGAGAAAGGAGAGTATGGGTTGAAGTCAAAGTAAAGGATTGGGAAAGTTATGATCGCCCGGCTAGCCAGGGGAATGCTTGGATACTGGCACAGAACATGGTCGCAGTAAGAGTAATGGATGAAAAGGACGTCATTAAGGTTAGGAGGGCTGCATGATGAAAAAGTTTTATTGTCCTGTAAATGGTTGGGATTACCCCTATTGGGAAAGAGACGGTACCTGCTCTATAGTTGATAATGGTGATGACCCTGTAAAGGAATGCGATGATGCAGCTACCTTTTGGGATGAAGATGATGATTATTTTGTATATGATTATGAGAACGGAAACATTGATTGATAATTGCATGTTGATAAATAGATAAATTAAACAAGAATAAACAAAATAAACAAGATTAGTAATTCAAGAAAAGGAGATTAAATTATGGCAGCATGTGTAGAGACTATGTTTAGTGTAAGAGAGACACCGTGGCATCATCAGGGGACCGTTGTTCAGGATGCTCCGACTTCGAAAGATGCGATCAAGTTGGCGGGTCTGGATTGGAGAGTGATTCAGCATGAAGTAGTAGATAAGGAAACAGGAATTGTGATTCCGGGATTTAAGATCAACGTAAGGGATATCGATAATAAGCCTTTGGGAATGGTGACTAATCGTTACCGTATCTGCCAGAACGAAGAAGCATTTGATTTCACAGACGCTCTGCTTGGAGAAGGCGTGACCTATGAAACTGCCGGAAGTCTTTCGTCTGGAAAGCGAGTATGGCTGTTGGCAAGAATGGAAGGCAGACAGATGACGGGAGAGGACTTCATCCCTTATCTTGTGTTTACGAATAGTCATGATGGCACTGGTGCTATTAAAGTTGCGCTGACAAATGTTCGCGTTGTATGCCAAAATACTTTGAATATGGCGCTGAATGGCGCTCAGAGAAGTTGGGCATGCGTTCATAAGGGAAATATTCAGGATAAACTTCAGGAAGCTTACAATACACTGTCCAGAGCAGAAAATTATCTGGACAAGATGGAAGAAGAGTTCGGGGAATTGAAACTGAAGAAATTGACCGACGATAAGGTAAAAGAGTTTATTGATCTTCTTCTTCCAGTGGACGAGATGAATGATACGAAAAGAAAGATTCTGAATATTACGGAAAAGAGAGCAGAACTAATGTATCGTTATCAGGAGGCACCTGATCTGAGAGACATCGAAAAGTCTGGCTATAGATTTTTGAATGCTGTAAGTGATTTTGTTACTCATTCTGAACCACTGCGGCTGACCAAAAGTTACAAAGAAAACTTATTTATGAACGTGGTGGATGGCCATGCGTTTATGGATAAGGCATATGAGATGATCAAGGCAGCGTAATAAACACACTAACCTCCGGGGATCTATTCGGTCCCCGGAGGATAATAAACGCAGAAAGGACAGGGAAATGATTAGAGACGGATGGCACAATATATGTGCAACGGCCTATGTTTTTACCGAATCCGGAATGGTTTTACGAGCAACCAGATGCTGGCGGCCAGCTTCGGTTTATAAATGGGATGCGAAGCTAGAATGCTGGACGAATGTTTGCCCGGTAAAATATGAGACGTTTCGTAAGGGATACCGAGAAGGTAGATATGATATTAAATAAGGAGACGTAATTATGATAGTGCTTAAAACAGTGGAAGCTAAAAACGTACTGACCAATGAAGTGCGAGTAAAGACTTATATCAGTTGGGATGAGGTAAAGGAAGATTTAAAAGCGTATGCGAGGGAAACGGAAAGGACGGATTACAGAGCTAACGATATAGAATTCTGGGATCTGAAGTTACTTGGTGAAATATTAACGATTGGTTAATTACAAGAAGGGGGACAGATATGAATAAGATTACTTTTGAATCTTTATGTTTCGACTTTACAGTGGATGAAGCTATGGAAAGAGCAAGAGAAGACAGTACGTCAGATCGTTTTAAAACTACATATTCTGTTTGGCAGAACAGGAAGACAAAAAAAAGTAGAGTGAGCTGCTATGAGTTCGCATTGAGTTTTAAGAAAGAATGGAGAGTAATTGCCCAGTTTAAAAATGGAGAACAGATGATGTGAGTGATGTAAGGAGAATAAATATGGAAGCAAAAAGAGAATTAGCTGTAAACTGTATGCTTTATATGGATATGAAAGACGGTGAAACAAAAGATGAAGCGCTTACACGAATGCTAAATATTTTAGATAAAGCTAAACTCGAATGGGGCATTTATGAATGTGAAGAAAGGGAGAAATAATATGAAGTACATAGTATCAGTCAAGATTGACGGCAGACTTGATGTTGAAGTTGAAGCTGATTCGTTTGAAGAGGCTCGAAGGGAAGCTGAGTTTGAAGCAGGCAACTGTGATTGGAATCGAGTTGAGTGTGTGGATATTGAAGCTGTAAATGCTGAAGATGAAACAGGGAAATTTATTGATTATTAAGGAGGGAAAATGAGTAGAAGTAGTGTTGCATGGCTTAGTAGTTTACTTATTTTATTCGGTATAGTTCTTGCTATGGTTGGGAGTCCTGGAGCGTTAGTTATAAGCGGCTTATTGATAGGACTGTGGGCGTGGTTACTATGGGCGGCTTATGCAACAGATGAAAAAGAAAAGGAACATATTAATAGTTTAAGAGATGTTATTGAACAGTTGCGAGAGCAGAAGAAAGGATGATAGCATGACAAGAAAAATTATGTCGTTGGCAATTGGTGGTGTTCGAATTGAGTGTATTAAAGAAGAGGGAAAAGTCAATCCCTATGTGGTCCGTCTCGTATGGTGGGATGACGGTTGGCATCGTAAGAAGATGGTTGCATATGCTGATTTTACTTCAGTTTTGTATTATTTGTTGGATTATCAGCATGCACATCTTGATAACGCGAGTATTGAAGTGAAATTAAACTGGATTAAAAATTATAAGTGATAGGAGGGAAGAGAATGTATCAGATAGTTGTATGTTCTTTATTTGTATGGATGGAATTAGTAGTGACCGCCTGGGCTGCCGCTAAAAAAGATATATGGCTCACGGCATTAAACGGTTTTTGCGCAACAGGTTGGATTATTATATTGGTTTATCGTATAGTACAATTTGTAAAATAATAGACAGGGAAATCAAAAGGAGGTATGTTATATGCAGCGTAGAAATAATATTTACAGAGGGTCGCGATTTGTCGGGGATTGTGGTATAATTATACCACTTCCGAGAATGTCAAGGCAGAGAGAAAAAGGACATATCAAGGATCTGTGGTGTCCTAAGTGTGGGAAAGTGCATGGGTTCAAGGAAGTGAAGAGCAATGAGTTTATTATGACGATGAGCGGAGAAAGGATATGGTAAAATAATAAATGATTGGGTTATTATTTCCATGGTTAATTATTGCTGCGGTTTTGGCAGAAAAAACAAAAGAAAAACATTATAATAGTATACAAAAAACAAATATTGCTGATTATAGAAGCATTATATATTATGATTATACTGGGTCTCCCAGGTATGCAGTAACAGACGAAAAGGTGCTTATTCATTCCATTAATAATATTAGAATGTATTATTCTTTGAAAACAGGGAAATTATTATATGATGAGGGAGATGAAATACTTCATTGTTATAATCAATTTTGTCGAGATAAAGGAATGAGAGGACATTATGGTTTTATCGATGAGTATATGCAAGGAGTCAGGCATCCTGTTAGTCGCAAATTATTTTATTTTGATGACATGAATAGACCATATATTTTATTCATGATTCGACCAGAATATACAACAGAAAAAATAAATACAAATTATTGTTGCTATCTATGTCATTTTAAAGGAGACTTGGTTCCTTTTGAATTGCAACGTAGTGATAATAATCGTTATGTATTAGAAGACTATATTGATAGATATAATATAGATGCAAACAGTATGATAATAATACCAACAAATGAAATTCATTTTTATGATTTGGATAAAGCATAATATTTAAATATGACATGAGGAGGTCACTATGAATGGTAGGGAAGAATATAATTATCGGTTGAAAATTAAAAATGACAAATATATCCATGATCACCCAGAATTGAGGGGGTTTAAAAACTATTTAAGTGATTATAGTCAAACGACGGTTTATAATTACTTGTTAATTATTACCAGGTTTAATGAATATGTTAAAAAGCCAGAACAAAGATTAACTATTGATGATTTTAGTGGCTATTTAAATATTATGAAATTTAAAGAAAATGGCGAACTACGTAACAATAGTAACATGATTACTATTTATCATGCATTGAAAAACTATGCTAGTTATTTAGAAGCTAAAGGGGTTTTAAAAAATAATCCTATGGAAAAAGTTAGGCGGCCAAAGTTTTCTGAAAGTCAAATTACGATTCAAAAAAGGGAAAATGCTTTTTTGACGTCACAAGAAATTACAGAACTGTTAAATAACATAAAACAGGGGGTAGGATCTTCAAAAGCAAAATCTTTTCAAGAACATTTAAAAGAAAGAGATATTGCTATTGTTCTAGTCTTTCTGAGCACTGGTATCCGTTGTTCTGCATTGTGTAATTTAGATGTAGATAGCTATGATGCTACCAACCATAGATTAATTGTAACTGATAAGGGAGATAAAACACAATTTTTTTCGTTAAATAGTATAACTTGTGATGCGATTAATACTTGGTTACATATTAGGTCTCGTATGATAGCTGATACTGATAATTGTAATGCTTTATTTATTTCTCAAAAACGGAAAAGAATGGATCAATCAACAATTAGTTACAATTTGAAAAAATATACTATTACCATTCAAGGCAAACATATCACTCCTCATAAACTTCGGGCTACTTATGGTACTCAGCTTTATGAAGCGACAAAAGATATTTATTTTGTCCAAAAAGCTATGGGACATAATTCTCCGACGACTACAGAGAGATATGTAAGAGGCCAGGATGAGGTGACAAAGGAAGCTTCTGATATTATGGGAAGACTGTTTTAAAAAGGAGGTAAATAAATTGTATAATTACATTAGACTGCTTCATGGATTCGCCTATGTAGATAAAAAGTCTACTCTTAAACATGGAGATCTGATCGGTGGCATTGATCAGGATCCAAAAGAAATTAAAAGGTGGCCGATTGACAGATTGGAAGAAGCAAAACAGGAATTAGAGTTGCTTCGGTGTACATATACAAAACATTTTGATATAGAACGGTGGGAAGAGTATGCACTGGAATACATTCAGGTAGACGATGATGGTGATATTGTAGCTTACGGTGATTATATTTATGCAGAGGAAGATTAAATAAGAAATGGCAATTTACATTCCGAATTATGATCCGCTTTCTTCATGTGACCTTTGTTTTATGGCAGACTATTCTCCTTTTGAAAATTATATACAGTGTTGTATAACTAAAGAAATTATTTCTGGAAATCCAGGGCTTGTCGTGCAGAAACCTGATACATGTCCCCTTATTAAGGTAGACGAAAGGTATATGGATTGATTGGCAGAGGGAGGGGTGAATAGGGTGGAAGAATTAAAAAGGTGCCCGTTTTGTGGAGAACAGCCAGTATCTGGAGTTGAATTTTCTGGAAGCGATGGTGTAACAATAAAATTAAAAGCGGTTGTTCGTTGCCCAAGATGCGACGTTTCAAGAGGGTTTGTTTTTAAAGCAACGGATATTAATCCAGTACCGTTTTTTACTTATGAAGTGGCTTTTGATAAAGCTAAAACGCAATGGAATCAAAGGAGTGACGTATGACTTTTCTTGTGAGTATGATTGTTGGGTGTCTTTTGTGTATAGCGCTTAGTTTAAGCAGTATAGTTGCTGAATTAAAAGGGATAGAAAAAGAGTTGAAGTTGATGCGAAAACATAGGACCGATTGTTAAGGAGGGAAAATGAATGTGGGTGGCTGTCGTGCTTGACTGCTTGCTTATTGTATTTGTAGGAATAGCTTTGGTATACGTCGTCATGACTATCTGTAATTATATTAGTAATGACAGTGAATTTTGGTTTTGTCCCGCGCCAAAAGACAAAAGTAACTTGTATATTTCATTCGATAGATTCTATACATTGTATTCTATTGCACCAGATAAGTGGCGCTTGTACAGGGTGCCTCGTGGCGTGGAATATTATGATAAAATACTATATCATGATGAAATACTATATATGGAATCATTGATTGATAGAATACGATTCTACATGTTTTACAAGCACAAAGAAGATTTAAAGATCAAAGAGTGGACTGATAAGAGAGTAAAGGATTTGATAAAGAGCTGGCAGAACGATATTGATAATTTTAAGAGGGAAACCAATAAAAGAAAATGAGAAAGATTTTTATTATTGGCTGGTGTTTTATGGCGGCAAGGTTTGTGACTGGGATATTGATTGGGAGAAAACAAAGGAAGACGAGGTGAAGAATGATGAAAAATTTGATTAACCGTCAAGAAGCAATTGATGAAATAAGAATATGGAAAACTAAAACGACTGTAGAGGGTTTAGTAAATCGTATTAAGGCTTTACCGGCTAGACGACCGAAAATCGGGTGATGAGTACCAGGCGGTTATGATCTGTATTACATTGTATGTTCATGCTGCGGTTATCAGAGATATGATTATTATGAAACTCCGAAAGCAAAATATTGTGAGAACTGTGGAATGAAAATGGATCTTACATAAGATTAACATGTTAAAAATAATAATTAATCGAATAAAAGCAATGTTGAATGATTTACATTATGAAGTATGGAACGATTGGATAATGTCCGATGCTCTTGAATTTGGATTGGAGCCTGAATTTGTAGAAATGATGCTAGAATCCAATTATATAAATCATTATGGTAAAACATTGACTAAAATTGATGAGGAAAGCAAATGAATCAAATTATGTCTGCTTGTGGGTTAGAAAGTAGACCAAGATGGCTTGATTTTGGTCCATCTAAAGAACATAGATATCATTATCAGTGTTCATATTGTGGGGAAATAATTCATAAAAGAATTCTCCCCAAAATTTGTCCAAATTGCAAATCTAAAATGAAATTGATTTGAGGGTGATGTTGGTGAAAATTCAATGCCGCATAGAGGTATGGAAAGATGACAATTAGTGAAAAGCAAATGAATATTGTAATAGATAATTACTTTAAAACAGAATGTGATGTAAATACATCTATACGCAAAGCATTTGAAAAAGGATTCCGAATAGGAGTACAAAAGGGTACTGCTCTTAAGCCAGAACAACAGATCGGCCAGTGGATTACAGAAACGATGCGTTTTGACGAAAAGTATCATACTAATGTAATACATTGCTCTAAATGTGGTGTACTGAAAAAAATTGGTTGGAGAACTGAAGACATGCATTATTGTCCAAACTGTGGTGTAAAAATGGAGGGAAAAGAATGAGTGATCCGATTGATAGGCAGCGGGCGATTGAATCTTTTTATGATTCTATAGGCGGTGTGCCTGTAGAAGCGGTCCAGTATGTAAAAGAATATGCTGATAAAATGATGAAGAGAATTAAATGCTTACCGTCTATACAGCCAGCGAAGGCAAAGTGGATATGGAAAACAGGAAGCCGCTACGAGTGCTCTGAATGCGGGACGCAAACGGAAGTTGATGAAGTTATGCAAGAGCCTGTTTATAGGGCGTGTCCATATTGTGGAGCGGATATGTGTGATAATGATGGAAATGTTAAATGGAAAAGGTATTTAAGATGAATGACTTGATCAGCAGACAGGCAGCGAATAATCCGCTGGAGAAATGTTATACATGTAAGCATGTGTATCAGAGAATATCCGATGATGACACGTTGTATTGTAGATGTAGAAAGGGATGTAGGTATGAAGAATTTAAGTCCAAAAGAAGCAATAACGATTCTGGAAGACATGAGGATTAATACTTCATTACCAAAAGCGGCGGTAATGCAAAAAAAACGAAATGCGGCGATAGACATGGCAATTGACACTTTAAAGTATTCGGAAATGCCGAACAGTTCCGACTCAATTAGCAGGCAGGCGGCGCTTGGGGTAATAAAGCGCAAATTGGCAGAGCCAGCTTATCAACATGCAGGCGAAGATTGGTATGTTGATATGAATGACGCAGAATCTGAGTTACTTGAGTTGCCCTCCGCACAGCCAGAACAGCGGTGGATACCGTGCAGTGAGAGGTTGCCAGAAGAGAGTGGGCGATATCTTATTTCCGCTCTTGATGGAATAGGGAGAAGAACAACTGTTGCACCGTATCAGCCGAGATATAAAGCATGGACGATGACAGGAAGAATGGCATACTGGAAGGTTATCGCATGGCAACCACTTCCTGAACCGTATGGAGGAGACAATGAATGAAGATAGGTGATAGATGTTTTGTTCACGGATACATAGACGAAATCCGCAAAGATACGGTAATTATCCGAAACACTGGTGGGTACTTCGGCACAGACCCGGGAGAGGTTATCACGGTAAATGATACTGCACATCCGAATTGGATTTCTCTGGAAGACAGATTTCCAGACAATAATATGGATGTTCTGTTGCAATTTGCAAGCAATATGGGAGTTGGGTTTTTCGAAGACGGTGACTGGGCAATAAATACTGGTGATGGGATATACAGTGTTATTGGCTATGGGGAAGAAAAACCTATCGCATGGATGCCACTTCCTGAACCGTATAAGGGAGGTGAACAGGATGAATGACTTAATCAGCAGACAGGCGGCGATTGATGCACTCCATATGCACTTAATGTACCGCATGGGAACGGATAGCAATAAAAAACGGCTTGATGATTGGATTAACAGTTTGCCATCCGCACAGCCAGAACGCACTTGTGTTAATTGTGGCAGGACAGTAAACAACGGTGGATGGTATGCCGATGGGAGAACCAGATGCCCGATAGAAGAACATTATGCGTTGCCGAAAGATGGGTTCTGTCATTTGTGGGAGAAAAGGAACGTTACTGATGACGATTATCCAGAAAGGAGAACCGATGGCAGAGATTAAAGTCCCGATACAAGTCAATCTGCCGGATGACTGGGTTGAGCAGATTGTGGATCGCTTGCGAAATGATCCTGATGCAGAGTGGGTTGAGATCATACGGTGTAAGGATTGCAAGTGGTATGGGAGAGTAGACAAACGAAGATTCTATAGGGGCATGGATTGTTTGCAGAAACACATTGATACGATTGTTCCAGATAGAGACTTTTGCAGTAAGGCAGAAAGGAGAGGTGAACAGGATGAATGATTTAATCAGCAGACAGGCAGCGATAGATGCGTTGCATATGCACCTTATGTATCGTATGGGTACAGATAGCAATAAAAAACGGCTTGATGAATGGATCAATAATCTGCCGTCCGCACGGCCAGAAGTAAAGGAAATAGGATATGCAGAATGTGCAAATGCGATGCTGAAAATGTGGATAGACAACGTACTGACAGATGGTGAATACAATCGCATTATGGATAAGCTAAATGCCCATCATAATGCAGAGAGGAGACAGGATGGATGATTTAATCAGCAGACAGGATGCGATTGAATATCTCATGACCAATATGAACTGGTATGACGAAGATGGATATGAATCTGACGATGATTATAAGCGTGAGTGCATAACCGAATTAATTAACGGCGTGCCGTCCGCACGGCCAGAACGGAAGAAGGGGAAGTGGATAGAGGTTGATGACCACTATAACCGTATCAGCGGAAGATGTTCTGCTTGCGGTTGGGAAGCGTTATTGTACGAAACCGATGTTGTGGGTATGGACTTCTGCCCGAACTGCGGCGCGAAAATGAATGAAATTACTTGACAAATTATTTATTTAAATGTAATATAAAAGAGAGGAGGTGCCCCATGAGAACAACACGAGAAGAATTAGTACAACATTTACGGAAACCATTGTTACAACTTAGTATCGATGTACAGAAACGAAATAAGATAGTATCTTATTTGACAGAACAGTATAATGTACCAGAATCAGTTGTTTCAGACTATATACTTGGCCAGAAGAGTATTGATTCAGCTGATAATCAAATGTTGTTCTTTTTATGCGATGGATTAGATAAAGTACAAAAGAAATCTAATTGGGTGGATAACTATTTTACTGATCCAGAGAAGCGGTTGTGGGGTACTTCTAAAATAGAAGAGAAGACGATTGAATGGCCGTTACGGTTTGCTATGCTGCAAGTCAGCGATGATTCCTGGATCGGACCAGTAACTGTTCGGCAGTTAACAGAATTGTATTCTAGCCAGCTTATTAATTACAATACCAATACGCAAAGGGCTTTAAAACAGTATTATGTAAAAAGCGAATATGTGTATAGGATTGCGATTAATAAAAACGCCGTGGCAGAAATCAAGAATCTTTTCCATGAAGGTAAATACATTTCTAATACTATCACTTTAAATATTCCAGCTGATAGCAACGCAGATTTCTATTATGACAATAAAAGTCATGAGTTAGTAGTTAAGCATATTGATATGTTTGATATTCTAGATGGTTATCATAGATTGTTAGCTATGATTCAAGAATATCATGATAATGAGTTTGACTATCCTATGGAGCTGCGTATTACTAATTATGATGATTTGAAGGCAAAACAATTTATTTATCAGGAAGATCAGAAAACGAAGATGCGGAAAGCTGAGTCTGATACTTATAATGTTTATTCGCCTGAGAATAAAGTCATTTCCAGATTAAACATGGACCCTGGCAGTGAGATACAGGGTATGATTGGTATGGGAGACGCAAAAATTTCTCAGACATGGCTGTCATCTATAATTAGTATTTGGTTTAGAGGGAAGACCATAGAAGCTAGTAAAAAAATAATTCCAGAAGTGACAACTGCGCTAATGGAAGCCTTTAACAGTTTAATTGCTCATGACCGTATTTATGAGTATAAGATTTATACTTATAAAGAGATTGCCGCGGTTGGGTATTATGCTTATAAGATAACCGAGGGAAATCATTATAATAATGTTGGCGATGCGATTGCCAAGTTGATTGCTTTAATAGCTGAAGATAATAATGCTAGATTGTCTGCGAATCGTAATTTTACAAAAACTGTAATTGCTTATCTCGATAGAATCGTAAAGGGGTGACGACAGTTATGATGTATAATGCGGAGCGGAAAGAACGGTATATTGAAGCAAAAGAAGCCATTACTGAATTGCCCAATAATTTTTTGCCAAGATTGTTTAAACAGCTAAGCGATTATGAAGAAAAGTTAAGTAAAGACGCATGTGATTTTACAGAAACTGAAATTTGTTCTTATTATAAATTGAGAGGAAGTCGTTCTGTAAATAATTTAAGGAATCTTAACAGCCAATTGTCATTATACACAGATTGGTGCTTGGGCCAGGGGTTTGTTATTGATGGACAGAACCACTACAGGGTGCTGAACCAAGAAGACTTTGAGGGTTGTATTAATTTGGCTGCCATTCAGATATTGTCAATTGGAAGGGAAGATCTAATTCGTCAACTTCGTACATTGCCAAACGCAAGAGAGCGATTCGTAATTCTATATCTATTTGAGGTTGGATCCAAAGACTTAGTCAGTATTTTTAAGCAGATGACGCTTGATTGGTTTGACGGAGAGATTTTGCATTTGCCTGGCCGAGACGTAGCCATTTCTGATGAGTTATTACAATTTGCTGAGGAAGCTGCTGCAGAAAGAGAATTAGTTTCTTATAATGCAACGCAAAAAACTTTTCCGCTTGTTCCAGATGGGAAGGTAGTGCAATGGAGAAATAATCAAAGGGCAGAAATTGTACGAATGTCTCAATATTCTTTGATATGTAAAAGAGCGATGGATTGGTTAGGATATGGATCATTGCGGCCTAAAGAAATCGAACTTATGGGAATGAAATATATGTTCGAACAATTGGGTAAAGAATATGGATTAAGTATAACGGACGCTATCTTTAATAAAGAACTATTCCAACGGGTTATGAACCAATACGGGGTATCATTCCCGCAAAGAGCATTTTATAATAAAATAAAAGGGTATCTGTGATGCCCTTTTATGTCGGAGAGACACTTGACAAATTAAAATAAAGGTGTATAATATAGGATAGAACGAAGGGAGACTAGTTTTTATGGGATACTGTAACTTAGCAACACTGAAGGATATCGTAGAGAATCAGTATGATGAATTTATTATTGATTACCATAACGGCAGTATAGATCTGACATATAGTGTAGTCAATACGCAAATTGATATTGATGCAGAAAAAGGGGTTATGACAGTTGATTCGAATGAGCTGGATGAATTGTGTTTCACTGTCGGATCCGTTTGGAAGGTTGAAGAAGAGCCGGTAACAAATTCTGATAGTTATTTTTGTGGAGCAATTGTATTGACGCATCTAAAGAGTATGGAATAAGCAGTAATATAGAAATTAATTAGCAAGACATGGTTGACACGGTTGTCTGGTTGTGGTAAGATAATCGTGTCAACAGTGATGGGGTGTCGCCAAGGTTGGCCAAAGGCATAGCACTTTGAATGCTACATTCGTTGGTTCAAATCCAACCACCCCAGCTCAGTCATAAGCAATCTGTTCCTCCAGTATATACAAAATAACAGAAAGGAAAGAGTTTCCCACATTTTTCCATTCCTTCAATGCTTATGACATTCGCCGGTATACTCAAGAGGTTGAAGAGGGATGACTTGAAATCATCGAGGTCACGAAAGTGGCGCGGGGGTTCGAATCCTCCTATCGGCGTTGTATTGACTACATATTGTGCCATTAAGGCAACCTCCTTTCGCAACCGAGCTGAGCGGTATATCTCAGCATATGCATCTGTGGCGGAATTGGCAGACGCGCTGGATTTAGGTTCCAGTAAGGAAACTTGTGAGGGTTCAAATCCCTCCAGATGCAGTTTTGGGGATTAGCTCAGTTGGTGAGAGCCAAGATCTTATAAATCGGAGGCCCTAACAAGGAAATCGTGGGTTCGAATCCCGCATCCCCGATGTCCAAGGTCTAAAAATCGTTTTACTCCGGTGGCGGAATAGGTAGACGCATTATAGAAAGCCCGGATAGGCAGGTGTATATCCATGCAAGGTGCAAATCCTTACCCGGAGAAGTGGAGTATGACTCATACAGAAGTTATTATTGCTGTCGAAATTAATTTATCAAATAGCTTTTGATATTCAGCTGCTGTTTTTTTCATAACAAACCTAGCCTCCTTAAGATTTCATCAGTTTTTCACTTTTATTAAGGATGGGGTCTGTATGAGTCATTCACTCCAAATCATGTATGTAATATTATGTTATTTAAATAATAATACGCCTTGTAGTTTAAAAAACGGATAAAATACTTTGATCTTGAAGTGACCAGGGTTCAAATCCCTGTAAGGCATTATGCGAAATGATTGCAACATTATCGCAGAGCTTGCAAAGGAACCCATTTACGTTAGTGGTAGACGACCCATAATTATGGACAGCAGAGGTTCGATTCCTCTAATGGGAATGGTTGGCAGCCATAATTGCTATAGTATCTATTGATACAGTATAAATTAAATATGGAGAAAACAAGATGGAAAAAGTTAGAATGACAGTACATGAAGCGTTGTGTGAAATCAAGGTTGCGGATAATAAGATTGAGAAGGCAATTGATAATGCTGTTTTTTGTGTAGTCAATAAGGCGAGTAATACCAAAATTAACGGCGCAGATATCAAGGACTTTAATGAGAACGCAAAAGCATCGTTCCAGAAAGTAACGGATCTAATTCGTCGGACCGAAGCAATTAAAGCTGCTCTTAGCCTAAGTAATGCGGCAACGAGGATTACCGTAGGTGATAAGGAAATGTCTGTAGCTGAGGGTATCTATGCAATGCAGCATGGAATGGAGAGCAAGCGAGAGTTGCTGTATGCAATGAATAACCAGTATGCCCAGGCTTTACAGACTGTACAGTCCAATAACAAAATTGTTGAGGGAGAGCGTTTGGATAAATTTATTGCCAGTACTTTTGGCAATAAGGAAAAAGCAAGCCCTGAAGATATCCGGGTTGCAACCGAGACGTTTTTGAAACAGCAGAGATATGAGATTGTAGATCCTTTGGATATTAAGAAAAGGATTGATGAACTGCAGGATGAGATTGATGAGTTCACTTCTAAGATTGATTCTGCGATTCAGATTAGTAATGCAACCACTTATATCGAGTTTAGTTATTAAAACTAATAATATTTATCATACTATACCCTTGTATAGCGAAAACCACAAACCATACTTCACTGCACATTTTGGGCATTTTAGGTAGTGTAACAAAACAAAATATAAATGCTCTCCAAGAAAAAACATCCTCATGATTAGGATTCTTATTGTTCTATGTACATGCTACGTACATAATTGTGAATATTAAGTATCTTGTATTGAGTAGGAAGTAATGCCTATTTATTAATGAGTAACAGTTTTTATTGGATATTTATTAGATGACTAATGGATATTTATTCTGAAATCCATGAGTGATGGTTTTGGGCGTAAGTATAGTTGGCCTGTGGTAACCCACATGGCTGCTATGCAAGGGAGCATGGTCCCATAGGCAAGTTGGTAAAGCCACAGCCCTTTCAAGGCTGAGACGCTGGGTTCGAATCCCGCTGGGACTATTTGCGGTTTTACTCAAGTGGTTAAGAGAGCAGTTTGCTAAACTGCCAGGCCAGAAATGGTGCAAAGGTTCGAATCCTTTAAACCGCGTAGTCGCAATGGTGGCCCGCTACGATTTTCGGATCGGTATGACACTGGCAGATACGTCTGCAAAGACTGGCTTATACAGGTTGGTATAAGTCGTGAAAGCTCGCTGTTTTCGGACAGAATGAGAAAGGCGAGGGTGTTCGCGCCATTAGCTCAGTCGGTAGAGCACATGACTTTTAATCATGGTGTCATGGGTTCAATTCCCATATGGCGTAGTTAAGGAGGATTAAGGAATGAAAGTGTTGAATAAAAAGAAGATGTCAGAAAATAGCGTGGCCATGATTGTTTGTAACGAAAAAGAAGCTAATAATTTTCTTCGTGCAGACCCTTTGCTGAAGAATTCGTTAGTAATTATGGACCAATTGGAAGATGGTGCGGTTTGTGTAATTGAAAAACAAAAATTCATTGATTTCTTATCCGAGTATGGAGAGATTTGGGCGAAAGAATAAAATGGGTTGGTAGTTTAATGGTAGAACAATGGTCTCCAAAACCATAGATCTGGGTTCGATTCCTAGCCTTCCTGCTTGTTTGAGATAATATATATGCGCTCCAGTGGCGGAACGGGAATACGCTGCGGACTTTTCACTTGGCGAACAATAAAGAAAGAGCCTTACATGGGAAACGATGTAAGTGGAGATGGCTAATTCGGCGAACAGCCAAGAGAACGCCGAGCTAAGTTAAGCAAAAAACTTGCTTATAAATGTGTAGAGACTATAGACCATCCACCTAAGTCAATATTGATATGGTAAAGACATAGTCCAGACTACAACGCAAATTATTGCGGCCATGGTGACATGGAGTAGTAAGAAAATCCGTTGACTTTAAGTCATGTGGGTTCGAATCCCACCTGGAGTATTCATATTAAACACAAAGGAGAACAACAGTTATGACTGATGTAAGACTTAAGATGTCCCCACCTTGGGTGGTATATGTCAATAAAGTTGAAGCATTGTTTGACGGCGATCCTCAAATCGCATGTAATGTTTATTTGGATGGATCAAAACCTTCTATTGTTTTGGCTTGCAATAATGGTGATAAGGTAACCGCTCTACAGCGACTTCTACCAGCCGAAGTAGAATTTGGTAATGTTACGCTTACGATTGAAATTGATGGAGTACCTTCCAATCGTGCTTTCAAAAACAAGAAAGAACTTTTTGATGTAGCGTTTGAAAAGAATCCGGCATATGCATATGCTGTGTCTCCGGCAAATGAAGGATATGCATGGTTCGATATTGTTTATGCCGTCTTTAAGAATGTGGTTGTGCAGATGTTCGCGGATAATTTGAACGATTGTCATGGAATTATTAGCACTCTTTATGAAGATATTGCTAGAGAAATCCTGACTGGCGAGGACGCTCAGGGTGTATATTTCAATACAGATATTGAAGTTGGCAAGCTTGGTAAATCTTTGGACGAATGGCCGTAAGGTTTGAATACTCGTTTTATTTGAATATTCAGGGCGAACTGTTCAGCCGTCCCTGATAAAACATAACGGCAGAACTTTCGGGATGTAGCGAAGCTTGGAATCGCGCCTGATTTGGGATCAGGAGATCGCAGGTTCAAATCCTGTCATTCCGATGAAAGGGTTAAGAGCAAAAATATCACGTAACCCAGTGACGACCAAAGTTACGGGAATAAGGTTCGATGCGGTGTGTACAGCCAAAACGGAATCCTCAGACGAGTAGAAGTCAGGCCAAAATAGTGAGATGTGCGGTTGCGATGACCTTAAGTCGCCCAGACCTTATAGCTCAATTGGCAGAGCACTTGGCCGTTAACCAAGGTGTTGTAGGTTCAAGTCCTACTAGGGTCGTTAAGCCGATGTGGTGGAACTGGCAGACGCTGCAGACTCAAAATCTGTTGCCAGAAATGGCGTGTGGGTTCAAATCCCACCATCGGCACTGAGGTCATAACTGCAGAATATGGCATCATGGTTCTTTAGAGGATAGCATTGAGGAGTTGTTACAAAAGTGCTGAGGGTGGGACGGATTGATCACCGTGAACAAATGTGAAGGTATAAAGAACCATCAGGACTATGGTGTAACGGGAGCATAGGTTGATCGCCAGGTATTGGTTCAAGTCCAATTGGTCCAATTATAAGGTCATGATAAGTTGTAGAAAGGAGATTGTAATGAAGAATGCAAGAAGAACATAATATTTATTGCATAAAGTGCCGTACAAAACATGCTATAAAACCAGAACAAACATTTTGGGACGAGCACGGGTATGGTTATTCTACTAAATTATGTAAATGCCCAACTTGCAATAATATTATTATTTTAGAATATTACGAGGACCATGGCCTCGATATAAATAAAGACACTCGTTGGTATAACTAATAAATTAAAAAGAGGTATAATTAAAAATGGAAACGAATTTGAGACAGGCTGAAGCAAAAGTAAATATTGAAGGACTGGTGTCTGAAGTAAGTCTTACTGAAGAGATGAACAAAGAGTTGGGATGTAATCAGATTTCTGGTTATCTGACAGTTAAAACTGACGATACTAATTTCGTGCGTTTTAATGTAAGAGTGAATGAGAAAACAAAAGCAGGAACCGACAACAAAGCGTACCCTGGTATTGTAACGGTTATGAACGAATATCAGAGCATTGCTGCTGTAGGTGAAGAAGCCGCTGATAAAGTAAGGATTACTGGTGATCTTAATCTTTATCATTCTGATCAGAATAACCAGGATATGGTTGGATATAAGAGTAATTTCTTTAACCGGGTGACTGGTGAATATAATCCGCATGCTGAATTCGATGTAGAGATGTTTATTTCTGGTATGACTCCAGAAGTAAATACGGATGGAGAAGAGACTGGCAGAATTCTTGTAAAGGGTTGGGTACCACAGTATGAGAACGGTATTGAGCCGCTTACACTGGTAGCGCCTGTAGACGTCGCAGATGCGGTTGAGAGTACATTTGAGCCAGGTCAGACGGTGAGATTTTTTGGCGAAGTGATTAATGATCGAGTAGTTATTAAGAGAGAGATCCCTGTAGCGATTGGCAAGCCTAAGATTGAAACGCATATTAGTTCGAAGAATGAGCTGAGAATTACTGGTGCATCAGAAGCATATGAGGAGGGTGTCAGCCCCGTAGCGCCTTATGATGCGGATACTATTAAAGCAGCAATTCAGGCAAGAAAAGATCGTATTGAAAGCCGTAAGGCTCAGGCCGCAGCTAGAACTGCTGGTGGAAGAACTAATACGAAACCAAGTGGTGCCTCCAGAGGTAGAAGCCTCGATCTGGGATTTTAATTGGAGGTAAGGGATTATGGCAAAAGTAAAAGAAAATCAAGAGGTCGCTCTAGAAGAAGTAATTGAAGAAGCAAAGAAAAAACCAGTAGCCTTTTCATTGGATGACTTGTTGAATGCGAACGTATCTAGAGTTACTCGCTCTTTGGATAACTTTATTGCTTGTTGGTATGGACTTGGTGGGCTTGGAAAAACTCCTGTGGCTGTTGATATGCCAGATTCCTTTTACCTGGCATTTGGTAAATCTGGACTGAGTGGATTAAATAATGTGCCATTCGTGTCTATTAAATCTTGGTCAGAGTTCTTAAAATTTGTGAAAACAGCATCGGATCCTAAGAATTATGAAGCACTGCATTCAAAATATAAAGGTTTCATCCTTGATGAAGTAGAAGTTCTTTATTCTTATTGTGAAAAATATGTAGCAAATAGTGAGGGTGTAAATAAAATCAAGGAAGGAAATGGCGGTTTCGGTCTATGGGGTGATTTAAAGGCAGAATGGGAATCTGCTATGCTAAAGTTGATTGGTAGCGGGTTTTATGTAATTTTTATTCTACATGCCATAGCTGACGAGGATGGAAGATTCTTCCCTGTTGGAGATAGGAAGCGTATGCTTCCCATTATTCTGAATCATAGTGATGTAATTGGATATGTCAAAGGGAACGGTGTAGATCCTGATACAGGACGTCCGATTCATTCTTCACTAATGTTGGCGGGGACGGACGAATACTTTGCCAGGACTCGAAATGAATATTTTGATCCTGTTATTGAAGATTTTACCGCTGAAAATTTGATTCAGGCTTATTATACAGCAATCGATCGGCAGGAACAGGCCGACGGTGTGAAAGCGGTTTCTAAAGAAGAACGAGATGCAATGTTTGAAACTGAAAAACGGGACTTTGATGATTTAATGAGCGAAGTACAAGAAGTTGGTATGAAAATTGTCCAGAAATATGGGTCGAAAGAAAAGCTGACTGAAGTTGTTGAATCTGTACTAGGTAAGGGCGCGTTGGTATCTACGTGTACTCCTAAGCAGCAGGAAGCTGTTGAAGTGATTCTTAATGAACTTAAAGGGTTGTTATAAAAATGTCTAGACCTAAGAAATGTGTGCTCTGTGGGGAGGTTATACTTCCCACAGAGTCTTGCGTACCATATAAGCATAGATATGCTCATTCAAAATGTTTTAATGATGCGATGCGGACACTCTCAAATGGTAAGAAAAAGCAGTTGCAGACTGCTGCTGAGAGCAAAAAGAAAAAAATGAATAAACCGCAAGCGCAATTAAAAGAGGGAATGAGCGAGGAAGAATATGCTAAAAAGAAAAAATATTATAATTATTTACAGTCTTTAGTTGAAGATGGAGATTTAACGGCAAAGCAGTTTGCTGTATCTGAAAAATATATTGAACGGTATAATTTTAATTTTGAGGGAATGTACAACACGTTAGTATATCTGAACGAAATCCTGGAAAAGGATTTAACAGGAGATGTGGTTGGTATAATTCCCTATTATTATAATGAGGCGAATCAGTTTTATGAAGAATTAACTGCTATTGAAGTTAATAATACAAATATTAATCTGCAAACTTTATATCCAACGAAACACGTATATATTAAGCCTATTAAGAAAAGATTCAAAGAGTTGGATATAGAAGAGATAGGAGTAAATAATGATACCATATATGAGAATAATTGATTTTGAAATCTATGTAGCAGACTTTATTGAAGATTTGTCTCCAAAGACAATAGAGGAAATTGAAGATATAGCTGAAAGTTTGCACAACTCCTTGGAAGTAGGAATTAAAGATTACATCGATGGTGAAGATCGTTTCGATTATGATTATTATGAACCATTGTTTTAATTGAGGTCATTTGATGTATACAATATGTACAGAATGTATTCATAATAGAGTATGTAAAATGAAAAATGATGTAGATAGAGCGCTGATTCAAATCCAGAATAATAATTCTGTATCTATATTAGGTATTACAGACTCAGGTATACAAATTAGTGTAAATTGCAGCGAACGAGAGTTGAGGAAAACAAATGGTAGTAAATGAGGGACTGGTAGATAAAAGGGCATATCTCAACGTCATAGGATGCCTTATGCGAGACTCCTCATTGATTGATGATATGGACCACCCTTTGTCAAGGTCTGATTTTAAAACAGAAGATTTTTACGAATTGCTATTTGTAGCGATTTACAATTTGTATATACAAGGATGTAGTACAATAGATGAATTTGCTATAGATAGTTATTTAAGTACTTATAAAAAACAGTATCAAATCTTTCAAGATAATCATGGGTTAGATTATTTAGTGAATGCCAGAGAGATGTCTTCTCTTGATAATTATGATTATTTTTATCATAGAATGAGAAAATTCTCTTTGCTGCGATACTATGAAAATAAAGGTGTAGACACTAAGAAGCTGATTTGTGATTGGTCTATTACGGAAGAAAAACAGGCAGAAATTGAGAAACGGAAATTCGAAGAGTATACAGAATTAGACATAGTTAGCATTATTGAGAATGAGTTGGTGATCACCCCTAAGATGGATTATTGTTCAGATTTGTTGTCTGAGAGTATCCAAGCTGGGGATGGTATGCAAGCACTGATTGATGAGTTTTTGGAGACACCTGATTTTGGGTATAATTTTACCAGTCCTATGTTTAATGCACTATGTAGAGGTGCTAGACGAGGAAAATTTTATTTGCGTTCAGCATCGACAGGAACCGGTAAAAGCCGTAATTTTCTGATGGATGCTTGTAATTTTGCTGTGCCATATAAGTGGGATCATAAAAAGAAAGAATTTGTTTTTTCAGGGAGCAATACACCGACTTTATATATAGGTACTGAGGGAAGTTTGTGTGAATTTCAGACAATTGTATTATCTGCTGTGTCTGGAGTTAATGAAACCCATATTCTTGAGGGAGAATATGATAAAGGTGAATTAGAACGAGTCAAACAGGCAGCACAATATATTTCTGAAAGCCCATTGTACTTAGTTTATTGCGATGATTTTAGCATTACCGACATTGAAAATATTGCCAAACGTTATGTGTTAACATACCAAGTTGATATTTTTATTTTTGACTATCTGCAAAATTCGTTGCGATTGTCTAATGAAATCAATTCAAAATCCAGTATGAGGATGCAGGAGTGGCAGATTTTATTAATCTTTTCTGCTCGTATGAAGGCATTGGCAGAAAGATTGAACATCGCAATTATTTCTGGTACGCAGCTGTCAGCAGAAGTGGTAGAAGCCAGATATAAAGATCATACATTACTGCAAGGCAGTAAAGCGGTTGCGAATAAAATCGATGTCGGTTTAATTCTTACTCGACCAAATAAAGCTGAACAGAAAAAGATCGAGCAACTGACTAAAACTATAATAGGTTGTCCTGAAATCAATTTGTTACAGTGGTGTTATAAAATCCGTCAGGGGAAGTTATCTCGCATCATTATTTTAAGTAATATTGATTTAGGAACTATGCAGATCAGAGATGTTCTTGTTACTGATTTTGACTTTTCTCAATCAATTCCGATTGATGTAACACGTTCGGAAACGGTTGAAGCAGCCGTAAAAGCTAATAGTATTGGAATTAATACAGTAGATGACCAAAACCCGCAAACAAATGAACAGGTAATTAGTGATACAGAGGATAAGAATACAGAATTGCCTTGGAATAATGATGAAAAGCCTGTAGAAAAAGCAAAGTTGGTATTTTAGAGGTGAGAGCATGCAATATTTGAATAAGGATTATATATTGGATTCTCTTACTGTAGATGACGTGATCTCAATTTGTGATAAATTGGGTAGCCCGTCTTATAAACTAGATAACCAGGGTAACCCTTGCTTTAGTACTTGTTTATGCCATGGTGGAGATTCGCCATATAAACTGATATATTATCACAAGCCTGGAGAAGAATATGTTGGGCGGCGACATGGGCTATTTAAATGTTATACCTGTGGAGACGCATACGACATTGTAGAATTAGTTATTAGAGCATTTCGTCAACAGGGAAAAACTTATACTTGGTATAAAGCATTAAGATGGATCGCTCAAGTTACTGGGAAAATAGACGCTGCGTCAAGTGACAAGCCTCTTGAAGAACGACATATTGAAGACTTCTCATGGATCGAGCGGCTAAAAAATGCTCAAAAAAAGAAGAGGGCTATTCCAAACTTATCAGAGATAAATGAGAATATACTTGAGATCTTTTGCTATTTACCACACGAAGATTGGCTGAGAGATCATATCACTACGGAAGCTCTGGGACGTTTTGGGATAGGATATTATGGTTTAACCAATCAAATTATTATACCACATTATGATATTAATGAACGATTGATTGGGATCCGGGGCCGGTATTTAGATCAGTATGATGTGGAGACGTTGGGGAAATATGTACCTTTACAGATCGAGGGACGTTTTCTATCTCATCAGCTGGGTAGTAATTTATACGGCATTCATGTTTGTAAGGACGCAATTATGCGAAAAAAGAAGTTGATGCTGGTAGAGGCGGAAAAAAGCGTTCTTCAAAGTTATAGTTATTTTGGTGAAGATAGTTTTACCGTTGCGGCTTGTGGATCGTCTATTACGCAGACTCAGGTTAAGATTATTCTAGAACAACTTCAGGTCAGCGAAGTGTTGTATGCACCAGATCGTGATTATCACTCTAGTGATAGCTTTGAAGCGGAAGTATGGTGGCAAAAACAATTGAAAAAGGTTGCTCCATTAGTACCGTATGTTAAGGTTTGTATAGTAGCAGATCGAAAAGATCGATTGAATTTCAAGGATAGCCCGACAGATCATGGTAAAGAGGTTCTATTGGAATTGTTGGATGAAAAAATTCCAATTACGATGGAAGATATGAATGAGTTGAAAAGGAAGTAAGTTATATGAATGAGGAACTATTAAGACCGTACATCCGGGCAGTTACGGCTGAGGACCGAAAAATACTGCCAAGATTTTCTTATAGTAAGATTGAACAATTTTTGAATTGTCCAATGGCATATGATTTTAAATATAATCAAAAGATGTATGGCAGCGATACCAGCATTGCTCTGGAGTTGGGATCACTTTTACATGCGGTATTAGAACGAAAAGGTCATATGCTCCAAGATGGCAATATTGATTATGAGTTACTTGACAAATTAATCAATGATGGTATAATAGAGACATCAGAAAAGACCCGTGATCAAATTCCAGGTGTGAACACATTAAGATCTAAATATTGGGAGATATGGTTTAATCCTGATACTGAGGGCAGGACGTATGAAGAAAAATTAATGTTGTTTAAGGAAGTTCTTCATAGTGAAATGCAGGATGATGAAAACTGGAAGCCGTATGCCTTTGAAATGCCTTTTGAGTTTGTTTGGGATAATAAAGTAATATTGAACGGTTTTATTGATCGGGTTGATATATCTACTGATGGGGAGTTTCGTGTTATTGATTATAAAACCAGTAAGAAAGTATTCTCAAAAGAGAAGCTTCCAACTTCTTTACAGTTTGGTATTTACAATTTAGCATTACTTGCCAACGAACAAATTAACCAGTTAGCGGTTGATAACATTTACCGTTTTATTCTTTTGAACGATTACCAGAAAGCATTGACTAAAGGGTGGGAGAAGCGGCTGGCCAAAAAGCTGACGCAAGTGTTTACAAGTATTGCCGATAAAGAGGTGTCTAATAGATGGGATCCGAAACCGACTCCACTGTGTCATTGGTGCTTTGCATCGGAAACTAATCCAGATGCGAAAGAATATAAAGGTGTTTGTGAATATTATTCTTTATGGACCCCAGAGAATAAAACCTTTGAGAAAAAGAAAGAATGGAATGCACTAGAGAATAAAGAAGAAACTAAAAGAAAACTAATTTTTTAAAGGAGTAAAAACATGTCTAAGAAATATCCAGGCAGAGATACTGATTATGCGAAGTGGACATCTACTATGGCCAAACTCGATTACTTTTTGAAAGCAGAGCATGACCGTTTGAAGAAACAAACTAAAGAAGGTGACATTCGTAAATCCAAAAAGCGTATCAGAGAAGAAGAGGAGACTGTATAAATGTATTGGGATTATGCAGCGACAACACCTGTAAAGCCAGAGGTCGTAGAAGCAATGATGCCTTATTTGAAAGAAAATTGGTACAACCCCTCTGCAGCTTACGAACCGGCAATGCAGGTCAGACGTGATGTTGAAGCAGCTAGGGCACGAATTGCTCAAGAAATCAATGCTGATCCTGATGAGATATATTTTACTTCTTCAGGGTCCGAAGCAAATAGTTGGGTATTACAAAGTTTTGGATCACGAAATATTGTTATTACATCTACAATTGAACATCATTCAATTGAGCAATATAAGAATCAGAAATATTTAACTAAGGTTCCAGTGGATGACTGCGGTTTACTTGATTTGGATTTGTTACATCAATCCGTTCAGCAACCGTTAGGTGTGGGCATCTTAGCATCAGTACAGATGGCTAATAACGAAATTGGTGCGATACAAAATTACGAAACCATTGCCAGTATTGTGCATATTAATAACGGTTTTTTCCATACAGATGCGGTACAGGCATTCGGGAAGATTCCGGTTGATGTAAAAAAAATGGGTATTGATATGTTATCTGCGTCTGGGCATAAGATTGGAGCACCAAAAGGTATTGGATTCTTGTATGTCCGACGCGGCATTCCTTTTTCTCCTATGATTTTAGGTTCTCAAGAGTTGGGAATGAGGGGAGGCACTGAGAACGTGCCATATATTATTGGGATGGCCAAAGCAGTAGATCTGATCGACTATACCGTTCAAGAACGGTTAAAAGAAAAATATGAGTATATGGTCGGAAAAGCTTTAAAATTTGCGACTATGAATAAGGCACCAGCAGGTCATCAACTATATAATATTCTTAGCATGACTATTGACGCAGAAGTTGATGGGAATATGCTTCTTGGTATGCTCCATGACAGAGGTCAGTTTGTTTCTGCAGGTTCGGCCTGTATGGCTCATAATCCAGAACCGAGTCATGTATTAAAAGCTATTGGATTAACAGACGAAGAGGCTTCAAGGACACTGAGAATTAGTTTATCAGATAATGTTACTTATGAAGATATTGATAAATTATTAGCGGATATTCAAGACTGCATTGAGTTTTTGAAAGGATGGACATAATGTTACTGTTTATTATATGCGTGTTAGCTGGAATTGTAGGATTATATCTAGCACATAAATGGGAATTTACTGGTGCGGGCGATACAGCTTGTGTCATAGGGATTTGTTCGTTGATTGTTGTATTTTTTATGAGTATATGGATAATTATGTCCTTTGCAACGCGTCAAGATCAAATTATTGAGCTAGATGAAATGAGGGATGCCATCATCCATGAAATCAATAGTGATTTAGATGATGACGATCCTATTGCAATTACGCATGATATTCGTGAGTATAATACAAAAGTGACTAACGGGCAGTATTGGTCACATAACTTTTGGGTGGGAATGTTTACGCCTAATATTTATGATGATTACGAATTATTTAGCTATGAATTAGATATGCAGGAGGATTAAAAATGAGAGATCCAAATAGGTTAGATAACTTTTATGGAGAAATGACTAAGTTACATAAAAAGCATTTCCCTGATTGGCGTTGGGGCCAGATGGTTCACAATTTTTTGGGTTGGTTGATGGAGACATACAAAGTAGACGGTTTTTATGCCGAAGAAGATAAGATGTTACAGTGGTTTAAAGAATTTTGTGAGGAGAAATGATATGGGAGAGAATTTAACGACGGGCAGTTTGTTTTATGTTTCAAATAATGATGATACATGGGTAAAACTTGTAGACGTTTCAAACGCCATATTTGGAAGTAACGATATAACGACATCTGATTCTAATATAATGATAAATACAGAGCCTCCAGTCTCAGCGAAGACAGTATCCGTTACGTCAGATGCAACACCAGTTTATAATTTGGTTGAAGAGATGAAAAAAGGGAGCGAAGAAATAGTTTTGACGTTTTCATTAGTGTTGATTACCAACATCAATGTTTTGGTTCCCAATAAAGTAATGGAAGTAACGTTGGCCCCGGAGTATTCTCCTTTAGTTACGCCTGGGACATATAAAACGGTTGTTCGAGAGCCAGATGAATTTAATATGGAGTTTGGCTGTGCTTTGGCAATTGCCAAAAGTATTTATGGGCAGTATTATACGCACGAATTTGTTGAGCGGGCTGCACGAGAAATTATTCTATATAATAAATTTTTCCTGAAAGAAATTCGGTCAGCAATTAAAAGATATAATCGAGGTCAGAAGCAGCAGATGGAGGCATTGAGGGCTGAGCAGGAGCGTCAGGAAATCATTGAGCGTCGCAGAGCTAAGAATAAGAAGCGTCGTGAAAAAATGCTTGCTCGTAAAAAAGAAAACGAGATTAATACAATTGCTGAAGCAATTAAGAGGAGTCGAGAATGAGTAAGACGACAATTAGAGAAGGAGTTTGGGAAACCAACTCCTCCTCTGTTCATTCGATGGTAGTTAGTAAAAAAGGTTTGAGGAAGTGTAAACTCAAACCACATAAAGATGGTTATATACATGTAAGATTAAGATACTGGGGTACAGATCTAGAATATTTCCCGAATCAAAAAGATAAACTTTCTTATTTACTTACTTGTGCCGCTTATTGCTGTGGCTGTGGGTACGGAAGTGACGATTATGATCGATTGTATGAAGATTACCGTTTCCAATATATCGAAGAAGCAGTAAAGCACTATTATGAAGAAACCACTGGGAAGCATGATTGCTTGGGAGTGCGAGTGGATAATTTAGAGGATGCAGAAATAGATCATCAATCTATTCCTGAATATGGAGAAATACCTTTTGTCAGCGTTTGGGACGAACAGAGTATACAGAATTTTATTTTTAACAGTTATATTTCTTTGAAAACAGATCGTGATTGAGGTAGCAATATGAAGTTTACAGTTCGAAATGGTGTATGGGAAACAAATTCATCTTCAATGCATTCAATTGTAGTAACAAAAACAGATGAAAAGTACACTCAAGAAGAAATGCTAAGTGACCTTTGGGTAGATGAAAATGGAACGTGGAATCTAAAATACCGCTCAGAGGATTTAAATTTCGGACGGTTCCCTTTTCAGGTCTTAACTACTTTCGCTGAAAAAGTCAAATATGTTATAGCTAGTAAGGGCTATTATTGGCATGGGACATATCAAAAAGTATCTCACGAAATGGAGATTCTGTTAGAGTTTATTACTGAAATTTGCCCAGCCATTAAGAACATTAGATGGCCTACGCAGTACGAAACAGCATACCGAGATCAAGAAGGAAATGAACTTGATTATGATGATTTGCATTATGAATATGGTGATGGTTTAGGGTATCATTATATTAAAGACGGGAAAAAATATCCCGCTGTAAAAGATGACGATTATGAAGTTGAGTTGAATTATTATGGAGATATAGATCATCAGAGCAGTGGATTGCTTGAGGGATTTCTTAAGAAGGAAGGAATTACTTTAAAAGATTTCTTATCTAAAAAGAAATACATCGTTATTATTGATGGTGATGAGTATTGTTCCTGGGATACTTATAAGGCGGCCAAAATAATTAATATGGATTATATCGACCATGAATTCCCGCCCGTAGTTAATGGTTATCATACGTCTTATGATAGTTATGAATACTTTAAGAACAAGGAAGATCGTGCCGAATGCGAATGAAGATAGCTGAATATGACAACGGTAATGTACATGTGACACGTTTTGATGACGGTACTGTAATTCGATGCTCTGTTGATGATGAATTTGATTTCGCTTTTCCAGAAAATATGGATATTAAATTAACTAATTGTTGTACAGGCACCAACTGTGCCTGGTGTCATGAGGGATCTGGGCCTAATGGGCAGCATGGCGATATTATGACGGCAGAATGGGTAGACAGTTTGCATTCATTCACGGAATGCGCACTAGGCGGCGGTAATGTATTGGAGCATCCTGATTTAATCCCTTTTCTGTATAAATTAAAAAAACATCAAGTGTTTGCGAACATTACGGTCAATCAGATTCATTTTATGCAAAACCTGGCATTGCTTCGTGAACTAAGTGAGAAACAGTTAATTAGAGGAGTTGGTGTCTCGTTCCATCATTATGATAATGAGTTTTTAACGACAGTTGAACAATTTCCTAATGCAGTACTGCATGTGATTGCGGGTGTGTTATCCGATGTAGATTTATGTCGTATTATGACGCATCATGATTTAAAGATACTAATCTTAGGCTACAAACGACTTCGAAGAGGCGAAGTATATTATCAAAAAGATATTGATGAATTGCTTGTAAATCATGGATTAAGTCAGACAATCGACTGGCGTACTTCAATGATTGAAAGAATGTTACCATTGATGCTTGAAGCATTTAAAGTAGTGTCTTTTGATTGTTTGGCAATCGAACAGCTTCATATACAGAAGCATCTTCCGACGCAAGTTTGGAATACTTTTTATCAGGGCGATGATGGCACTATGACTTTTTATATTGACATGGTGAATAAACAGTTTGCTGCAAGCAGTACTGCTCCATTGGAACAACGTATGGATATAGGTTCCTTAACTGTTGATCAAATGTTTCAAACGATTCGTAACAACAAAAGTAATAGTGGTAAACAATTGGAGGAGACTAATGTTTGATTCAAAGGTTACTACAAATAAACATGGAGTGAATGTCAAAATTCACTCCAATATTTTATCTGACGATGAGATGTCGGCTGCCGGTTTCCATCATCATTCCAATGATGCCTGGTATTTCAGTAAAATGATTGGACCGAATCTTACTTTTAATGTCACAATCAAAGATGATAATTCAGATTTTATGATTGACGTTTTGGATGATGATTATTTAGAGATTTATGATTATCAAGAAATGCTACGTTATAATCCGAATCATAAAACCGCTAATAAGGTACTGAAAGCCGTTGAAAAATGGATGGCTTATTTGCAGGACGCGGGTATTTTAAGTGGTCATAATGTTGGAGAGTATATTTAAGAGGTACAAATGAGTTATTTTGGAATCCACAATCATACAGATGTTGGTAGTAACTCACGTTTAAGAGATTCTACAAACAAAGTCAATGATTTGATCCAATATGTCCATGATATTGGAATGAAAGGGTTGGCTATAACTGATCATGAGTCTATTGCCGCTCATCTAAAAGCGCTAAGTTATTATGAGTGTCATAAGGATGAGGATGATTGGAAAGATTTTAAATTGGCATTGGGTAATGAGATTTATTTGTGTCCTGGTAGTGTGACATCCGAAAACATTGCTAGTAATGTTTATCCGCATTTTATTCTGATTGCTTTAGACGCGATTGGACATAAAGGACTGCGAGAACTAAGCACTAAGGCGTGGGTTAATAATTCATTTATGTCTGTAATGTATAGAGTACCAACCTATTACTCTGACTTACAAGATATGATAGCCCAATATAAAGGACATATTATTGGCTCTTCTGCCTGCCTGGGCGGTAGTTTACCGCGACGGTTGCTACAGTTCAGAGATAATGCATTTGATTTAAGCATCTGGGAGTCATGCCTACAATGGGCCGAAAGTATGGATGAATTATTTGGTCATGGTTTTTTCTTCTTAGAGATGCAACCGTCTGAATCAGAGGACCAAATATTTGTAAACAAGCAGCTATTAAGGATATTTCAAATTACCAAGATCCCATATGTTATCAGTACTGATGCTCATTATCTTCGTAAAGAAGATCGAGAAGTACATAAAGCTTTTCTTAATTCTCAAGAGGGAGACCGTGAGGTAGATGAGTTTTATGCCAGTACTTATGTCATGACGCCTGAAGAGATACATTGTTATATGGATCGTTACTTGGGCGAGGAAGCGGTGCGACAGGGATTAGATAATACTAATTTAATTTATGAGAAGATTGAATATTATCCGTTGACTAAAGAACTTGAAATCCCTTATTTGCCATTAGATTTAACCGAACCGTCAGAGCTTTTGTACGCGAAATATAGTAACCATATTCCATTGTTTCGAGATTTATGGGAGTCAGATTTTGATGGTGATCGTCATATGTTGCGAGAACTTTTGATAGCCATTGACAATCATCCAAATTATCAAACAGAGTTAGGGTATAGTAAAGTTAATGAATGCATAGATTATTTGCTTAAATCTTCGGAAGTCAATCATGTACACTGGTCTTCTTATTTAATGCAGATGAAAGATTATATTGGTATAGCATGGGAAACAAACAGTTTGGTTGGTCCAGGCAGAGGATCTGGAGTCGGCTTCTGTCTACTATATCTGTTAGGAATTACTCAGATAGATCCATTAAGAGAAGAAACTCAGACATTTCCATGGCGCTTTCTCAACCCTTACCGTCAAAGCGTCCTTGATATTGACACGGATGTAGAGGGTTGCAAACGTGATGCAATTATTCAGGCATTAAAAGATACTTATGGGGCAGATCGTGTATCTAAAGTACTAACTCTTCAAACTGAACAAAGCCGTAGTGCTATTCTGACCGCTGCCAGGGGGCTTGGTATTGATAATGATACGGCTTCTTATATTGCTTCATTAGTAGTGTTCGATAGAGGAATTGCAAGGTCATTATCTACTATGTACTATGGCAACGATGAAATAAAGCCGTCTGCAGAATTCGTTAGAGAGATGAATGCTCATTCACAGTTATGGGAGACGGCACAAAAAATCGAGGGCCTGGTTTGTGGCTGTGGGCAACATGCAGGCGGTGTTATCATTTGTGATAAGCCACTGACTGAGTCCACAGCATTGATGCGAACTAAATCTGGGGATGTAGTTACACAGTTTGATCTCCACCAATTGGAGGCTGTGTCGCTCATTAAGATAGATCTCCTAGCTATTGATGCTCTGGAAAAAATGCATGCAGAGTTAGATCTTCTTCTCAAATATAATGAGATCGAATGGCAAGGCTCTTTACGAGACACCTATGAAAAATATATTGGTGTGTACACTTTGGAACGTCATGCAGAGGATATGTGGAAAATGCTATGGGATCATAAAGTGCTCTCATTCTTTCAGATGGAAAAAGAATCTGGAAAGAAAGCCATTGCTTTAGCTAAGCCACATTCTGTAGATGATCTTGCTACTCTCAACTCTGTTATCAGACTCATGGCCCAGGAAAAAGGTGCAGAGCAGCCTCTGCAAAAGTTCGCTCGTTTTAAGAATAATATTACTGAATGGTATAAAGAGATGGATGAATATGGGCTGACACAGGAAGAGCAAGATATTTTGAAAGGCATTCTTGGCACTTCTTATGGGATTTGCGAGGCCCAGGAATATCTTGTACTATTGACAGGCCACCCGAAAATTGGTGGTTTTGATTTGATGTGGTCGGATAAATTGAGGAAAGCGGTAGCAAAGAAACAGGCTAGAGATTTTGACACATTGGAGAGAGAGTTCTTCCAGAACGCGGAAGGAAAGCATTTAAGTAAGAATCTGACTAATTACGTATGGAATGTGTTGATAATGACACAAAGGGGTTATGGATCAATAATTTAGGTCCCTTTATATAGTGATATATATCGAAAACGGGGTTAACTGCTGGAAACCTAAGTTATGAAAAATAATATGGCAATCAGCAACCAAGCTCTTTCACCAAGAGAAGGCTCAACGACTATTCAGAATGAAGTAGGCTTTTTTAAAGTCGAAATGCCCCGCATCACTAATCTGCAAATAAAAGACATAAGGCGATGATGTAATATGAGACAACAGAAACATAAAAATTTTTCTGATGAAAACATTGAAAAAATAAAACAATTATACATCGATGGGTATAGTATCCAATATATTGCGAAGCATTGCTTTCATTGTCGTTCATCAAATATATCGAGTATAATCAAAGATAATAATTTAGATAAACTATATCCGCATATTGGGAAAGCTAGAAAGTTAAATTTAGAAGAGCAAAAGCTTTTGTGTGAAATGTATCAAACAGAATTATATACGCAACAATTTTTGGCACAGTATTTTAATTGTTGCAGCCAGGTAGTTTCTCAGACATTACGAGAATACAATATACCAACAATTCAACATAGAAACCATGTTACTGACAAACAATTAGATGAAAATTATTTTTCGGTAATTGATACAGAAGCAAAAAGCTACTTTTTAGGGTTCATTATGGCAGATGGCAATGTTTATAAGAACCAATTAAGTATTGAAATTCATTTAAAAGATTATAATCTGTTAGATGCTTTAAAAAAAGAATTAAATACTTCTAATGCAATTACATATAGAAAAAGAAAGAACACCGAAGTTGTTTGTTTGAGAATCATATCTAAGAAAATTATAGAAGATTTAGCTAAATATGGAATAGTTGAAGATAAAACACATAATCAAAAGCATCTTTGCCCCGTTCCAGATCATTTATTAAGACACTTTTTAAGAGGCTTATTAGATGGAGATGGATGGATCACACAAGATAAAAGCGGATATTATCATTTGGGATTCGTAAATCATAATAAAGTGATATGTGAAGAATTTAAAGAAAAATGCAATTCTTTAATTGAGGACCAGAACTATAGCAAGGTGACTCATAAAGATAATAAATCAAATTGTTATGTCGTACAATTTCAAAATCAAACACAAGTAAAGCAATTGGTGACTGCTTTATATAAGGATAGCAACTACTATCTTACTCGAAAATATATCATTGCAGAGGGTATATTTGAGTTAAAAAGTGATGAAGATATAGTCTAATACAGTATCCAGTATAGAAATATACACCTGTATTGTTAATAAATCCCATACACTTGCCTACTCAATAGTAGGTTTACAAGAACTTAATCTGGCTTATAAGTATAATATCCTATATTGGAATACAGCTAATCTTATTGTTGATTCTGGGTCTTATGATACTGAATCTAATGACTCTACCAATTATGGTAAAATGGGATCAGCAATTGCCAATATAAAGAAAGAGGGAGTTAATATTGCATTTCCTCTTATTGAATCAGCTGGATTTGGATTTGAACCAGATTTAAGTAATAATCAAATTGTATTTGGCCTTAAAGGCATCAATGGTATCAATACCGATTTGGCCCAGATTATCATTAATAACCGTCCGTATACAGATATAAACGATTTTGCTGTTAAGTTATTGGATACCAAAATTGTTAAAAAAACGCAGATGGTAAAATTAATTAAAGCGGGTTGCTTTACTCAGTTGCATTCTCGTGATCGTAACCAAACAATGAAATGGTTTTTGGATCATTATGTGATTGAATATGTTGATAAGCTAACCTTAGCTCAATTAAACAGGATGAAGGAGTGGAAGATCATCCCCGATAATTATCGCAAATCGGTACAGATGATTTCATTAAAATCATATATTTTGTCGGATGAGGGCTTATATAAAATATATAACGACCCGAATAAAAAGCCTCTAAAACGTGGATATCATGATCGTTATTATATTCTGGATGATGCGTCACAAAAATATTTTTATGATTTCTTTTCGGACGACTGTGTAGTTGAAGTTGTTAATAGTCACTATGTTGTTTCTGAAAAGAAAATCGTTAAAGAAGCGGAATCATATTTACAGCCGTTACGTGAATGGTTCACAAGTAAAGAAGCAATTGACAAATATAATTGGGCGTTAGAATTAGACGCATGGGAGAAATATGCATTAGGAAACACCGCTAAATGGTCTATGGAAGCGTTATGCTATTATGACCAAGTACATGAATTAGAGTATGTTGATGAGATGCAATATGGCATTGTTAATTTTTTCCAACAGCCAGAAACGCCAGCGGTTTATGATTGGTATTCGCGAAAAGTGGGCGGTGAGTGGAAACAAATGCCAAAGTATAAAATTGTACGTATTGCGGGAACAGTTTTACATGCTGATAATAATCATCATACGGTCACACTGCTTACAAAATATGGTCCAGTATTGGTTAAGATGAATAAAGGGCATTATGCTTTTTATAGCAAGCGTATTTCACAGGTTATGGATAGTGGGAAGAAAGAAAAAATTGAAGATTCATGGCTTACTCGTGGTAACTTGTTACTAATTTCTGGTATCCGCAGAGAAGACCAATTTTGGCCTATGGTGTATAATGATACCATTTATAAACATACAGTAAATTTAATTACAAATGTTTATAACGATGGGACGCTGCAATTACAAACAGAGCGCATTCGTGTATAAATAGAGGAGAACATGGATAAGATAGAAATTTTATGTGCAATTGAGAATATCCGTTATTATAAGGACGGATGGGGGATTATTGAGGTATCCGTAGAAAGTACTATTAGTGGTTCTCCAATTGTTGATCGTTATGGGAGTTTAATATTAAAAGGTAATATGCCTAAAATTGAAAAAGGGTCTGAATCTATTTATCATGTTGTCGCGACATATGTTCATGATCCCAAATGGGGAGATCAATATGAAATACAGCGAATGTATTCAGAAGTAGTATTCGATGATGACGACGTGGGAGCGCAGAAACGGTTTTTAGCTGCTCTTTTCACGCCCCGACAGATAAATCTGTTATACGAAAACCTACAAGACCCTTATCATACAATTAAAGAAGCCGATGCGGCTGCCCTAGTGCAGATCAAAGGCATTGGAATGTACACTGCGATGGAGATGATTAATAAGTTTAAGGTTAATATCTCTTTGGGTCGTATTTTTACAGAACTGTCAGAATACAATTTAACCAACCGTATGGTAGAACGACTGATGTCCAGATACGGCTCTCCAGACATAATCATTGAAAAAGTAAAAGAAGATCCTTATGTATTGGCAGATGAAGTAGATGGAGTAGGTTGGGTTACGGCAGATAAGATTGCACAAGATGGTGGAATTACTGAATATGATCCACGTCGTATAGCCGCGTACATTCGTAAGTATCTGCATGACGTTGCTGAAAGCGGGCAGTCCTGGGTTACTACAGACGAGCTACTTGGGGCTATATTGGATGCTCTGGGAGATGATACACCAGACCAAAATATAACTGAAGCCATACAAAGAATAAAAGATTATTTGTGGTATAATGACGATCATAGTAGAATTGGTCTGAAATATTATAGACAGATAGAGGAAAAAATTGGAGAAGAATTATTAAGACTTAGAGACGCTCAGTCTGTTATTAATGAATCTGAATGGGAGAATTGGCAATCCGATCTGCGAGAGTTAGAAACCAAACAAGGCTGGGAGTTCACACAAGAACAACGTAACGGTATTTATTTGGCATTAAGTCAAAATGTAGTTGTTATTACTGGTATGGCCGGTACTGGTAAATCTTCACTAGTTACAGGAATTCTTGCCGTATTAAAGGATTACGATTATGTCCAGTGTGCCCTGTCAGGAAGAGCTGCGTCTCGTTTGTCTGAAATTACTGGACGAGAGGGATATACCATTCATCGGTTGCTAGGATATCCTAGTTTTAGTTCATTGGCTAAACAGGGCTTTACGTATCATGATGATAATCCATTAACCAGTGATATATATATCTTAGATGAGATTTCTATGGTAAACTCTTCGTTATTTTATTATCTGCTTCGAGCGATTCCCAGTGGTTCAAAGTTGATTTGTCTTGGTGATCACGGACAATTGGAATCTATTGGTGCGGGTAATATCGCTCATGATATGATTGAAAGTGATGAAATTGCTACAGTAAAGCTAACTCAAATTCATAGACAAGCTGCGGAATCGGGTATTATTTCTGAGGCTTTTCGAGTACGGCAAGGTTACCAAATTGTGGAAAAAGAGTGGGCTGGTAAAGAAGTACGCGGAGCACTAAAAGATTTGACCATTACTGGCTTTTCAGATGCAAGTAATACATTTTATAATATTATGGCAGCTTATTCTGCCGCAATGTCAAAAGATAATTTTAGTATTATGGATACTCAAATATTAGTGCCAGTTAAAAACAGAGGGGCTGCTTGTACATATGAGATCAATAATGCTATACAGGAATTAGTTAATCCAGCCGATCGCAGAAAGAACGAGGTCACGGTATTTTCTAGTGGTAAAACTTATATCCTACGTGAGGGGGATAAAATAATCAACACTTTTAATAATTACAAACTGTCTCCTGTTATTTATAATGGTAATATAGGACAAATTCGGTCTATTAGTGAAGTGGATGAAGAAATCGTTGCTGATTTCATTGGCATTGGAGAGGTTACTATTCCTAAAGAATTTTGGCATGGACTTGAATTAGGCTATTGTAGTACTATTCATAAATTTCAGGGATCTGAAACAGATCATGTAATTATCGGTATTGATTTTACAGGCTATTCGTTATTGACCCGTGAACTAGTATATACCGCCTTGACTCGTGCCAAAAAGACATGCGAATTGATTGTACAGACTGGTGCATTACGATATGCTACCGCTAATGAAGGCGTTAGTAAGAAACAAACTCATCTAAAAGAGGTACTGTATGATCTCGCTCATCCGAAACTGATATTTTAATACATAATAAATTAACAGACGGTTGACAAACAACACAATATATGGTATCTTATAGGAAGGAAGAACACATGAAGAAAATATGCTTAATGTTGATCATTTTCTGTATGCCTTGGATCGTTAAAGCTGATACACTTTATACTACTGCGAATGTAAATTTACGATCTGCTCCGATTATGGCTGATAACATTATTGAAGTCATTGATGTTAATACAGAGGTTAGCGCCAATACTGAACAAATTAATAACGGATTCTATTATGTTGAGATCAATGATCAGCATGGTTACATGAGCATAGATTATTTAGTTGCGGATCCTGTATATGAATATTTGGGTACATATAAAGTAACTGGCTATAAGATGTTTGATCCGTCTGAGAATGGTGGGAGGTCTGACGGCTTGACTGCTAGTAGCGTTATTGGAGAGCCTGGACATACTGTGGCAATGAAAGATATTGATTTTGGTACTGAAATATATATTAAAGGGTTAGGTACTTATGTAGTAGAAGATCGTGGAGTTGGTCCTGGCGTGGTTGATGTTGCGTGTTGGACCAGAGATGAGTGTTATGCTCTGACTGGAGAATATGAAGTATATATTAAAAAGGAGTAGTTATGTTAACATTTGATGGAGAGTACTCTGTAATAGTACATTTTGAGTTAACTGAAGAGCAAGCTCTTGATGCGGGTGGCGTTGATTGGAGTAGGGCAAAAAATAGTATTAAAGAATTACCTGACTGGTTACTTCAGGGTATTACAGATACCATTGATTTGAGAGACAATGATACGGTTACGGTAATCCCGGTAGAGGGGGTTGTTAAACAGGACGGTAAAGAAGTAGATATGGATGTCGTTCCTGATTACACACCAGCAGAGAATGAAGAAGATGAGGTTAATTAAATGATTAAAGTAGAGAATATTGATGTATTCAATTTTGAAGGCGCTATCAGAGGGATGCGAAATCCTTTGAATTCGTGGGATAAGAGTGATAGTAGGCATGCAAATAGGTTAGACGTTCAAACTATACAAGACATGAAAGAAGGAACATTCATTCTTGGAGAAAAAGATTTAGACCTTATGAGAAAACTTTATAAAGCCGGAAGTGAACACAGGAAGTATCTCCGGCAGATCTTTGTCTCTATGGATATTACTGCACCGCTTTACTGGTGGAAGGAAATGGACCAATATCGCATCAATGTGACTACAAACTCATGTAGCACAATGCATAAGATCGCAGCCAAGGAATTTACTTTGGATGATTTTAGCCATGAACATCTAATCAAAATCTGGAGAGAGACGCTTAAAGATTTTGTAATTCCGTCATTGAATATGGCGAGAGAAGAGTATCTGGCTACAAAAAATAAAGAGATTTGGTGGCAGATGATCCAGCTACTTCCGTCTTCTTATAATCAGAGAAGAACCATTACTATGAACTATGAAAATGTAATAAATATGATTAAACAGAGAACCGGGCATAAGTTAGATGAATGGAATAATTTTGTAAATATTTTGAAAACTCTACCCTATATTACAGAAATTACAGGAGAATAAATATGGAGACAGTAATATATATGATGTTATGTATTATATTTGGTCTATGCGGTTTTACTGTGGGGTATGTAGCGGGACAAGATGATTGGAGGTTGAAGCCGTGAATAAAGATTTGCTTTTAAATAAAGTAGAACGTCACGAACAACTGTGTACTATGCTTCATGAAATATACGCAAAAAAGAATCACGATTATGGTGACTCTTTTGGCCAATCGTATAAAGAATGGGGCATCACCGCAGCCATGACTCGTATGAGTGATAAATGGAATCGGCTAAAAACATTATCTAAACTGCCTGAAGAGGAGCGTCAAGTAGCCGATGAAAAGATTACGGATTCTTTAATTGATTTAGCTAATTACGCGCTCATGACATACATGGAAGTGGTTGATGAAGAGAGGGAGAGAGCCAGTCAATAACCCATGACTGAAGTCACAGGCTTGTAAAATAAGTCTGTTGTTGATTAGCCTTAGTGTCGTATGACACTACGTTACTTGCAAATATATAGGTACCAGTGGATTTTATGCCTGGTCTGCTGCTCTACGGTATGTGATTAAAAGTTCTGATGGGTAGGAACGGTGTTGCGTACAGTTAAACTGCAGGATAACATTGGCGAAGGCGTCATGTACAGTTGGTGTTGGACTGGCTTATAGCAAAAACCAACACAAATATATGTAAAGAAGGATGTCGTTTCGGATGGTATATGTGATTGATAAATCTGGAAATCCTTTGATGCCGATGGAACGGCATGGTAAAGTGAGACAATTGCTTCGTGATGGTAAAGCGGTTGTATATAAGCGCTGTCCTTTCACGATAAAACTTTTATATGACACTGGCAACGAAGTCCAGCAGTTGGTTCTCGGTGTTGATGTGGGTAATAAACATGTCGGTTTGTCTGTTACGTCAGAGGACCGAGAATACTATGCCGAAGAGTGTACGCTGAGAAGTGATATTACGGAGTTAATATCGACTCGTCGGGAGATGAGGCGTGCAAGAAGGAGCCGAAAGACAAGATATAGGAAACCAAGATTTGATAATCGAAGGAGACCTGAAGGATGGTTAGCACCTTCGGTAGAACAGAAAATCGGATGTCATATTAGACTTGTAGAGCGTATATGTAAGATACTTCCGATTTCTGAAATTGTTGTTGAAACGGCATCATTTGATATTCAAAAGATTAAAAATTCAAGTATTGAGGGTGAAGAATACCAACAAGGTGATCAGCTTGGGTTTTGGAATGTTCGAGAATATGTGTTATTTCGAGATGGACATGAATGTCAGTGTTGTCATGGTAAATCGAAAGATAAAGTTTTGAATGTACATCATATTGAAAGTAGAAAAACAGGTGGTAATTCACCTGGAAATCTGATTACTTTATGTGAAACCTGTCATGAGAAATATCATAAAGGTTTTATTCAGTTACCTAAAAATATAAAACGAGGTATGAGTTTTCGAGACGCCGCTTTCATGGGTATTATGAGATGGACATTTTATAATAGATTGAAAGACCAATGTGAAAAGATTGGTATTCCAGTGAGAATGACATTTGGTTATATTACTAAGAATATCAGGATTGAACATGATTTGTTGAAATCGCATATTGTAGATGTCAGATGTATATCAGGTCATCCTGTTGCAAAGGCGTCTGAAGATGTATTTTATTCAAGAAAAGTAAGATGTCATAACAGGCAGATTCACAAAATGAAGATAAGTAAGAATGGAATTCGTAAAAAGAATCAAGCACCGTATCTTGTAAAAGGTTTCAGACTTTTTGATAAGGTCAAATATAAAGGTTTAGAGTGTTTTATATTCGGAAGACGTTCAAGTGGATATTTTGACTTACGAATGCTTGATGGAAAACGAATTTCAGCAAGTGCTAATGTGAGAGATATGTGTCTGATTGATTTATGTCAATCATATTTAATTGAAAGGAGGAAAGCTGTTTTCCTCTCATGACTAAAGTCACGAGTTTCCAAACAGCAAAATTATTTTATGAACACAAATAAAACATTGGTCTATCTTGCTGGTGCAAGTAAGCATGAAGCTGATGAAGGAATGGGATGGCGACAAACCATTGAACGAGATTGGGGCTTTAAAGAATCTGATTTATGGATAGTGAATCCATTAAATTATTTTCGCTATTCTGAAAATTGGCATCAGAGCGATAAACAGGTTAAGCAATATTACTTATCTAGAATCAAACATTGTGATGTTGTTTTAGTTAATCTGAATAATAGCGATTCTTCTTGTGGCACCTGCCAGGAAATCCAATATGCAGTTGACCATGATGTGCCGGTGATCGGATTTGGTACAGAGCATGTATATAATTGGTTGCTTGTAGACTGTCAATGCGTATTTGATACGGCAGAGGAAGCAATTGAATATATAACTGAGTATTATACAATTTGAAAGGTGTTGTAAAATGATTGATCGAATGAAAGAGTTGATTGATGAAATTAATCATCATAAAGATCTATATTACAATAAAAATCAGCCTATTATTTCAGATCTGGAATTTGATAAGCTGGTAGATGAACTGGAACAATTAGAAAAAGATACTGGAATCGTTTTAAGTAATTCACCAACACAGACGGTTGGTTATAAGGTCCAAAGTGCTTTGCAAAAGGTTAAGCATTCCCACCCTATGTTGAGCCTGGCCAAAACTAAAAACCTATTTGAGTTTGCGAGTTATTGTGGTAACAAACCTAGTATGATTAGTTTGAAAATGGATGGGCTAACTGTACTGTTGACTTATGAAAATGGTGAACTTATGCAAGCAGAGACGCGGGGGAACGGTGAGATTGGTGAACTGATTACTGCGAATGCTAAAGTATTTGATAATGTTCCTTTAAAGATTCCATACAAAGAACATTTTAAAATTGAGGGCGAAGCCATTATTACTTATGGTGATTTTAAGAAGATTAATGAAAAACTGCCTGTAGCAGAGCAGTATTCAAACCCACGTAATCTGGCCAGCGGCTCTGTTCGTCAATTGGATCCTAGTGTAACTGCAAAACGTCATGTGAAGTTTATTGCTTGGAAAGTACCGTATCTAATTGATGAGTCCGTTGGCCTAAATCCTAATAATTTTGCGGATAAATTAAAATTTGCATCTGGTTTAGGTTTTACGATTGTACCATATTTTCGATTGGCTAATAATTCAGCGGTTGAAGTCAAACATACAATTAGTGACCTTAAGGACTGGGCTGCAAGTTATGAATATCCTTATGATGGTTTTGTTCAGACGTTTCTTGATGTGAAGTATGGTGAATCTCTTGGTTATACCGGGCATCATCCTAAACACAGTTTTGTTCTTAAGGAACAGGATGAAGAATATGAAACTACGTTACTTGATATTGAGTGGGGGATGGGTAAGACCGGGCAGCTGACGCCAGTTGCGGTATTTGAAGATGTCGATTTAGATGGAGCAATTACTAACCGGGCAAGTGTCCATAATGTAAGTATTTTAAATCAGTTGGATTTACACCCCGGCGATAAGATTACGGTGTATCGAGCTAATCAAGTTATTCCTCAAATTAAGAGGAACATAACTGCGGAGAGTAGAAGTGGTAAATATATTCAGATCCCAGCTAAGTGCCCTGTGTGCGGTGGCGTTACAAAGGTTCAGCGGGTAAATGATTCTGATGTTTTGATTTGCACTAATCCTAATTGCAAGGGCAAACTACTTGGTAAATTAAAACATTTCTGTTCTAAAGACGCGATGGATATTCAAGGGCTGTCGGAACAGACATTACAGAAATTCATCAATCTGAATTATATTAATTCGATTCCAGATTTGTATGATATATCAATGTTCCAGGAAGAATTGAGAATGCTGGATGGGTTTGGTGCGCAATCGGTAAAGAATTTACTGGATGCATTAGAGAATAGTAAACATACTACACTAGATCGTTTTATTAACGCATTGTCCATTCCAAATATTGGTAAAGAAACCGCCAAAGTTATTGCTAAAGCTATGGATTACAATTGGATTAAATTTGGTATTGCATGTAATACCAGATATAACTGGCAGAAATTGCCTGACTTTGGGACTATTATGGAGCGCAGCCTGATTCAGTTCTGGGGCGAAAACAGAGAGTGGGTTGAATCTTTAGGATCAATGATGGATTTTTATAATCCAAATGAGGGCAAAGTACGAAATGATGCACTTTATGGTAAGAATATTGTGATTACTGGAAAGCTACATCATTTTAAAAACCGTGATGAATTAGTCAAGAAGATTGAGGAGTACGGTGGTAAAGTTTCTGGCAGTGTTAGTAAAAATACGGATTATCTAATCAATAATGATATTACTTCTAATTCAGGTAAGAATAAAAAAGCTAAGGAATTGGGAGTCAAGATTATTACTGAAGAACAATTTTTAGGAGAATTTGAGTGATGAAAGTAATTAAAAGAGATGGACGAGTCGTTGCCTTTGATAAAGATAAGATTCGTTTAGCTGTAGAAAAAGCTTTTGTAGATGTTGATCAAGAGTTAGATGAATTCGGTCTGAATAAGGCGAAAGAAATTGCTAAATATGTTGAAGAACTGAATCAAGATTTGAGCGTAGAAGAAATTCAAGATATTGTAGAAAATAAATTGATGTCGAGTTCACGGAAAGATGTCGCTAGAGCATACATTATTTATCGAAATGATAGAAATCGAGTGCGTGAAAGAAACAGTAAATTAATGAAGAACGTCGCTGAAAAACTTACTGCATCGAATGTGCAAAACCAGAATGCGAATGTAGATGAATATAGTTTTGGTGGACGAAAAGGTGAAGTTGATGCAGCTGTTATGAGACAATATGCACTAGATAATTGCATGTCAGAAATGTCTAGAAATAACCATTTGAATAATGAAATTTATATTCATGATTTAGATAGTTATGCCGTGGGGATGCATAATTGTTTGACAATTCCTTTTGATAAACTGCTTGCACAGGGCTTTAATACTAGACAAACAGATGTGCGTCCCGCTAATTCTGTGAATACAGCATTCCAGCTGGTTGCGGTATTATTTCAGCTTCAGAGTTTGCAGCAATTCGGCGGAGTTTCTGCAAGTCACTTAGATTGGACTATGGTCCCTTATGTGAGAAAAAGTTTTTGGAAACATTATAAAGATGGATTAAAATATATCGCTCACGAAAAAGAAGATAAAGATTGGAGTTATGATCATTCAATTGAAGATGAAAGATATAAACAATTTCCAGAAGTTTATCAATACGCAATAGACATGACAGTGCGAGAAACCGAACAAGCCGCTGAGGGAATGTACCATAACCTTAATAATTAGGGCGACTTAACAGCAATGTTAAGAACATAGCTGCCTAAACGGGGGAACTCTTAATAAGACAATCCCGTGCTAAATTATATTATCGTTAATAAATAAAGGAAGGAGTGATTGTTATAAATGAATATACGGTATATAGACATGTAAACAAAATTAATCACAAACAATATATTGGAATAACAAAACAAAATCCACCATCTAATAGATGGGGAAGTAATGGATTTAATTACAAAGAAAATCCTCATTTTTGGTCATCTATTCAAAAATATGGATGGGATAATTTTGAACATGAAATATTATATACAGGATTGTCAAAAGATGAAGCTTGCTCGATTGAAATTGAGTTAATAAAAAAATATAAAACTCAAAACAAGCAATATGGATACAATGTATATAGTGGTGGAAATTGTCCAGAAATACCAAACGAAATACGAGTAAAGATGTCACAATCTATGATTGGAAACAAAAATGCTTTAGGCAAGCCTTGTTCTGAAGAGAAGAAAGAAAAAATTAGATCCGCCCAAATAGGAAAGGCACTTTCCCAAGAGCATAAAGAAGCTATTTCTAAAGCTAAAAAAGGAAAGACGCACAAATCATTAAGTGCCGAATCTCGTAAAAAAATATCAGATTCTCATGTTAAAACTCCAGTATATTGTAAAGAAACAGATACCGTTTACGAATCTATACAAGAATGCGCAAGACAACTCCACTTGTGGGCCACATTAGTGTGTAAGGTTTGTAAAGGGAAATTAAAAACAACAGGTGGTTATCATCTGTCTTACTATAACGATAATATATAAACGCCTAACGACTATCCACATAAAACGTGGAGTAGACTCAAGCGAGTCGAAATGGCAGCCCCCTCATTTGAGGGTGAAGATATAGTCTAATCTTTATGGTGACATAAAGAAGTTCATAAGAGAACTGCGCAAGAGTAGCGAACTTGCGTGAATATCCATGTAATACATTACAATCAAGAAGCGGGAATCAGCTTCCTTTTACTTCAATTAATTACGGCACATGTGCATTGCCAGAAGGACGTATGGTTACTAAAGCTTTACTAGACATGTCAATTAAAGGTGTTGGGAAACTTCATAAAACGCCAATCTTTCCTTGTGGTATCTTTCAGTGTATGAAAGGTGTTAACCGTCAGCCAGGTGACCCGAATTATGATTTATTCCAGTTGGCTTTAAAGTCTACCGCAACAAGATTATACCCCAATTATGCAAATGTTGATTGGTCTGGTAATGTAGGGTATGACAAAAATGATCCTAAAACATATTTTAGTACGATGGGCTGCAGAACTGCGAACGGCTTTGATATTAACGGTTTTGGGCAACTTAAGGATGGTAGAGGGAATATTTGCCCAGTGACGATTATTATGCCAGAATTGGCTATGCAGTGTAAAGATGCTTTAACGGGCCATTCTAAAAATGACATTGTAGAAGATTTTATGGGGCTATTAAATGAAAAGATTCACGAAGCAAAAGATATGCTTATTGAAAGATTCGAATATATTTGCTCTCAGTCTCCTGAATCAGCTAAATTTATGTATGAAAATGGAACTATGGAGGGCTACATACCTGAAGAAGGAATCAGGTCCGCTTTAAAACATGGGACCATTGTTATTGGCCAGCTTGGATTAGCTGAAACTTTACAAATTCTTATTGGATGTGATCATACCAAAAAAGAAGGCATGGAATTGGCAAAACGAATTGAACAATTATTCAAAACTCGTTGCGCTGAGTTTAAAGAAAAATATAAATTAAATTTTGGCGTTTATTATACTCCCGCTGAGAATTTGTGTTATACCGCTATGAAGAAATTTAAAGATAAATGGGGAGTAATCCCTAATGTATCAGACAGAGATTTCTTTACTAATTCAATGCATGTTCCTGTTTGGAGAGAAATTTCACCATTTGATAAAATCGATATTGAATCTCAGCTTACAGGTTATAGTTCAGCGGGATGTATTACTTATGTAGAGTTAGATGGCGGAGTAAAAAATAATACAGAAGCTCTTGAAACTATTGTGAACTATGCTATGGATCATGATATTCCATACTTTGCAGTTAACGTTCCTAATGATACATGCTTAGAATGTGGATTTACAGGGGAATTCAATGATATTTGCCCTATGTGTGGAAGTAAAAATATTCAGCAGTTGCGCCGTGTGACAGGGTATCTTACTGGAAATTATAAAACTGCTTTTAACAAGGGCAAACAGCAAGAGGTAGAAATGAGGGTAAAGCACAGATAATGAAATACGCAGGAATTATTAACAATGATGTTGTTAATGGACAAGATGTGTGTGTAAGCTATTGGTGTCAGGGGTGCCGTTTTCGGTGCCCTGGCTGCCAGAATCCACAAACATGGGACTTTAATGGTGGGATCGAAGACAAAGAAGATAATATAATTAAAAACGTTGTTGAAGCAATCTCAAAAAATGAGATACAACGAAATTTGTCTATCCTTGGCGGAGAACCGCTATGTGATGAAAACCTTTATTTTACATATCGCTTAATAAATAAGGTGACAGATACTTATCCGAATATTAAGGTTTTTGTTTGGACGGGATATAAATGGGAAGATCTAATTAAATATAGTGATCAAAATTATATGACGGTCATTAAGAAAAACGCAGAACGTCTAAAAACTATTTTATCGAAAACAGAATTATTGATAGATGGACAATTTGATTTGTCACATAGAGATATAACCCTTCCTTTCAGAGGCTCTTCGAATCAGCGTATTATTGATGTTCAGGCATCATTAAAGAAAGGAGAAATCGTTCTATGGACACCAAAGCATTGATTCAATGTATTAAATCATCTTCGGCAGCCGGTATTGCAATTTCAATTGGATGCATTGCATATTTAACCACCGGTAATGCCTGGCTGTTCCCGATTGGTTTATTCATCGTTTGCTTTTATAAGCTACGATTATTTACAGGGCGTATTTGCTGGGGGACGGCAAAAGATTGGCCAGATCTTACCATCATCTATATATGCAATACATGCGCGGCTTATATAATGGGCATTATTATATCATATGCCAAACCAGGGTTGGTAGAGCAAGCCCAAACTATGGTAACTAATAAATTAAATGAGGGATTTGCAATAATCCCTCTCGCAATGTTATGTAATGCAATGATTTTTGTCGCAGTGAGTTGTTGGACAGTGTCTGCGTCTCCAGCCGTGCGAGTTTTTGGATTAGTATTCGCTACCATGGTATTTGTTTATTGTGGATTTGAGCATTGTATTGCAAATGCATTTTATTTTGGACTAGGACGTAATGCTTGTTCCCTATTATCTGCAATACTTTTCTTGTTGGCAAATGCAATGTGGAACGGTGTGGGTGGCATTATAGCAAGACGGATATTAGAAGAAAGTGCAACATATGATTATAAATCCGAATAAGTATGAACTGAGTAAAAAAGTTAATGCAGATACTTTATTAAAACATGGTTTTGTAAAACGTGGTGGAACATATCATGCTAAAATTAAACTTTATAGTCTTATCTATTTAGAAATTGAAATAGACTTAGTTGAAAGATGGATGACATATTTTGTGAAATCCACAAACTATGATAGCTATTATACACCGTTTTATTTGCCTGATACCAGAATTCAATATGAAGGTTACAACAAAGTGGCGAAAAGATTTAATGATTATATGGATCATTTATGCAGAGTCCATATAATGTGGAGACCAGATTTTTTAAGGCCGAATAAAAAAATCCTTCAGAGTAAGAGGAGAAAAAGATGTTTATCAAAATAATTCTGATAATTATATTTGTATTTCTATTTGCTCTGTGCTTCTGTATAGGCATTTCAAAACAGAAGTCAATTTATGACAGAATGTTAGAAGATCGAGAGCAAGTAGAATATCTATTGAAGTTTAAAAAGGAGAAAGAAGATGACGGTAAAAGAGTTGATTAGTGAGCTGCAATTATGGCCACAAGATTATGAAGTACTGATGTACGAAGACGCTGAAGATGATGATAAATATATTGGCACTGCAATTGTTAGTGTAGAACCAATAGAATTTTTGGATGAGCCGCTAGATGGAATCATTCTTACACCATGGAGCTAAGATGAGAAGAAGAGGAATAGTAAATAATAGTGCTAAGTGTGAAGGGTGTGCTGCCTGTACAATTGATAAAGTTAATGGACTTGAAACTGTCCATTGTGCTGATCGAGATAGAAGTTGGATTTTTGGGCAGTATATTGAACCTTGTGAAGAGTTTAGAAAAGAGAGGACAAAGTAATGCAGATTGTCAAAGTAATGTATCATGATGAGGAACTGGAGAAGATCCAGAAGATTAGCAAAGGTGACTGGCTGGATCTAAGAGCTGCGGAAGATGTAACAATGAAAGCTGGTGAGCATAAGCTGATTGATCTTGGGGTTAGTATGGAATTGCCTGAAGGATATGAAGCTATCCTGGCTGCAAGGAGTAGCCTATTTAAGAACACTGGGTTGCTGGTCACGAATTCAATCGGCGTAATTGATCACAGCTTCTGCTCATCACAAGATAGATGGATGCTATCTGTGTATGCCACTCGTGATACCGCAGTTCATAAGAATGATCGTATTGCTCAGTTCCGTATTCAGCGAGTACAGCCAGAAGTTTTTATGAAAACTGTTGATAATCTGGATGGGAATGAAGTCAGAGGCGGATTTGGAAGCACTGGAGTGCAGTAATTAAGTTAACAAAAGAGACGATAATAAAACCGTCTCTTAAGGGATAGAAAGGATGATCAACCACTTAATGCAATGCGATATAATATGCAGTCATGACCACAAATATTATTTGCGTGGGAATCTCCACGCGAGGATGCTAATCATTAGTTGAGAAATCCCAATAATGATAGCGATTGCTTGCATAAGCATAGTTGGTCACTCCTTCCTGGGGTACTCACCTCACCTCTTCATCAGGTGAGGTGAGATTCCTACTCCAGGATTATTATAATAGGCAGGAACCAAATATGTCAATACCTACAAATGAACAAGAAACAGTAATTAATTATAGTAGATTAGATGAAGCTGCAGTTGTATATACATCAGATGCTACTGTAATGACGAAACTGGATAAGAAAGTTAAGAACTATCCAAACACTTGGTCTGTGATAGAAGAAATTAAAGATATGAATCATCAATTGGTTGCTAAAAAATATAAAGTCAATAAAAAGATGATCAGTTTTAGAAATGAAAAAACAACTCGCCCCTCCAATCCTAATGCTGGTGAAGCTTTAAAAAGATGGCGAGAAGAAAAGAAAAAACAAGGAGAGGGCCTGTAATATACAGGCCCTGTTTAATTATATGGATCAAATGAATTATGATATAAACTCTCCAGAGTTGTTGCAATACATTCCAGACTCTGTTAAAATGCAATTAGCAGATGTATGGCGAAATTGCGAAATGGCAAAAAAAGAAGAAGTGCTAAAAAGGAATAACGTCACAATTTCACCTACAAAAGATGGACAATACACTACGCATTTTTATGTTATGGGGAGTGATGGTAAAAAGAGCAGAAAACAAATCAAGCGGAAGTCCCGTGAGGCACTGGTAGACTATGTATTTGAGTTTTATAAAGAAGTAGAAGATAATCCAACAATCAATGATATATTTTATCAGACTCAAACAGATCGTGAAAAATACGATCATAAAGAGCCTAGTACAATATCCAGGGATGCTCGTGCATATAGAAGATATTTCACGTCATTTGGAGAAAAACATATTAAAGATGTTACTGCAATTGATATTGAACATTTTCTACGTGATACGAGACGCCAGCTGGATTTAAACACAAGAGGCATGGATTATCTGCTACAAATCACCCGCCGTATATTAGAAGAAGCATCAGTGAACCACTATATTTCATATGATTACGAAGTTCCGTTGAGAAATGCTAAAACATCTGCCAGACGGTCCGTTAAGCGGATTCGTAAAACAGATGAAGAAGAAGTATACTCCAGAGAAGAGATGGCAAGATTAGAAGAATATTTGAGAACCGATCCGTCCATACACGCTTTAGGAATCCGACTGATGATGCAGACCGGCATGAGGGTAGGAGAGGTAGCTGCGCTCAAGTGGGAAGATTATGATGAAATCAATCGATCTATCCATATTCAACGCACTGAAACTTTCTTCACCGACGAGCATGGTAAATACCATGTGGCAGTTTCAGACCATCCTAAAACAGATGCTGGTAATCGTTATATACCAGTCACGGATGCAGTTCGAGAAATATTACAAGCTGTCAGAGTAAAAAATAAAACTCAAAGTGAATATATGTTCTGCTATAAAGCTCAACGAATCAAATCAGAGAAGATTAGAAAAAAGCTGATGAGAGTTTGTCAATATGCGGGAATACCGTACAGATCTCCTCACAAGTTTCGCAAGACATTTGCGACTATGCTTTATGTTAAAGGCACCCCGCCACAGATTATCAAAGAGATCATGGGGCATACTCGTTTTGATATTACAGAAAATGTGTATATCAAACCGTATGGGGAACTAGGGGAAAAGGCTGATGCGATGAGTCAGGCTTTGGTCTGGTAGGTACCAAAAGTGGTACTTTTCTGGTACTTTTGGTACTTGAGGATCAAAAAAACCACGTAAATACGTGGTTTTTCAAGTATGCCCGGGGGGATTCGAACCCTAGCAAAACTCCCACTTTTGCTTGATTCTACCTAATCAAAACACACTTTGATAGCTGGTACTTATGGTACTGATTTGGTATCAATTTGGTACTTTTTGGAAGGAGGAAGCTGTACATCTGCTATTTTTAAATATAGAAATGGACATATTGTTCATCAGACAATGTGTATATTTTTATGTTTAAAAACAATTGCATTTTCTTTCAGATCGCTTTATAATAAATCTATCAATTATAAGGAGGTGCCATTATGGCAGATGCGAAAGAAAGAAAACCTCGTCGTCCTAAAGAGGAAATACTGAAAGTAAAGATTGCTACCGCCACCGAAAAACTTGAAAAGGCTAAAGCTAATGTCGAAAGATTTGAGGCACTGAAGGCTAAGTTGGAGAATGATTTAGCCAATCTGGAGCATGCTGCAGAGAATAAAGTAAGAGCTGCTGAAGATCGCAAAAAGATCAATGCTCTTATTAAAGAAAAAGGTTTAACCTTTGACCAGCTTGAAGCATTACTCGACAATAAATAAGATCAAAAAAAGGGGTTACATTCACTTTAACAGTAAATGTAACCCCTTGATAATTAGAATTTAATATACTTTAAACTTACCCAGCCACCTGAAATAACATCTTTACCCCAAGTACCATCTGCATTCATACTGTTGATAGTTACTTTAGTGCCTTTATCCAAAACACTAATGACATCTGAAGATGTACCAGCAGCTCTTCTTACGTTGAGCTTGTCGGCAGTTACTTTACCAGCCAGATTCTTACCTAAATTCTGTACATACTTTAAGCTTACCCAGCCTTTGTTATTTGCATAACCCCATTTGCCGTTTTCTTCTTTAGTGATCCAAACGTATTCTCCTTCTTTAAAAGTACCAACTACTTTTGCATCGGTAGAAGCGCTCTTACGAATGTTCAAAGAAGAGGCAGTAATCTTACCAATATAACCAACAAAGGCCGTATTGGGGATAGTGGTAGCGGGCACTTTAGCACCGTTACCGACTACAATAACTGTGTGGCCTTTAGTCTTGGTTACCAGAATATCTCCATCTAACAGATAATCTGAAGACTTACAATATTTATCAGAGGTAAGGATCTCCACTTCACCAGTAGCCTTAAATACACTAACCTCGTTACCAGTATAAAAATCACCGACCATTATCCCAGCATAAGCACAACATACTCGTACCAGGCCAGAGCAATCCGTCTCAACTTTCTTTGTTGTCTTACTAGGATCAAATCCATAAGGTTTGACATTATTATATAGTGTCAATCGTTGATACTGATCATACCCGATAGACTTATTTGCATAAGCTTTTTTAGCACCCTCAGATACTTTGGCTCTCTTTTTTGGATCCTTAATACGAATAACTACCCAGCCTTTTTTGTGCACATAATAGTTTTGCCGATCAATCTCATGGCCAGTTTGATTCCCGGCAGAACCACCATGCAAATTACCATCTTCGTCATGTCTTGCAGATATTAATTTAACACCCATGTCTTATTCACCCGCCTTTTTATTAAAACCATGTTCTTCCTCACAACTGCGGAATCCTTTTACTAAATTTTCTTCCAACTCCAATGCTATATCTAGATCTAAAATAGTGTCTGCAATAATTATATGTTGGATATCATTTCTTTCATTAGTAATTTTAAAAAATTCTTGGCGGTTAACATAATTACCAACGAAAGGATCATAACTATACCTTTTATTCCCGAATTCTTCCCATTCTGTCCATAAACTTACAGAGACATAAAAACGATTATGCCGTTTATTGTTTATATCTGGTACAATATCTACAGCGATTTCATACCATTGAATATTATCCTTGTATTCCATATTATCTCCTTATTCTACAGTTTCTCCCTCGTGAGATTCCAAAACATTAAAAGCTCCATAAGTTTCCTGTACAATCATATCTAATTCGTGGCATACGCTTTCAATTAAAGTTTCGATTTCAGGCGTTACAGCAATGCCTTTTTCAGTCAAGTATCTGACAACATAAGCTTTCTTATCTTTCTTATCTATCTGATGAGAACTTGCTAGTTTTTCTGCTGCCTGAACTCCGACAGCAACTATATTATATAGACGCTTTTCTACCAGGAACGGTACCAGGGTTTCTTTCAACCAAGGAATAATTACAGTAGCAACAATAATTGAAATCACACTAGCCACGATTTCAAAACAATTAGTAACGACTACGTTGATGATTGCTTCTTTCATAACTTTATCCTCCTAAAACTTATAGCTGATCGCTTTTAATGGGAAGTTTCAATATCTCTGGATATACCTTTTCATCTACAATCCCATTTCCACCAGCCTCTTTATATTGTTTAACCAAATCAATAAACCTATCTAATTCGGTCTGATTAATATATCCTTGTTTCATCACATCATGATAGATCCGAAAGATTGTTCCACGATAAGTATCGACTATTGTTCTCGATTGTGTATCTTGCACTTTCTGTATCATGGATATTACTTCACTCATTCTTTCACATAATTCGTTTAATTTCTTGTATTGCCATGAATCATGTTGCTCTAAAGTTTTTATTCTTTTTTCTGTTTCTTCTTCTTTATTCTCTTGAGTATCTTTGATTCCGTGATATTCATCCAATCTGTCTTTAATCCATTTACATGCATCATATATTGCTTTGAAAAACAGATATGTCAGCACTATTGACAACATGATAACTACTATTGGTGATTCAGTATTCACTATCTGTGATATAATTTTGTCCATTGGATCGTCCCCCCTATATATTACTTTTTGAATGATTTAGCCGCTTTTAAAGTTGCTTTATCAAATTTGCCAGTTACGTTAACGCCAAGAATTTTTTGTACCGTTATCACCTTTTTCTCCGTTTTCTGACCAAATTGACCATCAACTAATAAATCAGCAGTCGTATTATCAATCCAATTTAGTAATTGTTGGAGTCTTTTTAGTTGGGTGGGATAATCTTTTAATGTATTGATTCCATCCTCTTTTGCATAATAACCTCTTGATGGCAATACAGGGTAAGTGCCATTATAGGTTTTCTTTGAAGTGTTTGTTTTTACTTCATTGACTTTATCTTTTATGGTAGTTATTATTGTGGATAATCCTTTGTTAGACATTGGTGTGGTAAACCATTCTAATGATTTGTCACCACTAATACGATTCAAATCCACCATAGTTTTAATGCCGGGAATTGAACCGTTTTCTGTAAATTGATGCAAATCTACTCCCGCATGGGGCGGATAACTTGCATTATAATAATGCGTATTTTTGCCATATCTTGCTTCCCACCAGGCACAGTTAATGCCTCTGCTATCGATTACTGTTTTATATCTGCTAAGCTGAGAATACTGTGTATATAGCATTGTTTTATGGCCCTGTTTGTTTAGCCATAACAGGGCCTCTTTAACATCTTTTGCATCATTGTATCGTTCTACATCAAGAATATATCCGACAAAATATTTTCCAATTTTGGTTTTGCATTGGTCAACCATAAATTTAGTTTGTTGCAGTTCATTCCCTTTCTTTAAAAAAGTATAAAGCCAATAAGGAATCTTATTGGCTTCACACTTTTTGATAAAATCATATAAAGTTGGATCTACAAACGATGTACCTTCAGTAGCTTTTGTAATGAGGAATGAACAATTATGTTTGATTAAAGGCCATGATGTAATCGGGTCATGATGACTAATATCAGGTATGTAAGCCATAAGATTCCTCCTTTATTTATGCTATTGTTTATATGTTACTCATAAGAAGCGATAATTGTTCTTTTAATTTTTTGTTTTCACGTTCTAGTTGTGTAATGCGATCTCGATATTCTTCATGCTCTTACTCCTTTGAGTCTGTTCACTTCCTGAGACAGTTCCTGAATGGCTTTCACCAGATAGCCCATCATGTAGAAGGTGTCGATGCTCTTGATGTTCATTGCG